GGGGCAGTCCTGGAAGAACCTTGCGAAGACACTTTTGCCTTCTCGGGTGTAACTAACTGGTTAGTTAGTGGTAAAATAAAGCCTTCCGATTCAGCCACTTCGCAAGAGAGCGCCGAAGAGCGATGACAACTACTCACACCCTCAACGATAAGGACATGCAGGTGATGCAGCTTATTGCCGAGGCCGCCGCGTCGAGAGCTGTTGAGAAACAGGCCGGCACCCTCAGACACGAAATGCGTTCAGTGGCTGAAAGCACCGCAGAGGTGATGGCCACCCGTCTGTCTTCCCAGGTACAGACGCAAATGCGCGAAATGGAGCTCCGTCTGCGCGACGAGCTCGGCGACCGCATGGAGAACGCCATCAAAGAGAACCTGGGCATGAACCGCGACGATCATGTTCAGCAGCACCGCCAGATCGCAGAAGTGATCGATGGATACCGGACGGTCAATCGAACCATCTGGACCAACATCATCAAGGCGGTTGCAGTCATCGGCCTGGCAGGTTGGCTGGGTAACAACGCAAAAGACCTCCCGCTTATCGTCAGCAAGCCGGCAGATCGTGGCGCTCAGTATCAGCAACTGGAGACGCCGAAATGAAACTGACTGACAACTTCTCGATTCGCGAGTTCGAAGCCTCTGACACAGCTGCGCGTCTGGGTGTGGACAACTCGATCCCGAAAGACCTGATCCCCAACGTCACAGCTCTGGCCTCCTGGCTCCAGGTACTGCGGAACCGTCTCTGCAAGCACCTGGGTAAAGAAGTCCAGATCGTCGTCTCGTCCGGGTATCGCTGCCCGGCGCTGAACAAGGCGATTGGCGGCTCGAAAACTTCCTCCCACATGAGCGCACTGGCAGCTGACATTCGCGTGCCGGGGCTGAGCGTGGATGCGCTGTTCAAGCTGATCGACGAACTCATGTGGGACATGCCTGCTGATCAGGTGATCCACGAATTTGGCCGTTGGGTCCATGTGGGCCTGGCCAAAGCAAGACCCAGAAACCAGTTCCTCTATGCGGAGAAGGTTTCCGGGAAAACCCTGTATCGAGTAGCGGAGATTTAACCTATGGAAGAGCTCAAAGCTCTGAACTTCCTGGCGCTTGCACTGGCGCTGGGTATCGCCCTCTTGGGCATGTTTGCCCACTACGTCAAGAAGTGGCTGCGCGGCGAGATTCACGAATCGCTGTTCACCTACCTGTTCGGCGCCGAGTCCTGGAAGTCCACTGTGCAAGCGGTCCTGGCCGTGATCAGCACCGTGTTCGCCATGTTCACGGCAGGACAGCTCGACCTGAGTTCGTTCGCGGGCCTGATCACTGTGTTCACCATCGGCTACGCCGGCGACAGTGCCTTGAACAAGGACACAGCGTTGGCTGTGGCCAGCAAGCTCAAGCTCAAGCTCAAGAGCACTTAACACCCCTACCACAAGGCGCTCGAAAGGGCGCCTTTCTCATATCATTAGCCGAGCTTCTTCGATGCCAATGAGCCTGACTGACCAGCAATTCGCCTCGCTGTGGAACAACAGCGAAAAATTCCCCACTCTGAAAGACATTGCCGAGCACACCGGCATGGCCTATCAGACGATCAAGAACCGCGCACGCCGGCATCGCACTCGACTCGAAAGCGGGGAGAAGCTGCCCAGGCTGCTTGATCGAACCGTCGCTCCGTCCGAACGCTCGACTCTGCCGGAAATGCAGCATGAGTACAAAGAGCTGACCCAGGCCGAGCTGATCGAAACCCTCAAAGAAATGTGGCGAGCCAACCCGGATACGCCGATCACCCGAGATCGCTTCCGCGCTCACACCAACATCAGCGACTCGTCCTGGAACAAATACTTCGGCACCTTCCTGGAGTTCAAGCGCCAGGCAGGCCTGGAAATGAACCGCAACCAACATGCTGTTGAGCGCCAGATCGCCAAGCATGTTTCGGTCGACCACTACCGCGAGTTCAACCAGCGAAGCGAGCTGGACCGCCGCTACTTGCGCAACACGGACAAGAAGATCAAGGTCATCGTAGGCTGCTCCGACCTGCATGACGTGGAGATCGATCGTTTCTATCTGCGCACACTGATCGAAGGCTGCCGTCTGGTTCAGCCCGATATCATCAACCTGGGTGGGGATATCTTCGACCTCCCGGAGTTCGGCAAGTACAGCGTCGATCCTCGTGAGTGGGACGTTGTAGGCCGCATCAAGTTCGTCCACGAACACATCCTCAAGCCGCTGCGCGAAGCCTGCCCGAATGCTCAGATCGACTTCGTGGAAGGAAACCATGAGTTCCGCCTGCTCCGTCATCTGGCTGACGCTACGCCGGCACTCAAAGCCCTGCTGAGCGATCTCCTGGGTCTGACCGTTCCGAAGCTCCTGGGTCTCGACCAGTTCGAAGTGAACTACATCGCCCGCGCCGACCTGGCCGCTTGGGACAAGTCTAGCCAAGAGAAGGAAGTCCAGAAGTCCTATGTGATCTACGACGATGCCGTCCTAGTTCATCACCACCCGCACGCGAAGAACTGGGGTCTGCCTGGCTGGAACGGCCACCACCATTCCTGGAAGGTCGATCACTGCAAGCACGCTCTGCGCGGCGCCTATCCCTGGATGCAACTCGGCTGTGGCCACCACCTGAAAGCGCCGTACACCGAAGGCGAGTTCTGGTCGATGGGTTTCAACATCTGTCACGTCAACACCGTCACCAAGTCCGTGAACATGGAGTACGTCCCGGTGACTGACATGGCTGTAGTAGGTGGCGTGTATTTCCACCGTGCGCCCGGTGAGTAAGAGAGGCTGTATGAGCAGAGGCAAAGGTCAGCACAAGCGTGAAGCGCGTCAACAGCGCCGCAACGCCAATCGCCATCCCGAACTGGTAGCGGTTCGGGACGACTTCGAAGCCAAGATCGAGCACGAAATGAGCCGGATCATCTTTGGTCCGCTGCAAGCTCAAAACGAGGCTCAGGGTCAGATGATCTCCACGATCAAGAGCAAGCGCGTGACCTTCGTCACCGGACCTGCTGGCACCGGCAAGACCTTCGTAGCGACCAGCTTGGCCGCCGAAATGCTGGAAGCCGGCGAGATCGAGCGTCTGGTGATCGCCCGACCGATGGTGGGCTGTGAAGAAGAGATCGGCTTCCTGCCGGGCACTGAGCAGGAGAAGTACGCACCCTGGCTCGACCCGTTCATGGATGTTCTGGAAGGTAAGCTGGGCAAGAAGAAGGTCGAGACCTACTTCAAGTACGGCAAGATCGTCGCCAAGCCGCTGATGATGATGCGAGGCTCCACCTTCCGTAACGCCTTCGTGATCCTGGACGAAGCGCAGAACACCACCGAAGGCCAGATGAAGATGTTCCTGACCCGTCTCGGCGCAGGCTCTCGCGTTGTGGTTGATGGCGACGTTGAGCAGACCGACCTGCCGGCCGGCAAGAAATCTGGCTTGGTGGATGCCCTGGCTCGATTCAGAGGCAAGTCGAGCTTCGGCGTGGTCGAGTTCACTGAGGACGATATCCAGCGCGATCCATTGGTCCGCGAGATCGTCAAAGGCTACCGGAAGGCAGCGTAAGGGTAGGGGTGGTGTTGGGAAGAGTAAGCCCAGCGCCACCCGGCTCTCTAACAAGTTAGTTAGATAAAAGTTTTTACCTTAGATATAAGATATACGCAGCGTGGCATTGGGACGGAGCTTTCCAACCATCCCGGACCCAGAGATTCCTGTTGCTGCCAAGCAAACTGATCGCTAACATTAACTCACTAATCAGTTAGTAGAACGGCATGATCAACCACACCTCTTTCCCTGGCGCAGAATGGACCCGGCACGAGTGCGAAGCTCTGGCTATTCGGTTCGCCCCGCTGAATCTGCTGCCGGAAGAAGGGGAGCTTTTCCGCACGAAGCACTGGGACTATCGCTTCCTTCACCCAGCTCAAGCCACTCAGCTTTTCGCTCACTGCTATGCGCAAGCTAAGAAGCACGCTGTCGAGCGGCGCACGGATATCTGGGTAGGGCGGAACATGAAGGGCTTGAAAGACCCGGTGATCTACACCCTGGACGCCAGAACGATCACAGGCTTCTGGAAAGGCCGTCAGATGGCTGATCGCATGGGTATGCCCTACGACTTCTACTGCGAGGCGGCCATGCTGTTCGCGGACGTAGCTCGATGGGAAAACCTGCCGACGCCGATTCAGCTCTACAGCGACAACATTCCCGAGCACCTGAAAACCACAGACTTCGCAGTCTCGATGCTGACGTTCATCGGCTCCAAGTGGCTCGACAGGATTCAGACCTCGATCCCATACGCGACTCACGAAGCCTACCTGGTGGAGAACTTCCAGGGCGGCCCGGAGCAGATTGCTTACCTGAACTACCTGGGCGACAAGATCAGGGAGTCGAATTACCCGGCAGCAGTCCTGGCCAGCGTGCTTGAGAAGGGGCAAATAAGCCATGAGATCGTCAGACAGATTTTCCCGAGAACAGGTGAATCGCTGATTAACCAAGCGGAAGTTCTAAACGGTTGATTCACTATCCGCTTAGTTAGTTGTAATATCATCTGCATCAAAGCAGTAAAACAGGACACCCCTATGCAAACCCCCAAATCCAATGTTCTTAGCCTTCGCCCTCGCGTATCCGAAGCCTACGAAGCCGCCCGCTCGACCAGCAAACCGCTGGACCCGCGCAACGGTCATGAGGCCATTCTGCGCACGCTGATCAAGAAGAAGGCTGAGATAGCAATCACCTTCCGCGACGGCACCCAGGTCTACGGCCGGATCAGTCAGTTCGACAACTTCACCATCACGATCTACCCGGACGACAACGACGGGATGCCCGAGACCTTCTTCAAGCACGACATGCGCAGCTTCACCCAGGCAACCAGTTCTGTGCGCGAGGACTGATCGTGTCGGCGGAAGAAGAGATCAAGGATTCCCTGGTCGATCAGATGGCTCGACAGATGGGCATGGCCGAAGAGCCTGCCGCTGTCGAGCAGGATGAAGACGATCAGATCGAGAGCATCCTGAGCCTGGCCAGCCGAATGGCGCCGATGCCGGAAAGAGAAGAGGGCGGGGCGGTCTTCACCTTCGAAGCCGAGTTCCAAACCCAGATCGCCTCGCTGCTGATCAAGGACGAGAAGTTCTATCGGCGCGTCGATGGCCTGGTCAAGCCGGAGTATTTCGAGAACAAGTCCGAAGCGGCTCTGGTTCATGTAACCCAGCAGTTCCACTCTCGCTATCGCCGGCTGCCGGTGACAACTGGCGAGTGGAAAGAGCTGTTCAAGGACGCACGCGAGCAGCGCGTAATCCGCGAAGACGATCTGCCTGACATGGTGGCCACCTTCAAGAAGTTGAAGGGCGCTGCATACGAAGGCGGCGACTACGCAGCTGACAAGATCGGCCAGTTCGCGAAGAACCAGGCTGTGCAGCTGGCCTACCTCGAAACCTTGCCCATGATCGAGAAGGGCGAGTTCGAGAAGGCAGAGCGTCGCATGGCTCAGGCCTTCCAGGTTGGCGCGAAAGCGGTCGTCGAGGACAGCGACTACTGGAACGATATCGAGAAGCGGACACAGTACCGTCGCGACGTAGAGGCCGGCTTGATCACCAAGCAGGGCATCACGACCGGCATTCCGAAGCTCGACAAGATGCTCTACCACAACGGCTGGGGCCGGAAAGAGCTGAGCGTCATCATGGGCGGCGCCAAGAAGGGTAAGTCTACGGGCTTGCTGCACTTCGCCCTGGCTGCATCGGTCGCCGGTTACAACGTGCTGTATGTGACCCTCGAAGTATCGCGCCAGATCATCCAGGATCGTATGGATGCCAACATTTCTGGCATCGATATGAACGAGCTGAACGCGAAGCTCAACGAGGTCAACACCGGCATCGCTGAGCGGGCAAAGCTGCGCAAGCCTGGCGTTCTGAAAGTCACCGAGTTCGCATCCGGCACCCTGACACCGACCGAGCTGCGTCGAGTCATCGAGTTCTACCGGGCTCAAGGCATCGTCTTCGGCATGATCGTCGTGGACTACGCCGACATTATGGCTCCTGAGATCAAGACGGGTAACGAGATCAACGACAGCAAGCAAATCTGGCTCGGTTTGCGAGCAATCGCTTTCGAGGAAAACGCAGCTGTTCTGACCGCGACCCAGACCAACCGAGAAGGCTTCAAGGCTGACGTGGCGAAAGCGGAACACGCCTCCGAAGACTTCAACAAGATTCGTATCGCTGACCTGGTGCTGACCATCAACCGCTCGGAAGACGAACGGAAGAAGGGCGAAGCTCGACTGTTCTTCGCCGCATCCCGTAACCAGCAAGGCGAGTTCACCCTGCGAATCGGTCAAGACCTGTCGAAGATGCGCTTCATGACCGGCATCCTGGACGTAACCTGAGAAACGAGAAGATGACCTACACACTGAAACCAGAAGACCTGGATACCGTCACCGATGTTGAGGCGGCGTTCGGCACCATGAAGTTGCTGCCCGAGCGCTCTGATATCCCGAACTACGACCACCGGGATTTCTACGAGCAGTTCGTGGCAGCGATGTTCTACGGCAGTCCTCACCCTGCAGGCACACTGGTAATGCGCGAGGGCTTCGAGGGTCGCAGCGCTCAGATGGGCAAGGTTGTTACTGCTCACCTGAAATCGTTCGAGCCCGAACATGAGCGCAAGATGGAAGGTGTGGCCTACATGCTCTCGCTGGCAACCAAGTTGGTCTTCGAGTAATCCCGCTTTTCGCGTGCGACAATAAGTCAGTAGATAGTTAGTAGAGGACGAGACAATGCCCGAGACGTTCGCGCCCATCACTCCGCTGCTAGTGAACTACGGCTGTGACAAGTGCGGGACCAACATGGTCCCCGCTGGTCAGGCCTACTTAACCAACCCGCCTCGATACCCGCACATCTGCCCGAAGTGCGGCGCTCGGGACACATTCAACGAAACCTACCCGGTGATCCGCTGGTATTCGCCAGCTGATGCCTACCAGGTAATCAAAGACGGAGAGGACGTTCGTGAAAGACCTGCAGAAGCCGTGTAAGGAGTGCGCCTTCTCGCGCAGCTCGACACCAGGAGCTCTTGGTGGATCGCCAGCAGAGGTCTACATCGGCCAATGCTTCGGGCCGTTCTTCATTCCTTGCCACATGACCTACGAAGAGAACAACGAAGAGCTGCGGCAGAATCTGCACTGCACAGGTGGCTGCGCGGGCTCTGCAATCTTCCGGGCCAACTGCGGCTGGGACAAAGCGATGCCCAAAGGCGTGAACAAGCTGCCGGCTGATCACGAAGAAGTCTTCTCCAGCCCGGTCGAGTTCCTGGCGCACCACAAGCAGATCACGCTCTTCGAGGCGATGAATCAGCTGATGCACCAGAATCCAGCTGAATTGCTCAGGATCGAAATGAGCAAGGCCGAAATGCGGTTCCTGAACGCGGATCGCACACCCAAACGCGACTGATAACCAGTTCGCATAATCAACATTATGTTAAATCGGAATAAAAAAGGGGTTTGATATGCCATCTGCACAGATCGGTGATCGCGTAATGGCGCTGCGTAGCGCAGACAACAACGCCAAGAAAGTCTTCGTCTACGGCTCCGGGGTCTACGAAGGCGAACAGCTTTTCGAGCACAATGAAGGCCTCAAAGCCGCTGGCTTCAAGAACCCCTGCATTCGACTCGACGACGGCAACACTGTCTACGGCATGGAGTGCTGGTGGGGTCCAGAGGAAGCGGTGAAGAATCGCTTCGAAGGCTTCGAGTTCATCCATGTATCCATCGTCGAAGACAGAAAGGGTTGAACCATGAAGAAGCTCTCCACCGGCCACAACTCCACCCTGGGCAACTACCTGAAACTGACCGAAGTCGTATTCGGAAAGGAATCGAAGGCTGCCGCCTATCTAAACGAGAAGATCGCTGAGTCGCCAAACGGCGAAGACGAGGAAGTCATCGCTGACGAAGGCCAGATGATCTACCTGCTGTCGCAGATCGATCAGGGTCTGACCAATGACTGAGCGCACGCCAGAAGAGCTGACTGAAATCGCGAAGAAGATTCACTCCGGTGCGATCTTCTCTAGCATGTCGGTTCATCCGAACGACACTCACCTACTCGGCTCGATTTTCATGCCGCTGCTGTTCGCCGGCGAAGAGCTGCGCGAAGCCTGGAAGAAAGACACCCCTCACCTGGTCTTCTGCGATATGAGCAAGGCGATGCCTCGCGGTATCAACGGATACCCGATGTTCGCGGAGTGCGCCTTCCTCAGTAAGACCGAGTTCGAGTTCGTCCAGGACAAGCTCAAGAAGATCGAAGAAGCGATGGCGGCTATCTGATGGCAAAGCTGAGCAGTGAAGAGCTGGACGAGCTCCTGGATCGAGTCGAGATCGAGGACTTTCTGGTCTTCGAGGCTGTCGATTACAAGGTCACTCGCGGGCGCAGCGGAACACAGCTGAACCTTCGTGAGTGCCCTCGCTGCGGCGGTCGAGACTGGAAGGTCTACCTGAACGCAGAGACAGGCCTGGGCAACTGCTTTCATGGCGCTTGTGTGGGCGAACCTGGCTTCAACAAGTTCTCCTACGCATTCAACCTACTTGGTCGCGACTACAAGGCAACCATCAACGAGCTCAAGAGCTACGCCGCATCGACTGGCTGGCGTCCGAAGGTCAAGTCGAAGCCGGTAGACGAGGTGACAACTGACGTTGCCCTCCCCCCGAGCTACGAGCTGCCGATCAAGGGTAAGAACCTCAAGTATCTGTCTGATCGCGGGTTCACTGCAGAGACGGCCGAGTTCTTTGGTTGGCGATTCTGCAAGGAAGGCGCCTACCGCTACACCCTGGCCGGCGAGCAGAAAGCTCAGGACTACTCCAATCGAGTCGTGATCCCGGTCTACGACATTGAAGGCAAGCTGGTGACGTTCCAGGGCCGAAGCATCGAGCCGAACCCGTTGCGGAAGTACATCTTCCCTCCAGGTCTTCCAGGTGCAGGCCGGTACATCTACAACGCCAACAATGCTGTGGGTTTCGACAAGGTGGTGATGGGTGAAGGTGCGCTCGACGTTGCAGCGATCAAGCAGGCGTTCGACGAAGACCCTACCTTCCGCGATATCGCCCCGATTGGCTCTTTCGGTAAGTCGCTGTCGATGGCCGAATCTGGTGGCGACAACGATCAGCTGTCCGACTTGAAGAAGCTCAAGGCGGCGGGCTTGAAAGAGATCACGATGATGTGGGACGGTGAGCCCTCTACCCTTTGCGCCGCTGTCGAGGCTGCCCTGGAGCTGCGTCGATACGGCTTCAAGACGAAGGTCGCCGAGCTGCCTCTGAACTGTGACCCTAACGAAGTGCCGCCCCAGGTAGTTCGTGAGGCATTCATCAAAGCTCAGGAGGTAACGACTATCAACGCCATCCGTCTGCTGTCAAAATACAGACTGTTGAATCACTAATCGGTGAGTTACTGAACCATGAAATTTACCCCTCTCTTCCCGAGTCGAGACCTTCCAGATTACGACCGTGAGGTCGCGCCTGGTTTCCTGAGCGTCGGCGACAATGTTAAGAACTACCTGCACAAGACGGTGGTTTCCGAGATCAACGTGGTCTCGCTCGAAATATCGGCCATCATCTGTACTCATTCTGAGGGCAAGTCCTGGCAGTCGATCTTCCTGCCGACCAACTCCAGCTCGATGAACGGCGTCAGCATTACCTGGTGGAACCGCAAACCCGGTCTACCCGGCCAGGTCAACGTGAAAGCCGAGTCCTCACAGCAGTGGTATGCGACCGTTGGCTCGAAGGTGATTGCCAAAGGCTACGAAGTCCTCGCCTACTGCGGTCGCGAAACCGGATGGAATCGAAACCAGTCCTGGTGCTCTGAGCTTCACAAGAAAGACGTGGCGATTCATCAGCTTGGCATCAGCACCGGCGAGCTTCGCGATATGGTCGCTAAAAACGGCTTCGAGGAAGTTGGTGAGAAGATCGCGAATAGCATGATGGCGAACCCCGTAGTCTCGGGACTGATCCGTCGAATCAGCCGCGCTGGTCTGCTCGAACAGGCTCTGAAAGAAGCCGATTACCTGGTAGGCGTAGAAAGAACCGAGAACATGACTCTCTCGGTGATGTTGCCGGCCGTTCGAAGTCTTCTGACCGCCACCCTCTCCAGCAAAGGGTTCGACGACGAGGCGTCTGGCGAAGTCTATACCGCCTCCCGAGTCTACGCGCCCAAAGAAGCCAAGCCGGTGAAAGAGGTGAAGATGCCTGAGCAGGTCTACTCGGCCTGGGGTGCGTTTGGCTGACGATCGATCGCCAAACGGATAAGCGCACTTCCCTTTCAAGTGCGCTTATAATTCACTCAGCAGTTAGTTAAACAAAACCTAAACCAGAGAGGTTCGTTATGAGCGAACAAGCCGAGATCATTCACCCGCTCAAGGACAGCATGAGTGGGCGCAACGCCTTCTACCACTTCTGCGACACGCGCGGGGCTCACGCGAGCTATGCGGTCTGTCTGCACACCATCACCGCAATCGAAGAGAACCGGATCAAGAGTGACCAGTTCATCGAATGCCAGCGGGCCTGTACTCACGACACCTGCCCGGCCAAGAAGATGCGCGCAGAGGAAAAGGCTGCGGGCAAGGCGCTGTACTTCAAGGAACGCACGAACATCAACCCGGCCAACACCAGGTCGGAGACTGAGGCTCAGGCCTCTGCCCTCTCCGTCAGCTCTGGCAAGTACGACCTGAACAACCCGAGTTACGCACGGGGATGGGCGCAGGTCGGCTCCACCAAAAAGTCTGATCAAGAGTCTGGTCGCAAAGCCGTCCAGCACAAGCCTGCGTTCAAGAACCCGGCCCAGAAGCCCAAGCCTGCAGACGGGTACGTCACTGAGGGGATGGCTGACCTGGTGAACGTGCTGATGAAGGAAGAAAAGAAACCCTCCCCTGCCCCGCTCGCTCTCAAGCCGGAACCGGGTGAAAGCCCGCTGGCGTTCGCGAAGCGTCGGGCTCAAGCCATGCAAGCAATGAAGGAAGCCCAATGAACTCCGTGACCGTCTTCCAGCTGATCGAGAAGATCGCAGCCACGCCAGGCAAGAACGACAAGATCGCCATTCTCTCGGAGGCTATGCAGCTTCCGATTGGCGACGAGCTGAAAAAGGTTCTCGACTACACCTACAACCCCTTCAAGACCTACGGCGTCAAAAAGCTACCAACGCCAGGCTTTGTTGGAGAACAAGGCTTCACCTCCGAGACCTACTCGCTTCTGGACAACCTGGCTCTACGCAACCTGTCCGGCAATGGCGCCCAAGAGGCAATCCAGTACGAGCTGGAGGCCTTGAACGGTGAGTCTGCAGAGCTGCTACGCCGGATCATTCGCAAAGACCTCAAGGCCGGCTTCGGTGAAAGCACGATCAACAAGGTCTGCAAAGGCCTGATCCCGTCCTTTCCTTATATGCGCTGCTCGCTGCCCAGCCACACCGATCTGAACAAGTGGGATTGGGCGAACGGCATTTTCTCCCAGGAGAAGGCTGATGGCATGTTCGTCAACACGAACATCGACAGCGCCGGCTCCGCTTCTATGTCCAGCCGCCAGGGCACTCCCCTACCTTACGAAGGCTTCGAAGAGCTTCTGACCGAGTGCGAACGCCTGTTCTATCGCGACTCGCAGACTCATGGCGAGCTCCTGGTTATCGACGCTAACGGCAAGGTTCTCGCCCGCGAGATCGGCAACGGCATGTTGAACAGCGTGATTCAGGGCGGCGCCTGGGAGGAAGGCTATAAGCCGATCTTAAAGGTATGGGATCAAATCCCGCTCAAGTGCGTGGTCAAGAAGGGCAAGTACGAAGTGCCCTACGACAAGCGCCTGTCTGCCCTGTACGCGCAGCTCAAGAATGGCGCGAGCAAGACCGTCTCTCTGATTGAGACGCGAGTGGTCAAGTCCTTGAAGGACGCCTACGCCCACTATAAAGAGCTGCTGCTGCAGGGCAAGGAAGGCACGATCATCAAACGCCGGCAGATGATCTGGAAGGACCACACTAGCAAGGACCAGGTGAAGCTCAAGCTGGAAGCCGAGTGCGAGCTGGAAGTGATCGACTTCGTGCCAGGTGACGAGACGGGTATGCACAAGGACACCTTCGGTTCTTTGCGCTGCGCCAGTTCCTGTCGTCAGCTGGTGGTCGATGTTTCCGGCTTCACCCTGGAGAAGCGCATGGAGATTCACCTCAAGCGCGAGACTTACCCAGGTACGATCATCACCGTTCGCTCGAACTCTATCCTCTATTCGTCTTCGGAGAAGAAGCCGCACAGTCTGTTCCTGCCTCGCTTTGTCGAAGAGCGCCTGGACAAGACTGTCGCTGATGACCTGACTCGCATCGAGGAACAGTTCGAGAACGCGATCAACATGGTGGGCGTCGAATGAGAACTGTAGGAGAGGTGCTCCTGTTCGTAGTTCTGTGGGTGATCGAGGCTTGCCTGTTTCACTACCTGTTCGAGTTGAGCTGGCCGCTGAGCATCTTCTTGGCCTTCGTCACCGACGCCCTCACCTACTGGCTGATCAGCAATATCGCCACCGGAGGCGACTTCGACTTCGATTAAGGCCTTCTTGAAGCCACCCAAAAGGGTCGTGCTAGTCTTCGCGGCATCAGCGGAGGTAAGCATGACCCTTTTTATTGAAGTAGGAGAAATCAGATCGATCCTGGCAGAAGCTGGGGTTGATCCGATGGATGTTTTCTCGAAGCCGGTGAAGTCCGTCACTGGTTTCGAAATGATGATCCTGAACAAAACAGTCGAGTCCAAACTTGGGCGTAAGCATGGCCGGTGCGTGATGAAGAAGATCGTCACCGAACTGGCACGCGCCCAGATACTTGGCCTGGTAGACCCCTGCCCTGCTACCGAATACCAACTGCCGGTCCCGAAGCTGACTCTTGGTGAGTTCAGGACGATCCTGATGAAGTTCACCATCGAGGAACGCCGGCTGATCGTATTCGCTCTGGCTACGGGAAAGAACTTGACCGAGTGCTCTTTCCTTCAACACAAAGAAATCAAGAAAGAAGCCAACATCAACAATTGGTCTGGCGAACTTCGGCGCTTCATTGCTGGCATCCCTCGACACATCACTTGCCCGTTCGTCTTCTGGGAACTGGACAACAAGAAGTGTGCGACCGCGATGGTTGGTTTCGACGCTCGATTCAGGGCTGTCACCAAAGCATCCTGGCAAGTCTTCGCTGATCTGTGCTCGAACCTGATCCCGGTCGATACCCACGAAGACGCGAAGGAGTTCGCGACGATGTTCGTCCTGGAATCGGCTAACCATTGAGAACGCACACCGTCTGACCATCGATTGAGTAGCGCGGAGACTGCCAACGACCTTCGCGCACTAGCTTCACCCCCACGTTGATCGCCTTAGCAAACTCCATTTTCTTGAAAGCCCCAAACAGGATCGCGAAGGTGAACTCCTTCGCGAGCTTGTCGATCTGGCCGCCGATTCCGATTTTGTTCTGCAGCTCGCCTTTCACCCTGAGCATGGTTCTATCCACATTCGCGGGGGTGTTGTTGTTATTTACTTGCTCAGAAGAATCTTTGTTTTGGGTGCCAGATTTGAAACCCTGGGGTAGCTCGACTTTGAAAGCCCCCTCCCCTGCCCTCTTCTGACCCTCTTTTTCGAGCTTCAAAGCCCGTTTCCTGATCTCTTCAATTTCGCGCTCATACGACGATCCGGGTTGACCCTGTACGTCGAGACGTTTTTCTTCCGATCTCGCATTGTGCGAGCTCCCAGACCCCTTCCCGCCCCTGCTTCTGTCCTTGGACAAGATCGATTGCAGTCTAGAGGTGCCATTTTCTGCGCCGATTTTCATGCACGCTGTCTGAGATTCGGCGCGATACGCCGGCGCATTCGAGTCACTGTCTGTAATTTCGGCATGAACGCCGCCAGCTGATCGAAATTCCGGCGCTTGAACTTCCTCGCGCTGTTTTGCGCCGCAATCCGAAACATGATCGTTAGAAGTCGGCGCACTAGATTCAATTTCGGCATTCATGATCGAACCGTTATCTTCGCGCCGATCTTCTTGCGAAGAAGCCGAACCAAGTTCATCAGGTTCAACACACGCCGGAATCTGATCTGCCGATTCAGTGTCGGAAGTTTCAGGCTCAATTACTTTCACGCGCCGATCTGGAGAGTTCATTGCGATCTCTTGAGCAATTCCATTCGGTACGCCGATTCTGAAAACACTCGGAAGTTGACCGCCGTCTTTGTTGAATACCTGAGTGACCTGCAAATATCCGTCAGCTTGAAGTTGGCGAGCCCACCGTCTGATCGACGACTCACTCTTACCAAGACGCTTGCTCAGAAAACCCCAAGTCAGTCGGCGCTCGTAATCTTTTTCCAGCGCGCAGAGTTCCCATAGAACTCCCCACAAAAAGCGGCTCTCGATACTGAGTTGGTCATTCATCTGAACATGACGCCAGATTGGAGCAGGGACGATTCGAAACTCTTTCCGATCTTTCAGATAAGTAAGCGCTTGCGGTGAGCAGATAACATTCCGGCTCTTCATGCACTTTTCTCCAGGCATAAAAAAACCCGCCTGGGGGCGGGTTCTGTGTGGTTGGTGTCTTGTGGGTTTCGGTCTAGCGGGTGAGGGGTCTCAGTTCGATGTTGTAGGGGGTACAACATTGGGGGTCCAGGTAGATGTTGTAGGGGGTACAACATCGACCAGGGACCATGTTGTAGGGGGTACAACATTGAGAGAATGATTCTCATTTAGAGAATAACCCCTTGATTTTACTAACAAAGGCTTCGTCGCCACCGAACTGTTTGACCGCTTCCTGGTAGAACATCACTTCGGTCATGCCGCGACCCGTTGTACGCAGGGAAAACAGCTTGCGGCCGCTGTCGTCGGTGACGATCTTGGTCTCGCGAGGCTTGGACTCCTTCGCTTTGTTGACCAGCTTGAGGATGTTGTCGCCAGTCAAAGAGCCAGAGACGATCTTGTTCGCGTTGCTGACCAGGACTTCAACGTCCTCTGGCGACTTCGAAGCGGCCAGGATCGCTTTAGCCGTGTGAATGCCCATCCCGGACATACACTGAGGGCCGAGAGCTTCAACGACGGGCTCAGGAATGCGGTTGTAGGCCATGATGTTGCTCAGGGACGCCCGGTGAATGCCCAGCTTCGCAGCAAGAGCAGACTCGGACGGGTAGACCCCGGCCTCGATGACCTTCTTGTAGTTCATGGCCTTCGCCCAGGTAGAAACCGGGTCGCGCTCGTTCTCGATGACCATCCGAGCGTGTGCTTCCTGGTCATCGATGGAGCGGACGAAGGCTTTGAGCTTGATACCCAGGTCTTTACAGACGGTCCAGCGACGGCGACCGTAGATCAGCTCGTATTTGCCCTTCACCTTGCCTGGACGAACCAGAGCAGGGACTTCCTGGCCGTGAACGCGAATCTTCTCGGTCAGGCTCGTCAGGTCTCCGAACTCATGCTCGGGACGGTCTGCGAAGGCCCAGGGCTCAATGTCATTCGGGTCGAGCAGATAGACCGTATCGTCCGAAGCATCAGCCTCTACCTTCTGAGCAGGCTTCGGCTTGACGGTAGGGGAGGGCGGCGTAATGACAGAAACCGGCGCAGTGGCCGGCAAATCTCTGTGGACTTTCTGGAGTCCTTTTCCGCCCTTCGGGGGCTGCCCCTGTTGAATCTCCTGGGCAAAAATGCCGAAGACTCCGGGGGCTCTCTCTTCTTCGTTCCCGATCATTTAGCTGCCTCCCGAGCCTGACGCGCCCAGATGATCTTGAGGTCGCCGATGATCTCGTTGTTCACGGCGTCCAGGATTTCGATTGCGCGCTGGTAGGTACGACGGCTGTTCTTGTTTGCAGCCTGGTCGTACACAGTGGACATTTCAGAGCTGGCCTTCTGAATCTCGGCGGTCATGCTGACCACGTTGTTCAGGACGTAGCTGCCATACATGCGGCGAATCTTCTGCTCGATCAGCGCAGCGCCCTTGCTCTGGCTACCCGGATGCTTAGTGATCAGCAGACGCAGGTAGTCCAGCTCCTTGCCTGTCGCTTTGAAGTAGCTGGCCAGGGAAGAGCTGAGCATCACGAAAGAGGCGTGGTCGAAGGTCTGTGGGGGAAGCGGAACGATCAGGCCGTTACAAGCGGTCATTGCGTTGACCGAAACCGAAGCCATGTTCGGGCCGCAGTCCAGGATGATCAGGTCGTAGTCCTCGCGAATCACATCCAGGGCGTTGGCCAGGCGATAAGCTGGGTGGCCAAGCTGCGCGCTGTTGTTGACTTCCGCATTGGGCAAAACAACGTCGAGCTCCTGCAGGTGCAGGTTCGAGGGGATCAGGTGAATGTTGTGGAAGTAGGTGTGAACGACGGCCGTCTGGATCATCTGCGGGTCAACGATCATCGAGTCGTTGATAATGTCCCGCTTGCCTACTTCGATATCCGGGATCACGCTGCCCATGTTGAAGGTGGTCGAGGCCTGCGGATCGAGGTCGACAACCAGGACGCGAAGACCTTCCATCGCGGCCTTCTGAGCTAGGTGAATGCAAGTGGTGGTCTTGGCTACGCCGCCCTTAAAGTTGCTGATCGCGAGGACCATAGCCTTGGAGCCGGCTGGGCGCTTGTAGAGGGTGCCGTACTTTTCGCGAAGACGGTTGATATCGCCCAGTGTGAAGTGCCAGCGGCCCTGTTCATCCCGGATTACACTGTCGGCTTCGTTCTGACGGATATAGCTGATAGAGCGCCCAATCATCGGGGCCGCTTCGTTGATGCCCCAGGTGCGAGCTTTCTTGCGGTCTTCTGGGTGGGTGATAAGGGTTCTGGCTGCATCCAGGTCTGCGTTGCCGTCTATGGCAAACTGCTCAAACAACAGACCGGCGTTGTTTGTGCCCATACTCTGCTCAATAGCCAGCAGCTCAGTTTCATTACCGATCTCGGTCATGACTCCCCCAGATTGTTGATTTCGTTTCATACGGCGTAGCTGCCGTTTTCACGATTCTGGTAGAAATCGCAGCTACGCGCAAGTCTGACAGGCGCGCATAAAAAAGCCCGCTCTGTTTAGAAGCGGGCTTTCGGTCCTGGTTTGGTATCAGGAAGTGAACTTAGCAACCTCTTCATCGCCTGCCATCACCTTCACCAAATTGGTTTTTACGAACCGTTTTAGGTCCGCCTTCTTGCTACCCGAGATATCCAGGGAGGCGTTCAGTCGGAGCACTTGAGCCGCATCGCTCGGGCTTGCAGCTGCATCGCGGTGCTCGCGCTTGGCTTCGGTCAGGGCTTCGGTCAGGGCTTCGTTGAAGGTCTGCACGATATCTTCGGCGCCTTCGAACATCGGGGTTTTGTAGATGGTGCCTATCAGTCTGGCCACGACCGGGTTGTATTCACGCATGGCGGTACGAAACAATTTGTCGGGCTTCTGACCACACGCTTTTGCGAAAGCCTCGATCTTGTCGAGCGGCATCTTGGTACGGCCCTGCTTGATCATGGTCAGTACGTTCGAGCGCTCGAACCCGGTTTCCTTCGCGATCTCGTCCTGGTTCTTGCGAACCTGAGCATCGATCATCTGGCGTACCAGGTCTGCAGTCTCGCTTTTGAAGACTACTCGGGCTTGTCTGGTGTTGGTCATCGCATTTTCTCCACAAGTTTTCTGGTTCAGCTTAGTGCTTTCTATTATTGTGAGCCCTGTAGGGTCTAACTAAGGGCTTAGTAAAGATATAGCGTGGTGACTAACTAATCAATGAATCACAGGTTCCAAAGCCTAAAAATGGAAAAAATCAGAAAAATCAAGGTCATTCGTCGCCTGTCAACCCGATATCGGACCAAAAATTTCACATTTGTTACAGGTGTCACCGCTTGAATCGCCCGCTGGCTCATTGCTACCATTCTTCACACAGATAGGGGGTTCGTTATGGATTTCGCTATCCCCAGCAACTAACCATCTAGTTACTTGCTGGGCGATCTGTCAAAATGCGTAGCGCTTCACATCGAAGCAATCAGCTGAAACTGGAAGCCCCATAGAAGGGCTATGGAGAAGTGATGAGCTTGTGCGTAAACAAGGTGTCCTACGAGGACGCCCTTGATCTCTTGGAGAATGCTGCTGGCGAGTTTCATCTTGGTGGACTCACCATCTTCAAGACGAGCGGTGACGAAGGAAACGCCAGCCTGGTGGTTCTGAACGAGCTGGACGCTGACTCTGGCGCAGCTGTCATCGCCTTATAGGCATTAGCGGTTGGCCTAACGGGAGCATTGCGCTCCCGTTTCTATTTCTGCATCATACTAACGAAGCGCTTAGTTACTAGGCGATTAAACACAACCAGGAGTCTCAAGCATGAGCAGCAGCGCCAAAGCCAAGCGCATCCAGGTGATTCGCGAATCGATCACCAAGATCGCGAAAATCCTGACCGACGACAAAGTTTCTGTGACTCAGGCCGGTGTTCAGGCCTTCGTCAAGTACGACGAGCACACCATGAAGCCGTCGCGAGTCAATCTCCCGATGATCCCGGACGACGCCTCCGACGAGCTGATCGATGCCGTTCAGGGCTTCCTGGATGGCGAGATCGCCAAAGTTCTATACGCAGACCCGCGCTCTGCTCTGCGCTCCAAGTACGAGAAGCTGGAAGGCATCTACAAGCCCATCGAATCGCTGTTCTGTGAAAAGAGCATGACGAAGGCGTTTCCGGGTTCGCGTCAGAACCTGAACCACATGCACCAGGCCTTCGTGGACAAGTTCATCGAGCCCAAGCTGAAAGAAGCGCTCGCGAACGGCGCCAGTGAGCAGCAGCTGTTCCAGGTGCTCGCGATTCCCGCTCTGCGCGCCTGGGGCGGTCAAGAGTTCTTCAAGGACTACATGAGCGACAAGTGGTCGCTGATCGCCGGCATCCAGAAGGAGCTCGACCCGATTGCTTCCAAGATTGGCAGCATGACCAAGCCCGAAGATGCCTACGAAATGGCGAAGCAGATTCGCAACGTCGTAGAAGGCGAGCCCCTGGAGGGCGACGGTCACAACCCGTTCGGCGACGAGAACAAGTCGAAGAGCGGCAAGGGCAAGGGCGGAATGAAAGCTGCTGGCGGGCGTTCCAGCGGTCGCAAGAACAAGTCTCCCGCTGGTAGCGAAGAAGGGGAGGGCGGTGGCTCGGGCGAATCTGACGAAGAAGAGGAAGGTTCGAGCTCGGGCGGTAAGGGCTCTGGCAGTGGCTCTGGTGAAGAGGAAGAGCGCGACGAAGAAGGCTCTTCCGGTGAGGAAGGAGAGGGCGAAGAGGCCCCCGAAGAGCGCGAGGAAGGCGAGGAAGAGGGCGAAGAGTCGGAAGACGAAGGTGAAGAAGCCGAAGGCAAGTCTGACGATGAAGAGTCCGACGACGAGCCGCACAAGCTCGAAGAAGGCGCTGACGGTCACTCCGACCAGTCCGAGCGCAAGGACATGGAAGAAGACGAAGAGGTCATCCAGTCCGAGCGAGGCGGCGCCTCGATGCTGGCCGAGTTCGACTGGAACAAGGTTCAGGATATGGGCACCGAGTTCGCCCAGCACGTCACTGAGCTGTGTACCTCCGAAATGGAGAACGAGACCTACACGATCTTTACCCGCGAGTGGGACCAGATCGAGCCCCCGAAAATCCCTAGCAGCTACAGCCCTGCCTGGATGACCGAGATCGAGAAGGCTATCGACGGTATGGTTGGCCCGGTCGCACGTCAGCTGGAGCGTGCCTTCACTGCGCGCAACAAGTCGCTTTGGCAGCAGGGTCAGAACAAGGGGAAAATGTCCGCGAACAACCTCTATCGCCTGACTGCCGGTGACGACAAGATTTTCAAGAAGAAGATCGAGCACCGCACCCGAGACGTTGCCGTCTCCCTGGTGGTTGACTGCTCTGGCTCCATGAGAGGGCGGAAGATTTTCACCGCCATGTGCGCGGCCTGGGTAGTGAGCGAGGTTCTGACTCGCTTGGGCGTGGCGAACGAAGTGATCGGCTTCACTACTGGCGACTACGACAGCGACGAAGGCCGCAAGCTGTATCGGGAGCTGAGCGACGAGTGGAGTCACGGTCGCAGCTGGGATCGAACCGAGCCCATCCGTATGCCAGTGTTCAAGTCCTTCGACGAACGCTTCGGCATTGAGCAGAAGAAGCGGATGGCCTCGTACTACCACATTCGCGGTGCGCTCCAGAACAACGTCGATGGCGAGTCTGTGCAGTACGCCTACGAACGGCTGTGCAAAGCCGCGAACAAGGGCAAGCCGAAAGGCAAGATGATGATCGTCTTCTCCGATGGTATGCCGGCTGCGAGCGTGTCGAGCTCCAAGCTGAACAACCACTTGAAGCAGACCGTCGCCCGCATCGAGAAGGAAGGCACCAACATCGTCGGCATCGGCATCTGCTCCGACTCGGTGTCCCACTTCTACCGCAAGAACGTCAAGCTGGACAACGTGGAAGAGCTGCCAGGCATCGTCCTGAATCAGCTGCGCGATGCCCTCATGTCCGCCTGAAAACAGTGTTGTTTTCCCGTGATGCTGTGCTTATCATGCGCAGCATCACTAACTAATTAGTGACTTTTAAACGCAATCAAGGAGCTTCACCGAAATGTCTACCGATAAGATCAAGTGCCAAATCTGTGGCGAAGAAGTACACAGCATCCCAACCCACCTCAAGTCCGCACACGGCGACGGTGCGAGCGAAACCTGCACCCTGGCTGAGTATCGCGAGCGCTTCCCGGAAGCCACGCTGCTGAGCGAAACCGCTGAGCGCATCGCCCGCGAAAAGCGCGCAGAGAAAGAGAAGGCTGCTAGCGGTGAAGAAGCTGCACCTGCTGCCAAGCCGGCTGCAAGCGGTCACGCTGATATCGAGAAGGTGTTCTTCCACGAAGCCTTCCGCTTCCCGAAATCCACCAAGTCGGCCTTCACCAAGACCGGCAACCCGATCCCGATCAGCCGCGACAACCGCTCCGACGAGCACGACTACCTGGTCCCGGAGTGGAACGAGAACTACATCCTGAACCCGGAACTCACCAAGACCATCATGATGGGCCTTGAGCTGCGCTCGCCGATCTTCCTGTACGGTCACTCGGGCGTCGGCAAGTCCTCTGTGTTCAAGCAAATCTGCGCAGGCACCAACCGTCGTCTGTTCCGCTTCCAGCACACTGTCGATACCGAAGAAAGCCACATCGTCGGTCAGTGGGTGGTCAAGAAGCACATCGACGTGAACGGCAATGCGATCAGCGTCACCGAGTTCGAGCTTGGCCCGCTGCCGCTGGCAATGATGAACGGCTGGCTCTACCTGGCTGACGAAATGGACCGCTCCAGCCCGACCGTCCTGTCGGCCTATCAAGCGATCCTCGAAGGTGAGCCGCTGATCATCAAGAACGCTCCGGCCCATCTGCGCATGATCAAGCCGCACCCGCTGTTCTGCTTCGCTGCAACCGGCAACACCAACGGTACTGGCGACCAGACCGGCCTGTATCAAGCGACCCTGGTGCAAGACGCTGCGACCATCGAGCGCTTCGGCCTGGTAGCGAAGGTGGACTATCCGCCAGAGAAGCAGGAAGTCGCGATGATCAGCGCAGCCACTGGTCTGCACGCTGACGACGCCAAGAAGATTCGCCAGTTCGCTGACGAGATTCGCGTGAAGGCGTTCCCGAACCAAGTGTCTCTGACCATCGGCCCGCGTGTAGCGATCAACATGGCTCGCGTCGGCATGATGAAGGGTGACTTCGTTGAGGGCGTGCAGTACGCCTACGCCAACCGCCTGCCGGATGCAGAGCGTGAAGCAGCGCTGGGTATCGCGAAGCGTATCTTCGGCTGATGCTCTAACTAATCGGTGAAATAGCAAGGATGCTGCCCATGAACCCTCTGAACCATCAAGCGCTTGTCCACTACGTTGCACGAAAGTGGGCGAAGAGTTTTGAGAAGGCTGGTGTGTCGATGGACTACAACGACCTGGTTCAAGAGGGCTTCATGGTTTTCATCTACGCATTCAAGAAGTTCGATCCAACAAAGGGCTGGGCCTTTTCCACCTACTTCAACGTCGCAGCGAACCACCACTTCCACAACATGCTTGGTCGAATGATCGATGAACGCACGCAGAGCCTGGAGATCGATGACGACCTTTCGGTTCTGGATTTCGTGGAAGACGAGAGCCAAAACCCTGAGCTTGAGTTCCAAGCCGGGAAGCGAGTTGAAGAGGCAATGAACGCGCTGTCTCCGGTAGCGAAGTTGATGGCAGAGCTTCTGCTGAACCCGCCGAAGGAGATCAAAGACCAGTTCGCAGCAGTTGAGGCAAAGCGAAAGATGGCAAGCAGCTTGGGTATCGACGAGCGCTACCCGCCAGAGCTGAACCTGAACTTCGTAGCCTCTCTGATGGCAGCGATTGGTGTTAGCAGCAGCGAGTTGTCCAGGGCGAAGGAAGAGGTTAAGCGCCTGGAGCTTGACCATGCAGTTTGAAAAGCCAGGTTGTTTCGGTTTTGCAGTGACCTACAACGTGCGCTCCCAGGTTTGCCAAACCTGCAGCTACAAAGAGGCGTGCGGAGAAGCCGCCAAAGAATCCATTGCCCAGCTGTCGCAGATTGTCGGAACTGACAGCTTGGTAAAGCTCATGCAAGAAGAGGCGGTCAAGAGAAAGGCCGCAAAGCGTGAAGAGAAGGCTCAACAAGCCGCCAGCAACAAGCCAAAACTGCCAGAAGCAGTCGAGGCCCTGATCTCCAGCCTGCCGAATCATGCGGCCCGCACAGCGCGAGCGATGATCCAGGTGGGGGTCAACCATCGTAAGAGTCTGCTCGCCGGTGTGAACTCGATGCGCGGTCAAAAGCCAGCGACTGTCGAGGTTCTGTTCGATCTGCTGATCGCCGGCCCAACGACTCGCCAGGCCTTCATCGAGGCTTTGAAGCGAGCGTTCGATTACACCAACGGAACGGCGTCTTCCCAGGCGTCGATTGTTATCGCGGCAGTTCAGAAGCTCGGGATCATCCTGGAGCAAGATGGCTGCTTTGTAGTAAGGGGCAATCAATGAAGGTTCTGATCGGAGCCAAGACGCACTTCTCGCTCGGGGAGTCGATCTGCAATCCCGAGCATCTGGTCAAGGACGTAGCGAAAGCGGGCTGGGAAGGCCTGGTTGTCAGTGACGTTCACAGTATCGACGCGATGCCGATCCTGAGTCAGAAGGCTGATGGTGTCGATATCGGCCTGGCCGTCCAGGTGTATGTCGTGGACGATCTGAATTGGGTGGCAGCGAAGCGTGGTGAGCCGCGCAAAGCACCGAACCCGTTCTTCATGCCAACCCTGATGGCGAACAACGAAGAAGGCTTCAAGGACATTATCGGTCTGCTGACCCTGGCGAACAGAGAGGATCATCGCTGCAAGAAGCCGGCGCGACCCCAGCTCTCGCTCGACGAGGTGCTTGAGGTCTTCAAGCGGGGCAACATCGGGATGACGCTGGGAAGTGCGTACAGCGTGTTCTCCATGAAAGACGCATACGACAAGTGCAAGAAGATTGCCGACGCTTGTAGCGACGTTGCCGCGTGCGTAGAGCTCGTTCCCGTGAACTCGCTGTACTACGACAGACACAACGCAAAGGCCTGCGAGGCGATTGGCCGCTGGGGCTTTGGATCGATCATCACCAGGCCCACGCTGAACAGCAAAGGCGAGGTGGCTTTCCGCAACACGATGAACTGCATCCTGGATCACCAGAAGGTCACTGACACCTTCCGCCGTGAGCCAGCAGAAGACCTGCACGTTCTGACGCCGGGTGAAATGCGCTACGAGATCAACCAGACCATCGAGCGCCTGACCAAGTTCGGTTACGCCGAGTCCGATCTGAAAGTGGTCTTTGATCGCGCAGAAGACGCCACCGACCAGTATTTCATCTGCACCACCTACAAGTGGGACAAGATGCCCGTCAGCCTACCGCAAATGGCCCCGAATCCGCTGGCTGCCCTGGTTGAGCAGTGCAGAAAGGGCTGGTCGAAGCGCCTGACGAAAGAGGTGTTTGGCTACAAGCCTGACGCATCGCAGATTCCGGTCTATCGAGATCGCCTCAAGTACGAGCTGGGCGTTCTGAACCGCATGGGCTTTGAGGACTACTTCCTCCTGGTGAGCTACATCGTGGACTGGTCGAAGAGCAACGAGATCACAGTAGGTCCAGGTCGGGGCTCTGTCGGCGGTTCGCTTGTCGCCTACCTGATGGGCATCACTGACGTGGACCCGATCCGTTTCGGCCTGATCTTCGAGCGCTTCCTGAACCCGGAGCGTATCGACCTTCCCGATATCGACCTCGACTTTATGTCGAGCCGCCGTCAGGACGTGGTTGAGCACCTGGTCGAGCACTTCGGTGAGGACCGGGTAGCCTGTATCGCCAACTACAACACCATCGCGGGCGCGGGCGCGATTCGCGAGACTGGCAAGGCGCACGGTCTGAGCGAGTCCGACTACGACTGCTCCAAGCTGGTCCCGAAAGAAGCGGGTCAGCCGATCCCGATTGAAGAAGCGGTCGCGATGGTGCCCGAGCTGGAGAGCTTCGCCATTGCCAACCCGACCGTCTGGAAAACGGCTGTCGGTCTGCAGGGCTGCTTCCGTAACTTCGCTCAGCACGCAGCGGGCGTGATCGTCGCCGGCGAGCCGGTAGCGAATCGAGCCGTCCTCAAGAACGACAAAGGCATGAACGTCGTGAATTGGGACAAGCGCGTGGTCGAGGACTTCGGTCTGATCAAGCTCGACGTGCTGGGTCTTTCCAACCTGGACGTGATGCGCCTGGCCAAGAGCTACATCAAGGAACAGACGGGGGTCGAGGTCGACTTCACGACGCTGCGCCTGGATGACAGAAAGGTTCTCGACTCGTTCGCAGCCGGCAAGACGTTCGGTGTATTCCAGTTCGAGTCGGGCGGTATGCGACGGCTGCTGAAAGACCTGGGCAGCGAGGGCAACTTGACCTTCGACGACCTAACAGCTGCCACAGCGCTCTATCGACCAGGCCCGATGCAATCCGGTCTGATGGATCAGTACGTCAAGATCAAGCGAGGCTTCGAGTCGCCCGAGTACATCCACCCGAGCGTAGAGCCTGCACTTCGCGAAACCTACTCGGTCATCGTGTACCAGGAGCAGGTGATGCAGGTGGCCCGAGACCTGGCAGGCTACTCGATGGCCGAAGCGGACGGGCTGCGCAAGATCATGGGTAAGAAAGACCCGATCAAGATGGCCGAGCAGCGCGACAAGTTCGTCGATGGCTGTGAATCTGTCTCGGGCCTGGACCGCCTGGTGGCCACCAACCTGTTCGAGCAGATCGAGAAGTTCGCCGGCTACGCCTTCAACAAGTCGCACGCAACCGCTTACACCCTGATCTCCTACATTACGATGTGGGTGAAGACCTACCACCCGGAGGCTTTCTTCGCCGCTTGCATGAGCATCCTGGCAGAAGACCGCCTGCAGGGCCTGGCTAAAGACGCCCTGGAGCACGAAATCAACATCGTGCCGCCGAGCATCAACAAGTCTTCCGACCGCTACGAGATTGGCTATGACCACCGTCGCGGGCAGAAGGTGCTGTACGCGCCGTTCCAAGCGATCAAGGGTCTATCCGAAACAGGCGCGCAGGCGATCCTGGAGGCGAGAAAGGGCGGCCCGTTCAAAGACAAGGCTGACTTCATTGCGCGGGTGAACAGACGATCCTGCAACGTCAGGGTCCAAGAGTCCCTGGACAAAGTGGGCGCCTTCGCAGAGATCGAGCCTACTCAGCCTGACGCCAGGCACCCTGATCGACTTCGTGATCAGAAGGAGCTCTTGCCGGGTATCGTCACGAACAACGTGAAGGCTGAGCGGGTGATCATGGTTGACCCGTATGTCGCGGGTGAGCTGGTCAAGATCGTGGACGAGACGTGCGCTTGCTCTGCTTGCCCGCTGGGCGGTCTGACGCACCCGAACCCCTCGCTGGGTAAGAAGCCCCGCATGATGCTGATCACCGACATGCCGACCTGGAAAGAGGAAGAGAAGGGCATGTTCGGCGTGGGCGATACGGCCGGCTACATCAAAGAAGCGATGGACAAGCATGGCTTCAAGATGAAGGACGTTTACATGACCTCTCTGATAAAGGCCCGCAAGCCGAAGGAAATGGAGCTTGAGAACTCCATGATCAACGGCTGCGCAGGATACTTGCGTCGAGAGATCGAGCTGCTTAAACCGCCTGTCATCGTGGCGCTGGGTACGAAGACGATTCGACACCTGGTCCCGGAGGTGAAAGGTGGATGGGAAGAGCTGGTGGGCAAGAGCCACTATGACCCGAAGATGGATTGCACCATCGTCTTTGGACTCAACCCTGCACAAATCGCCTTCGACGGTTCGAAACAAGGACTGCTCGATGCGGTATTCGCTCAGGTAGCAGAGATTTTTACTTGAGCCCCTCACTAAATAGTTAGTTAATAGTCGCAGAAACAACGAGAACGAGGCACAGAAATGTCCAAACCCGAAGTAGAAATCGACGAGCTGGAGGCGCTGCTTGCCGGTCTCGATGAAGATATCGAGGCAATCGCTGCAGCCGAAACCACGCCCGTAGTTGAAGCGCCGAAGGCTGCAGAGCCGGTAGCGGAGATCGAGCTGGACGAGGCTGATCTGGCCGCCCTGGAAGAGATCGAGCAGCCGCAGTCGGAAGTCGCCGAGAAGGTGACTGCAGAAGACCTGGCTCAAGAAGCTCTGACCGAGCTGCCCCAGGACAACGTGATCGCCGCCCGCGAGCTGACCGAAGAACAGCAAGCCGAAGAGCTGGCGCTGATCGAAGAAGGCATCGGTGAAGAGGTCGATGAAGTCGAAGCTCTACTCGCCTCCGTCGAAGCTGCTGAGCCGACCAAGCCCGAGCCGGTCGAACCGAAGCGTGAAGAGGTGGTGGACGATTTCTCCCCCAGCTCTGACCTGCGGACCTACATTGACCCGGATCAGCTTCGCGAAGACCTGGCGTTCACTCAGACCAACATCAGTCTGGCGATGACCCGCCAAGCCTCACTGTTCGCCCACTACTCGATGCTCGCACACAAGGCTCAGTTCCAGGCTGACCGCGCAGATCAACAGGTTGACCTGGTTGAAGCTCAGTTGGATCAGAAGTATCGCGACGCCTTCGCCAGCGCCGGTACGAAAGCGACCGAGAACATGATCAAGTCCGCGATCATCAAGGACACCAAGTATCAGAAGACCCTGATGCGCAAGCACGAAGCGAAGGCTATTGCCGAAATGGTCAAGTCTGCCGCTGACAGCTTCCGCCATCGCCGGGACATGCTGATCCAAGTTGGCGCCGATCTGCGTGCAGAAGCGCAGGGCAGCGTCCGTACCAAAGAACATCCGGGCGCAGCCGCCCTCGCAGCATTGGGTAAAACCGCATGAACACTGAACTGATCCTGGGCGGCGCCACACTGCTCACTGTTGTAGCTGTTGGCTATGCCATCTATCGCGACACCAACCGCGTGCGCCAACAGGCGATCCGTGAGCTGGAGAAGAAGATCGAGGCTCGTCGAGCTCCTACCTTCGCCAGCGATCTGGTTGTTCCGCCTGTTCGTGTTGATCAGATCAGCCGACCGAAGCCGGTCGCAAAGGCTGCACCTGCGACTCGACGCGAACCGAAGCCGACCGCGCACGCAACGCCGGCACGTCGCTATGACAACGATCTGAGCAACCCGCTGAACCCCATGAGCGTGTCGCATCCGTTGAACCCGGCAAACCCGCTGAACCTGGACGACGACCGCTCTTCGCGCAGCAGCTCCTGTGAGCCGTCGTACAGCTCTTCCAGCAGCTACGAAAGCTCCCGCAGTTGCGGCAGTTCGAGCTCCTGGGGCGGCAGTTCGAGCAGCGATAGCGGCAGCTCTTGTTCTACCTCTAGCAGTTCGTGCGACTGACTGTTAGACTACAAACATCACTAAGCAGTTAGTTACGGCGAGCTGCTTAGTTGGTGAGTCTGAAAAATCCGAAGATTCGAAGATTCGAAAAATCCCAACATCCGAAACGAGGCGTAAAAACTATGGATATTCTCGCACTGATCCAGAACAAGCAGAAAGAAATGGCAGCCAAGAAGTCGCGTCAAGCGACTCTGAAACCGGCAGCCGGTGATCATCGCTATCGCATCCTGCCTGGCTGGCGCGGTGGTGACGACAAGCAGTTCTGGCACGACTGGGCGATCCACTTCATCAAGTCGCCGGCCTCCGGTGACAAGCCGGAAGCGGTCTACGTCTGCACCGAGAAGACCTTCGGTAAGCCCTGTGAAGTCTGCGAGTGCATCAAGAAGTCGCTCGGTGTTTCCACCGACGACAAGATGACCGAATACCTCAAGAAAGCTGGTTCCGCCCAGCGCTACCTGATGAACGTCCTGCACCTGACCGGCTCCGAGCCGACCAAAGTCCAGGTGCTCGAAGTTGGTCAGGGTGTGTTCGAGTCCATCTGCGAACTGGTCAAGGAATACGGTGATATCACCGACCTGGACAGCGGCATCGATATCAAGATCAAGCGTGAAGGCTCTGGTCTGGATACCAGCTACACCGTTCTCCCGAGCGCGAAGTCCACTCCGGTGAACAAAGCGGTTCTGGTGAACCTGGTGAACCTGGACGAGTTCGTTGCTCAGGAAAACTCCGCTGGCCAGCTGAAAGCTCTGAACGCAATCGGCACTATCATCGGCGTCTCGGCGCCGGCCACTGCTCTGCCTGCTTCGCGCAGCAGCGCTGCTCTGGCTGATATGTCCGACGCGGAAGACGCCGACTATATCCCGGTAAGCGGCTCGGCTTCCAAGCCTGCTGACCTGGACATGGACGACCTCGACGAGCTGGATGAACTGCTGGGCTAATACCTCACTAACAAGTGAGTTAGGCAAAGCAATGTGAGGGGCTTAACGGCCCCTCACTTCATCCAGGAGTCGAGTATGAGCACCAAGATTGTCATCGACGGCAACTCCATCGGCTATGCAGCCCATAGCGTTCGCGAGCTGACCGTTCACGGCAAGCAAGTCCAAGCAATTTTCTTCACCCTCAAGATGATCAAGGCGGTGATCGATCGTTTCGGTCAAGACGCCTCCGAGCTGATCGTTCTGTGGGACTCCCGAGCCAAGTGGCGCTACGAAATCTTCCCCGAGTACAAAGGCAAACGCGACGACAGTCCTGAGAAGGTCAAGTCTCGCGCTGCGTACAAGGAGCAGACGCCGGTCATTCGCAAGATGCTCTCGATGCTGGGCGTAGCTCAGTGGATGGCTCAAGGTGAAGAAGCTGACGACCTGGGCGCTGCCATCGTTCACAACCGCGAGCCTGGTCAGAAGATCGTCCTGGTCAGCGGCGACAAGGACTGGCTCCAGCTCGTATGCCCCGACGTGATCTGGTTCGATCCTCGCGAAGAGGGCCGGTTGATCACTGCCATGAGCTTCGAAGAGAAGACCGGCTACGCCAACCCCGTTCTGTTCAGCCAAGCGAAAGCTGTCCTGGGCGACTCCAGCGACAACATCAACGGCGTCGAAGGGGTAGGGGAGAAGTGCCTTGCTCTGCTGTTCCAGCTGTACGGCAGCATCCCCAAGTTCATCCAGTGGTCCGGCGCTCACGCTAGCCATGCAAGCGGCGAGTTCGAGAAGGGCGACCTGCCGGAAGAGCTGTCTCGCTGGCGCAAGAAGCTGAGCAACTTCGCCTATGGCGATGGCCTGGAAATCTTCAAGCGCAACATGCAGCTGATGAACCTCCTGTCCAAGCGCCACCGCTCTACCGAGATCATCGAGAAGATCGTCAAGTCCCATTCCCCAATGGACATGGATGGCTTCATCGATAAATGCCATGAGCTGAGCTTCGCGAGCATCGTGAAGAACGAGGCTGCATGGAAACAGGCGTTCGAAAAGTTCGCCAAATAAACCTGAGAGATCAAGAAAATGACCAAGACTGCATTGGCTGCAGCTCTCGCCGGCATCATCGGTGAGAACGCTGAGCAAGTAGGCATCAAGAACTGGCTCGACACCGGCATCCCGGAGCTGAACAAGGCTCTGTCTGCTAGCTACGAGAACGGCATCCCTGGTGGTCGAGTGATCGAGATTTTCGGTCCAGCCTCTTCTGGTAAGACCTTCATCGCCACCATGATCATGAAGGCGGCCCAAGAAGCTGGCGGTATCGCCGGTTTCAGCGACCACGAACGCAGCTTCGATCCGAAGCTCGCCGCCAGCCTGGGTATGGAGACCGACCCGAACACTGGTCTGTTCGTGTACAAGCGTCCGCAGACCTTCGAAGAGTCGATCCAGATCGCTGTGACCTTCGCCGAGCAAGTGCGCAAGCGCAAGCTGATCCCGGACGACGCCCCGCTGGTGTGGGTATTCGACTCTGTGGCGTCGATGATCCCGCACGACAAGCTGTACGACGAGAAGGGCAACCGTCGCGCTGCTGGCGACTACAACATGCGCGACAAGCTGGCCCTGGCGACCGCCACCTCTCAGAGCTACCCGATCCTGGCGCAGTTCGCAGAGGACTACAACATGACCGTCCTGCTGCTGAACCAGATTCGCATGAAGCCGGGTGTGATGTTCGGCGATCCGACCACTACTCCTGGTGGCCAGGCTGCAGAGTTCTACGCCTCGATCCGCATCAGCCTGGGTCGCAAGATGATCACCAACGGCAAGACCGGCGACGAGAAGCAGATCAGCGGCCAGGAGATCACCGCCAACATCGTCAAGAACAAGGTCGCTCGCCCGTTCCAGAAAGCGAAGTGGCGTGTGCTGTTCAAGGAAGGTGGCGGCGCTCTGATCGACGTGATCGGCTCGACTGTGGACTTTCTGCTGCGCAAAGGCTTCATGGTTCGCGACGGCAAGCGCATCGAGTGGGAGGGCAAGAAGTATTTCGAGGCCGCCCTGGTTGCGCATCTGCAGACCGATCCCGACGCCATGAAGAAGCTCATGGCTCTGGTGGACGACAGCAGCGAGGACGTTCCCGAAGACGTTGCTGAGTCCGATCTCTCCACCGAACTGGCAAAAGGTGAGTGAAATGAAGGCGTTTCTTGAGTGTGTGAAGGTTGTAGGTCTGGCGCTTGGCGCACTGCTGATGATCCTGGGCGCCTTCGTACTGGCGATCTCGATCTTCGTGGGCGTCATCTGCGCTCTCGCACTGATCCCGGCAGTCATCTACTGGACCCTGCTGACCAAGTTCGGCCTGGGCGTGTACCTGACCTTCCTGCCGGTTGGCTGGCAGACGCCTGGCTTCATGCAGACCTGGGCACTGTGCATCTTCCTGTTCTTCGCCGTCCGCATCATTCGTCGCGCAATGGGTTACAGGCCCAAGACGAGCAAGCTGAGACAGAGCCTCGAAAAAAGGCTCGCTGCGGCAGAAGCGCGGTTTGGTAAGGCATAGATCACTCACTAACCTGTGAGTCACCTATAACAAAAGGGCGGGCATTCCGCCCTTTTGCTTTGTAGGTGAAACATGACTCAACCAATAAACAGTAATCTGCGCCATTTGAAGGTCGTTGACGCCGAGTTCTACCACATGAAAAGTGGACTGTGTGACGCCTGTGGCAACTGCCAATCCTGCTCGATCAAAGGCGACAAGGTGCAGGTCTGCACCGACTATCAGCCGGTGATCCCGTTCAAGAAGCTCGACGGCATGGGTGACGAGTTCAACACCTTCCGCCTGGGCTCAGCCTGGTCCCGTCGAGTCAAACCCGGTCAGTTGATTGGACTCCTGAACAGGGAAGGCTTGAAGGTCGGTGAGGCTATCGTCAAAGCGGTTCACTGCGGCGACAAGGATGAAATGCTCAAGGAGCACGCGCAGCACAACCACCTAATGATCGCTGAGCCGCACGAAAAGCCCGCCAGCGAACTCAAGCGACGCATCCGCAATATGTACGGCCCGAACTACCTGGCGAACGCTGACTCGTTCTCGGTAATCTATCTCAAGCGCAAGTAACAACCTGACGGTATCTGCTCGGATACCGTCTTTCCGCTATACAAAATCACTCACAAGTTAGTTACACTGACAGCAGTCAAACAGGAGTCACTAACCAATGAAACCGTTCGGTATCTGCTCCGACGTGCATCTGCACAACTGGAGCCAATTCGCAACGACGACAGCTGACGGGCTGAACAGCCGTCTCGGCCACATTCTCGACGAGATCGAAAACGCCGGCATGAAGGTGAAAGCGAATGGCGGCAAGACGCTGTACATCGCGGGCGATCTCTTTCACGTTCGCGGCTCTGTCAGCCCGACCGTCCTCAACCCCGCTATCGACCTATTCAGAAAGCTGACCAACAAGCATGGCTTGTGCATTCGCGTGCTGACCGGCAATCACGACCTGGAGTCGCGTGACTCTGAGGCTATGTCGAGCGCCTGCGAAGCGCTGCGCACGATCGATGGCGTCATTGTCGTCTCTGAACCCAAGCTGTTCGGTGACGAGAAGGTGGCCATGATTCCCTGGTACGACAGCATGGACCGGGTACGCGCCGAGATCGAATCGATCCTCACCGAGCTGAGTGGCGCTGAGCATGAGTGGACCCTGGTTCTGCATGTCCCGGTGAACGGCGTGATTGCAGGGCTTCCTGATCATGGCTTCTGGGCTGCTGAGCTGGCCAAGCATGGCTTCAAGCGAGTCTTCTGTGGCCACTACCACAACCACAAGTCGTTCGAGAGCGGGAAGGTCTACAGCGTAGGCGCTCTGACTCACCAGACCTGGAACGACGTGAACACCAAAGCGGGTTACTCCATCGTCAACGACGAGGGGGTTTTCTTCTACGAGAGCAAGGCGCCCAAGTTCATCGACTACGACAGCTCCTGGGACGTTGCAGAGGCGGCAGACAAGTGCGCCGGCAACTTCGTGCGTGTTCGCCTGGGCTCAGCTTCCGACGAGGAAGTGACCATGATCCGCGATCACGTTATGGCTCTCGATGCAGTTGGTTGCGTCGTGCAAGCAATCCCGGTTCCCAAGACTGCAGCGACCACCCGAGCGGTGTCCGTCAGCAGCGCCCCGACTATTCGCCAGTCCATCGAAGAGTGGGTGACGCACAACATCGGTCTTCACAAAGAGGAAGTTTCCAAGCTCTGTGAGGAAATCATGAATGAAGTAGAGGCGGTCGAGCTGTGAAAATCCTCAATCTGTCCATCAAGAACTTCATGGCCGTTGGCGAAGCTGCTCTGCCGCTGAACGACAAGGGTCTGATCCTGATTCAAGGCAACAACGAAGACGACAGCAGCCAGGCCTCGAACGGAGCCGGTAAGTCTACTGTTGCCGAAGCGCTCTGCTGGGCGTTCTACGGTGAGACGGCTCGCGGTGAAACTGGCGATGCTGTGGTCAACCGCACCGAGAAGAAGGGCACCCAGGTTGTCGTCGAGCTCCTGGACGAAGCCGGCGCCGTGTATCGAGTGAGCCGCTACCGCAAGGACAAGGCCTACAAGAACATGCTGCGCCTGGAGATTCAGGAAGGGGAGAGCTGGAAAGACCTCACCAAAGGCACCGACAAGCTCACCCAGGAAGTCGTCAACAAGGTCATCGGCTGTACTCATGAGGTGTTCGCGAGCGCAATTTATGCCGGTCAGGAGGCAATGCCTGATCTACCCGGCATGACCGACAAGCAGCTCAAGCTCCTGGTCGAAGAAGCAGCTGGCATCAACGGCCTGCAGGCTGCATTCGAAGCGGCCAAGACCAAGCACTCTGACGCCAAGAACGCCCTCGCAGAGATCAGCGGCAAGATCGCAAGTGCCAGAGCTGCAATCACCACTCTGGATGATCAGCTGGAAACAGCCGAGAAGAACCGCGACGCCTTCGAAGCGAAGCGCAAGCTCGACGTTGAAGCCAAGACAATCGAGCTCCGCGATATCTCTGGCTCGATTGACCCGGCTATGGAAGGCAAGATCGAGAGCAAGCTGGTCGAGATCGCTTCTCAAATCCTGGACCTGCAGGGGCAGATCGCTTCTGTTGGAGAAGAGAAGAAGAAAGAAGCCGATCTTCGCCGGGATGCTCACAACACCAGCTCGGCTGTAATCACCGCCAAGCGTGACTACGACCGCGCCCTGGCTGACGCTCAGAAAGCCAAGCACGCCTTCGAGCACGCTGACGCCAAAGTGGGCTCGCCCTGCGGTGAGTGCGGTCATGTGATCGAGGCGACTGACGTTGCCGGTGCGAAAGATGCTGCCAAGAAAGTCGCCCTGGAAAAAGCTCATGAAGCTAAACGTCTGAGAGCTGAGCTGGAAGACGCTGAGAAACGCGCTGGGCTCGCTTCTGATGCGCTTTCTGCTTTCGTCGCTACGATGACAGACGTTAGCGCTACCGTCGCTGAAATCGAAGCTCTGAGCGCTAAGCGCACGAAGCTCCAGACCGCCCTTCGGAACGAGCAGGACAAGAAGGCTCGGCTCGCTCGGGCTCAAGCTGAGTGCAAGCAGATCGAGGAACAGGAAAACCCCTACCTCAAGATGCTGAGCCATGTTCGCGAGTCCATCGACAAGGCTGAGAAAAACCTCGAAGCGCTTGAGGCTCACCAGGAGACAGCTCAGATCAAGGCTGACGTTGCTGCAGAAGCCGTCCGGGTGTTCGGCCCTGCAGGTGTTCGAGCGCACATCCTGGACACAGTGACGCCGTATCTGAACAGCCGAACCTCTCACTACCTGTCTGCGCTCACTGACGGCAACATCACCGCCGTCTGGTCGACGATCAGCACCACCTCGAAGGGTGAGCTGCGCGAGAAGTTCAGCATCGACGTGGTGTCTGCAACAGGCGCCGAGTCGTTCAAGGGCTTGTCGGGTGGCGAGAAGCGGAAGGTTCGCCTGGCTTGCGCAATGGCGCTACAAGACCTGGTGTCGAGCAGAGCCAGCAAGCCGATCAAGATTTTCATCGCAGACGAGATCGATCACGCCCTGGACCCGGCTGGTCTGGAGCGACTGATGACGATCCTGGAAGAGAAGTCCCACGACAAGGGGACTGTCCTTGTAATTAGCCACAGCGACTTGCGTGACTGGATTCGCAACTCGATCACCATCACCAAGAAGGGAGGCAAGTCTTATCTGGAGTCCGTATGCCTCTGATTCGACATGGAGCGATCCCACTGGATCAGCAGTGGGAGGACCGCAAAGAAGAGTTCAACCGAGCTCTTCTGAACAAAGACCTGATCCGACACTACCGCACCGGGCGAGACACCTCGTTCCGGGTCGGTAGATCGAAGCTTGGCTCAGCGCCGGTGATTGAAGCGCTGAGAACCCTGGCGGAAGAGGACGTTCATGTAGGCGACGAGATCATCGAGCTGAACGAGAGCGCCTATATCAACCTGGTCTGCGAGCTGACCAATGTTTTCGAGAAAACGCTTGGCGTTGGTTTCTCGCCCAGTAAACCGAACCACAAGTTCAGCGTGATCGGCGGTGACGCCAAGCTGAACCCGGTGAACGTCGCCTTCACAGAAGATTGGGCGTTCTACCCGGTCGCCGCGAAGCTCATGAGCTACGAGGTCGTGATTACCTTCCGAGCCTGGCCGCACAAGGACTTCCCGTCGCACCAGGTCAACGTGGTCAACAAGCACAACTCGGCAGTATTGGCCATCGCCCTTTCTGACCTGGGCGACTACTCGCCAGAGTTGAAGGCTTACGTTCAGAAGTTGGTTGCTCACGCGAATAACGCCGAGCGCGTGAAGGGTGCCTTCGAGCAACTACACCGGATGCTCAGACCGAAAGAAGCGCGCCGGAAGGCTCTCGAAGAGGCGAATAAGCGCTACGAGAAGGTTGAAAACTTTGGAACTTGGGGGTAACTAAGTGCTTAGTTTGAAGGGGTATTTACTCGAAGGGGAAACTCTCCCCGCATTTTTGACCTCCATGCGAGACGTACTGGACAACGCTTCGGATGACTTCATTGCCGACGTGATTGATCAGCGCATGGAGATCAAAAATACGTTTCTCTCCGACTACGCGCTGTTCCTGGTTAGCGCTCATGAAGAGGTGCTGACAAAGCTGTCGGAGATCACCGACTCCGAGAAGGTTCGAGACGTTCGGCACCTTCTCTCCAAGATGATCGAGCGCCACAAGGACTGCTATAGCTGGTTCCAGACAGTTCGTGGGACCAGCTCCAACCTGGCTCACCTGGAAGGCAACCGCGAGCGGATTTCTCTGCACGCCGGCTGGCTGGATTCGGAAGGCGAAGTGTCCGGCCCGCTTGAGCGCCGCAACATGATGTTCGTGGACCTTCGCGAGTGCCGGCTTGAGGGTATTTCGGTCTTCGAGACGGACAAGAAACAGGGCGTCGGACTTCTCTACAAAGGCCGCAAGCGTCGTGATCCGCAAACCGACACCGTATTTGAAGAAATGTACATGGCCCCTTATGGGGAAATGCTCGACAAGGCTTGGCTGCAAAAGCGCAGAGGCCCGGTAATCGAGTTCATGACACACAACTCGGAATATCTGGCCTCAATCGAAGAGGCCGTGAAGTTCCTATTTGAAAACGGCTTCTCTTTCTTCGGCGTAAGTGGCGAACAGGACACATACGTTGGCGTGGGCGTTATCGAAACCGAAGAAGCGAAGTATCCCATTGGCATGTTTGGATAAGAGCATGAGCAATATCATCCAGGTAATAGGTGTTGACCCGGCATTGCGAAACTTCGGTTTCGCACATGCCAAATTGGACTTAGATACAATGAGTTTTGAGGTTGAAAAAGTCAGCCTCGTCAAGACTTCTGCCGCAAAGTCCAAGACCACGCGGAAAAACTCCGATGACCTCGACCGCTGCCGTGCGCAGTATCTTGGTTTGAAGGAGGCAGAGAAGAGCGCCCGTATCGCATTCGTTGAAATGCCCGTGGGCAGTCAGTCTGCTCGGGCAATGATGAGTTACGGCGCCTGCATGGCCTTGGTCGCTGCACTCGACATTCCGGTGATCCAGCTGACGCCAAACGAGGTCAAGATCGCCGCAGTGGACGACAAGAACGCCACGAAGCGGGAAATGATCGATTGGGCTTTCAATCTGTTCCCGAACGCCGGATGGCTGACCAGCAGGGGTCGTCTGATCGATGACAACGAGCACATGGCTGACGCCATCGGCGCGATCAACGCCGGTCTGCAGAACAGCGAGTTCCAGGCCATCGTTGCGATGATGCGGCGGGTAGCAGCATGAAAGCGCTGAACAGGCTTGCGCGGGTAGTAGCGGCTCTGGTCATGCTCCCCTTCGCACTGGCTCTGACTCCGCTGTTCATGTTCATCGACTGGCAATCGGGCTGCAAGGTGACTGCTCACAAGGAAGTCATCGACTGGCTGAAAAATTTAGTCGATCCCGTTTAACTAACCTGCTAACTAAATCGTTAGTTAGCAGATACAATATCTGGGTTCAGAGAAACCCATAAACCCCCACATGATGTAAGGAGTGCGAATGCACGTTGTAAAAGCGAACGGCGATGTGAAGCCGTTTGACCCGACCAAGATTCAAGCGCACACAGCCTGGGCCTGCGAGGGCCTGGACGTGAGCCAAAGCGAACTCGAAGCCAACCTGAACATCCAGTTCTACGACGGCATGAGTACCAAAGAGATCGCTGACGCTCTGATCATGACCGCCTCCGGTCTGATCTCTGCCAAGCAGCCGGACTTCGATTTCGTGGCCGCTCGCCTGACCCTGCAGTCCATCTACAAAGAGGTGACTGGCGGTGGCATCGAGTACCCGACCCTCATGTCCTATCTGAGCAAGGGCCGTTCGTTCAACCAGATCGACGAGCGCCTGGTGGACGGTCGCTTCAACCTGAGCGCGCTGAACCAGGCTATCAAGCCCGAGCGCGACTTCTACTTCACCTTCCAGGGCATTCGTACCCTGAACGACCGCTACCTGCTGAAAGAGCCGGCCATCGTCGGTAAGCGCAAGAAGACCTACGAGCTGCCGCAGCACTTCCTGATGCGTGTAGCGATGGGCCTGGCGCTGAACGAAGACAACCCGACCGACCGCGCCGTCGAGTTCTATGACGTGCTGTCCGAGTTCGACTACATGGCTTCGACTCCGACACTGTTCAACGCCGCGACTCGCTTCCCGCAGTTGTCCAGCTGCTACGGCGGCATGGTGCCGGACGACCTGGAGCAAATCTTCGACCTGGGCTTCAAGCAGAACGCCATGCTGTCCAAGTTCGCAGGCGGCATCGGCACCTCCTGGACTCCGGTTCGCTCTGCAGGCTCGATCATCGAGTCCACCAACGGCGAATCCGCTGGCGTGGTTCCGTTCCTGAAAATCTACAACGACGTGGCCGTCGCGGTGAACCAGGGCGGCAAGCGCAAGGGCGCCTTCGCTCCGTATCTGGAGATGTGGCACTCGGATATCTACGAGTTCTGCGACCTCAAGCTCAAGACCGGCGACGAGCACCTGCGTACTCACGATATCTTCCCGGCTGGCTGGATTCCTGACCTGTTCATGGAGCGCCTGGATCAAGATGGCGACTGGTCTCTGTTCTGCCCGAACGATGTGCCGAGCCTGCACGATCTGTACGGCAGCGCCTTCAAGGCCGCCTACGAGAAAGCAGAAGCTGCCGGTCTGGCTCGCAAGGTGGTCAAGGCTCAGCACCTGTGGCGCTACCTGCTGGACAAGCTGTTCCGCACCGGCAACCCCTGGATCACCTTCAAGGACGAGTGCAACCGCCGCAACCCGCAGGCTCACGTTGGTGTGATCCATAACTCCAACCTCTGCACCGAGATCACCCTGAACAACAGCAAGGACGAGGTGTTCGTCTGCAACCTGGGCTCGATCAACCTGGCTCGCCATGTGCTGCCGAACGGTCAGATCGACAGCAAGAAGCTGCGCAAGACCGTCCGCACCGCTGTTCGGATGCTCGACAACGTGGTGGATATCAACTTCTACCCGACTGCAGAAGCCAAGCGGTCGAACCTGCAGCATCGCCCGGTCGGCCTGGGTGTCATGGGCTACCAGGAAGCGATGGTTCAGTGCGGTATCGATTGGGACAGCCAGGAGCATATCGATTGGGCTGACCGCCTGTTCGAAGAAATCTCCTACTACTCCATCGACGCCTCCGCTGATCTGGCCATCGAGCGCGGCGCCTACCCGACCTTCAAGGGTTCGACCTGGAGTCAGGGTCTACTGACCATCGACCACGCCCGCGACAAGACTTGCCATGTGTTCGGCAAGACCGAGTGGGACTTCCTGCGCCACAAGGTCAAGACCACCGGCATTCGCAACTCGAACATCACCTCGATTGCGCCGACCGCGACGATCTCCAACATAGTTGGCACCACCGCCTGCATCGAGCCGATCAACGAGCGCGAAACCGTGAAGGAGAACCTGTCCGGTGTGTTCGTCCAGGTGAGCCCGCTGCGCAAGCACAACCGCCCGGAGCTGGAAAAGACCGTGTGGGAAGTGAGCCAGGAATACTCCATCGATGCCGCAGCTGTGCGTCAGAAGTGGATCGACCAGTCTCAGTCGCTCAACATCTTCATGGCGAAGGGCAAGAACGGCAAAGACCTGGACGCCTGGTATCGCCGCTGCTGGAAGAAGGGCGTCAAGACGACCTACTACCTGCGCATCCAGAAAGCCACCGAGCAGCAGAGCCAAGACGCCAACATCCTCAAGAAAGCGCCGGCTCCGGCTGTCGAGGGTTTTGAGTGCGAAGCCTGCCAGTAAGCGGTAGCTGATAGGCAAGAGAGCGGGGGCTAGTCTCCCGCTCTTTCTTTTAACTAACTGCTGAGTGATAATTCTCACGCAAGCAAAAAAGAGCGGGCGGGACGTGAACCCTCACATACCCCCGAGCACTAACTACTTAGTTATCTAGAGAGATCAAGATGAAAAAGCCCGATCCGGCGATGTTCCAGCCCAAAGAAAACGAATCGATCCAGGAGATCGTCATCGACTTCCTGGTTCCAGGCTTCATGCAGAACCGCCTGATCGCAAGCAGCGACGGCCCTGCCTTCGTTCAAGCGACTCGCGACCTGCTGATCGCCAACGTCAACTACTACATCCAGACGCCTGCAGAGGCTGACGCTCGCAGCGACGGCGAAGAGCTGGCTCAGGCTCAGCACAAGCTGACCGGCCTGTACATGGACTTCTTCTCGAAGCGCATGGCCAAGCTGGCTCATGCCATCACCCTCGATGGCATCGACAAGCACATCAAGTTCGAAGGCGAAGAGAGCGAGCTCGACGAAGAGTCGAAGGCTCTGGTCGAGAAGATTCGCGCCGAGAAGATCGCGACCGAAGGCGGCGAAGAAGTCACCGGCTACAAGCTGGTCAAGGTGGAAGGCCCGCTGTCCAAGCTGGTTGAACACTGGTCCGCAATCGCTGGCGGCTCCGAAGCGTTCGCCCTGGAGCAAGCCGAAGTCGCTACTCAAATGAGCGAAGATATGAAGGCTCAAGGCCCGCAGGTTGCCGTTTTGGCCGCCATCATCGGCGCTATCGCAGCTATCGCCACCAAGCGCATGTGTGACCCGGACAACTTCGCCTTCTCCATGACCGGCGTTCGCGAGTTGATCGTAGGCGCCCGCGATATCTCGGTCATCAGCGCTATCGCAAGCCCGGCACCTGTCCAGACCCTGTTCGCCATGCGCTCCAGCCAGTTGCTGACCGAAGTGCTCGGCCCGATCCCGACTCTCAGCGCCGAAGACAAGCTCGAAGAAGGGGAGGGCTGCGGCAACCCCGACTGCGAAGCCTGCAACTCGACCGGCCAGGTTGTCACCGACAACGTGATCCCGTTCCCGGCCAGCAAGACCGTTCACTGATCGAGAAGCCAATGAAGATGAAATTTCTGGCTGCGGTGATCACCGCAGCTCTTGTTCAGGTTGCTCAAGCAGCACCCGTTGTTGTCGCTCGCCCTGTGGTGATTGCACCCAGGCCGGTGGTAGTCGCTCGACCAGCTCCTGCAGTTCAAGCGAAGCCTCCGATCGTTAAGGCTCGATCTTCGAGCAGCGCCACTCCGGTTCATGCCCCGAGCAACGCCTGGCTCCCGCTGTTTATCGGCGGGTCGTCCGAGAAGGACTGTGATTTCAACTACACCGAGAAGTGCGAGAAGAAGTAATGACCCTTGAGTTCATTTCCCTCGAAGACCGTCGCATCATCGACGGCCCGCAAGACAAGCTGATGCAAATGAGCCCGGTGAAATACCGCGCTCCGCTGGAGATCATGGAGAAATCCATGCGTGATAACTGGTTCCATTGGGACGTGCCGCTTGTGGACGACCTGAACCAGTACAAGAAGCTCGACGCCAAGACCAAGCGAGCGATCCAGAAAGACCTGGGCTTCCTGTCCAACCTGGACGGCATCCAGCTCAACACCCTGGCCAACTCCATCGGTCGCTACATCACCGCGCCGGAATACCGGATGGCTCTGGTCCGTCAGACCTACGATGAAGAAATCCACGTTCTGACCTACGACCGCATGATCACCAACCTCGAAATGGATGCGGTCGAGACCTACAACCTGTTCATGACCGATGAACTGCTCCGCAAGAAGAACGAGCACATCATCCGCATGGCTGAAATCCTGGGCGACGACTACAGCGGCGAGAACTTCGTCCGCGCTATCGCTGCCAACCAGGCTCTCGAAGGCGTGTACTTCCAGTTCGGCTTCAAGGTGTTCTACGTCGTCCACAAGCGTGGCTCGATGGCCGGCGCCGCCAAGAACATCCGCTACATCAACCGCGATGAAATGAGCCACCTGCGTATCTTCAACAGCATGTGGCGCGACCTGAAAGCCGAACGCCCCGAGCTGTTCACCCCGCAAGTCCTCAAAGACTGCCGGCAGATCATCAAAGAAGCGGCGCTGATGGAAATGGCCTGGGGCAAGCACATCATCGAAGGTGGCATCCTGGGCCTGACTGACCACATCGTCGATGGCCACGTCATGCACAACGCCAACATGGTTGTGAGTGCTGTCGGCCTGGAGCCGGTCTTCCCGGAAGTCACCAAAGACCCGCTGGAGTGGACCAACACCTATCTCCGCGAGCACGGCATCGAGACCAACTTCTTCGAAGACAAGGTGATCGAGTACGAGGACGCCCCGCTGTCCTTCGACTGATCGTAAAAAGGGCGACTTCGGTCGCCCTTTCTCTCAGAGGTGAAACATGAGCAAGTTCAACCAAATTCTTCTCGGCGTTCTGCTGACGCTATTCATCCTGTACCAGCTGGTCGCGCTGATCGGTAAGGTCATGATCGAGTTCGGTGAAAAGGATATCGACGAGGTTCAGGGCGATGGCGTTCGCTGCTACCTGTACCGCGAAAACCTGTCGTGCGTGCCTGACTTCATTCCCAAGCCCAGGAACTGATTTTCGCCGCCGAAAATTTTTCGAAGTCCCAACTTCCCCTTACACAGAGAATCGAAAACATGGCAACAGAAGCAAGAATGTCCTGGCCGGTAATGACTCCGCACGCTCGCGTGTACACGGCGCTCAACTACATGAGTGCGCGCCAGAGTGGAGAAGACGCGGCTGTCCACCGGATTCAATTTCCTCATTTTGATCACGGGCCACTGACCAAGCGCTCGCCAGCTCAAAGCGTGATCTCTAACAAGGCGACAGCTTCGTTCAGAAGCGTTCTGGGTAAAGAGGCTCAGAACATTCCCGACTTCATGATTTTGCTAAAGCCGAACGAGAATCGGGAGACTCTGCAATGCGAGTTGTGGCTCTACGCTAGCAAATTCATCCCGCAAAGCCAGGTGGATCAAATTGCAGCCTACGTCGCTAAGAGCATCGGTTGCAAAGAAGAGCCTGTAGTCACGCCAATCGATTTTACAGAGTGGGAGTCTGACCAGGTTACGCAAGTGGCTGATGGCTCCGCATACGTTGCCGCCTCTATGGCCGTCTGCAAAGGGGCGGCTCAGCAGGCTTACATCGAGCAGTCTAACGGTCGCAGGATCATGAACAGAAAGCCCAGAGTTAAGGCTGAGACTGTAGAGCCGATATCTGATGTGGCTATGGCCGCTGCTACTCGTCAGGTCGTCGAAGAAAGCCCGAAAGAGCTCCTGGTGCAGTCGATGATGCTGTTCGGGCGTGGCATGAAGATCGTCACCCGGCAGCTCATTGGTAAAGCTCGGGAGCAGATGACAGCCCGTTCTTCTCTGCGTAGAATCTAACTAAGCGCTTAGACGCTTTGGAGTAAATATGAATCTGGCACTCTTCAAGTATCAAATCCCGATGAACAGCTTCATGCGCCCTGGTCAGCATAACGGCCTGGGCGTGACGCTGGTCGATATGCCAATTGGGGCAGAAGTAGTCAGCGTGGAAGCTCAAGGTGACGATCTCTGCTGCTGGGCCTGGGTTGACCCTCACACCCCGCACAAGACCGTTCGCAAGTTCGTTCTGCTAGCTACCGGCGTCATACTGAACCCGGTAGCTGCCAAGATGCTCAGGGACGAGTACACCTTCAAGAACACCGTTCTCTATTCGGACGGGGGTTTTGTTCTCCATGTGTACGAGGAAAAGTAAGTGATTAAGCGGGTCGCGGTTGCTATCGCTCTTGTTCTGTCTATTGATACTGCAGTTGTGGCTGCAGAAGCTGAGACGATGCACTACTCGATCTCCTACGAAGAGGCTGACGAGACCCGGCTGGACGAAGACGAGCCCGACCAAGACGATACATGGGTGAGCGAAGACAGCGACGACTTCGAGGTTGACGAAGAGTATAGCGATTGCGACCAGGCTTACTGCGAAGAAGGTAGCGGCTGTGACTGCTAAGTTTGGAAGAAACACCGGGCCGAGATTTGGCGCTTGGCCTTGAAACAAACAAAGAGTCTTTTTGGTTAAATTAAGGAAGACGACTATGAGTAGTTTGGTTCGAGTGGCCTGCAACCGGGCTGCAGTTGTAACCCTGATCGCTGGCATCGGCTTGAGCTCCATTGCAGCTCTTGCTGATGCCAACAAGTACGAGACTGTCACCCTGGCGCTCGCAGACCAGCAGGTGACGTTTCAATGCCCCCAGGGCAAGGCTGAGCAGGTGAACGATCGTTTCTACGCCTGCAAAGCAATCTTCAACGGCAAGGACGAGCAGCGGATTGCCGACGAATACTGCAAGCCTCTGGCTATCGCTCAGGCTTGCTCCGATAAACCTGTCGCCATGACTCACTAAGGGCTTAGTTAGATGCACCACGATATCGAATACCTGGGCACGCTCAACGGAATCAAGATGATTGGTTCCGAGCGTCCAGATCGCACTGGCACCGGGACTATCTCGGTGTTCAGCCGCAACATGGATTTCAACATCAGCCGCGATTTCCCGCTGCTGCTGTCCAAGAGCATTCACTGGCCGTCCGTTGTTCACGAACTGCTGTGGTTCCTGAGCGGCGACACCAACGTCAAGTATCTGCAGGAGAACGGCGTCCGTATCTGGAACGAGTGGGCGACGGAAGAGGGCGAGCTTGGCCCGGTCTACGGCGCTCAGTGGCGCAATTGGGAATGCCCTGGTGCCGGCGTTCATGTAGACCAGATCGCTGAGCTGGTGAACAACCTCAAGAACGACCCGTTCAGCCGTCGTCACATTGTCAGCGCCTGGAACCCGGCTGTTCTGCCCGATCCGAAGTTCAGCCCGAAGGAGAACGCTGAGAACGGCCTGCAGGCGCTGCCGCCCTGTCATGCCATGTTCCAGTTCTACGTCGAGCAGCTGGACTACCGCGCCAGGCTGCGTATCTCTGGCGAGTACGGCATCGATTGGGGCAACCACACTCGAATCGCAGCCGAAGAGTACGAAATGAAGCTGATGGACGAGGCCGGTGTTCCGCGCCTGGGTCTGTCCTGCCAGATGTATCAGCGGTCGGCCGACTTCTTCCTGGGCGTCCCGTTCAACATCGCTTCCTACTCGCTCCTGACCTACCTGATGGCCAAGACGGTCGATATGCACCCGATGAACCTTCATTGGGTCGGCGGCGACTGCCACATCTACGGCAATCACCAGGAGCAGGTGACTGAACAGCTGAAACGGATGGAAGAGGGTCAGATTCCTCGCATCTATCCGAAGGTGAAGATCAAGACCAAGCGTGATCGCCTAGAGGACTACACCTTCGACGATATCGAGCTGATCGGTTACAGCCCGCTGCCGGCTATCAAAGCCCCGATTGCAGTGTGAGGCTGCCATGATTCGACAACTCTCAATCTGCTGCACCTCTGACGGCCTGATCGGCTTCGACGGCCAGCTCGCCTTCTGGTCCGCAGAAGATATGGCGAACTTCAAGAAGTTCACCAAGCGCACCGTCCTGATCGTCGGCCGCGTGACTGCCAACGAAATGATCGGCGTGGGTTTCAAGCCCACTGCTGAGCGTCCGATGATCGTGATCAGCGCCAATGGCTGCCTCGATGACGAGCCGATCCCGCATGTGTATTACGCGCAGAGCCTGGACGACGCGATCATCGACGCCGGCGTCTTCGCGAACACTGCTGGTCTGTGTGGCTACACCATCATCGGCGGCAAGTCGGTCTACCAGGAGTTCTTCTCCAGCGACCACAAGATCGACGTGGCTTATGTGGCGACGGTTGACGCAAACCAGGAATGCTTTGCGGAAGAACACTTGAAGGTGAAGATCGATCTCCCGGAAGGCAAGACCGTCTGCGATCTGGTCAACGCCAAGATGCTCAGCACCTACAGCCAGGTCGTCGAGAAGACCGTTGTTCTGAGCAAGCCGGACTCATTGAAGGCAAAATGCCGCTTCGAGTTCATCTACGACCGCATGTCGTTCGCGCCGACTGCTGTTCGAGTGACGCCTGCTGGCTTCCTCAAGATCAAAGCTGTGGATGGTGAGCACGCTTTCCACCTGAGCACTGTCACCCGCTACACCCGTGAACGTGAGCGCAATGCGATCCGCATTCTCGCCAACGGTCACGAGTTCCTGATCCGGCTCGAATCCCTGGCTGAGATCAACTTCCTTCATCACACCCTCGACCAACTGGTCTAACACAAGGCATCTACCAATGCAGAAGAAACACCCGCAATTCATCCTCGCAATGGCCGCTGGCTCGCTGAACACACTGCCGGAAGGTCTGAGCCAGGTCAGCATGGCTTCGTTCGTGCAGAACGCCAACAGCGACCTGATCATCCGTGAGCGCGCCCAGCTGGAGCAGGACGAAGCCTACCGTCAGATCATCCCCTACGTCTGCCTGGCTGTGGCTGACGAAGAGAAGACCGTCTTCATCCCGTATCGTCGCAACCAGGGCGTCGGTGAAAGTCGTCTCGCTGGCAAGGTCAGCGTAGGTTTCGGTGGCCACATCGACCTGGCTGATATCGTCCACCAGGACAGCGTGGTCGATCTGTTCCAGACCATCGGCAACGCCGCCACCCGCGAGCTGGGTGAAGAGCTGATCTTCGAAGGTGCCTCTTCCGAAGAAATCAGCATGTTCGACAACGGCCTGCTGATCGACAACTCCAACGAAGTGGGTCGGGTCCACGTCGGTGTGATCCTGACCGCTCTGCTGCCGAAGGGCATGACCGTGAAGGCCAACGAAGAAGAGCTGGAAGTGCTGGCGCCGATGACCGCCACCGAACTGCTCGAATCCGGTCTGGAGCTGGAGCCCTGGACGAAGATCGTCCTGGAAGCTGTCGTCGAGAACACCAAGCTGGTAGAGGAAGTCTCGGCATGATGATCGGTCTGATCGGTGTTCACGGCACCGGGAAGACGACTCTCGCTCAGGAGGTAGCCGACAAGCTCGGCTACCACTTCTGCAAGACCTCGACTTCCGACGTTTACAAGCGCCTGGGTAAAGACCCGGCTGTTCGCATGACATTCGACGAGCGCCTGGAGGTCCAGTACGCGATCCTCAACGAGCTGCGTGTCGAGTGGCAGAGCTACGCCGGCGAGAACGCTATCACTGATAGAACCCCAATCGATCTGATGGGTTACACGCTGGCTGACGTTGACACCTACGACAAGCTGACCGAGAAGCAGGAGGCCATGCTTTCCTACTACCTGGGCAACTGTCTGGGCAACTACGTCAAGTTCTTCGACAAGCTGGTTGTTCTGCCGAATCAGTGCTTCGTCGAAGGAAGCACCGACAAGATGCGTGCGAATCTGTCCTGGGGTTACAGCTATAAGCTGGACACTATCCTGCGCGGCATCCTCTCGGCCAACGGCATCGAGTTCTCCACGATCCGCTCTTCTGACCTGGCTCAGCGGGTGGAAGAGATCAGGGCGTTGACTCTTTAACGCTTGCTGTCCCGTAACTGCTGACTGATAATCTCAGTCAGCAGTTAGTTACACATAAACCACAATCAGGAGTAAGCCAATGTCTGCAAAGACCAAGCTCAGCGCCGCCATGAAGAAGTCGATCATGCAGGCGATCTTCAAGAGCGCGATCCTCAAAGCGATTGACCGCGATGCTCTGCGTCAGGCGGTACGCAATCAAACCCAAGCCTTCTACCAGGAGCTGTACGGTCACGGCGAGCTTCACAACAGCTGGCAGACTCTGCACAAAGCCGGTCTGGTCAAAGCACTCACTCACCTGAACCTCGATGACGCCTTCATCGGCGGCAACGACTCGTTCCGCGATATGCACCAGAGCTTCGGCAGTGGCGACTGGCGCTTCCTGGGTGAGCACCTGGGTGTTTTCTGGAGCGACTGCACTCTCCATACCGTGTTGGTCAATTTCGAGACCGACGATATCAAGTACCCGGCCGATCTGATGGCAGACGTTGCTGTTCGCCTGCAGGGCAGCGAGAACCTGGCCAAGATCGCAGCTCACTTCCGCTCCCAGGTCTTCGAAAAATTCTCGAAAGCTCCGGCCAGCTTCGATGCGCTGCGTGGCGTTCATGAAGTCGTGAAGTCCACGCACAACGTCGAGTCGCTGATCGAGAAGCTGCCGGAGATCAAGGGTTTGATCCTGGAAGTCGTCGGCAAGCATCAACCAGCCACTCTCCCGTCCAACGTCAACGCCGAACAGGTCCGCAGCTTCCTCGCTGACCTGGCGCCCATCGAGGTCAAAGTAGCATGAACAAGGAACAAATCTACGACGCCCAAATCAGCCCGCTGATGCGTCAGATCATCGAAATCTGCCAGGAGAACGGCATCGCCATGATGGCCAGCTTCGACATTGCTCACGATGGCGAAGGCCCGAACGGCGAGGACTGCTCCAACCTGCTCTGCACCTCCCTGGTGCCGGATGGCGATGGCAATCACAACAAGATGTTCGCCGGCTGCGTCACCTTCCTGCGTCGTGGCGGTCGCGCAGCTCCGATGATGATCACCACCGAGAGCGGCGATGGCTCCAAGACAATGACGGCGGTGATCTGATGGAACTGCAAGAACGCAAACTGCGCCTCGATCAAGCTCGCAAGATCGAGCTGCTGATCAGCCAACTCAATGCGGCTCAGGATGATCTCCTGGAGCCCATCGTCGCGAACCTGGCAGACAAGCCTGACGACGAGCTGGAAGACCTGATCCGCGAACTCCCGGCCGGCTTCTATCGCACCGAAGCCCGCGCAATCATCAACACCCGTAAAGGCATCTGAAATGGACGAAACGAAAGGCTGGACGATATTCGGTGTCGCGGCCGTTATCTCCCTCTCTATCGCTGTGGGTCAGATCGCTTCCTGTAAGTCCCAGGAAACCGAAGCTGAGCTGAACACCATCAACCGCGCAATCGAAGCTGGCATCGATCCGATGGCTGCGAAGTGCGCTGCAGGCTACAGCCAGACCGAAGAGGACGTTTGCATGATCCTCGCCGCGAAGTCGAGCATGGAGAAGAACGGGGGCAAGTTGGAGATCAGGGCTGATGACTGATTCTCTGACCATCACCGGCCTGCAGAGCACAGTTGAGGCTGCTGCTCACCAGGCAATCCGCGACGCCATGCTCGGCAGCGGTTCTCAGATCAAGGTTCAGGTCAATCGAATGGTCGACCAGGTGATCACCGGCAACGAGCTGGTGATCAAGGCTGCGGTGAGTCGAGCTCTCGAAAAGGTGATCTCCGACGAGGCCATGATCGAGAGCATGGTTCGCGAAGCGCTGCTGGCGTCCAGTGACGCTATGCAGGGCCAGTTCATCGCGGTCATGAAGCGAGTCGGCAAAGACCTGGCTCTGGATCGTCAAACCCTGGAGCGCCTGGTCGAAGCTGTTCGACTGGAAATCGCTCAGAACGCCGAGAAGCTCGGCATAGGAATGTTCTCATGAAGCGCCTGATCCTGATCGCCGCTGCTCTGATTATCGCCGGCTGCAAGCCTCAAACTGACGCTGAGCGCCTTCGTGAAGCTCGCCACAAGTCGATCAACGAGCCGTTCCCTTACGTCAGTGTGCGCCACGACAAGGTTCGCCAGGTCACTTGCTGGGTCTATGACGAGAACCAGCAGAGCCCGAGCATTTCCTGTCTGCCCGACTGGATGATCAAGAACGCTCAGGCTGTCGATGACCCGGATAGCGTGGCTGTTTACCCAACGGGCGAGCCGTGCGGCAAGAACGTCGCCTGCATCGGCTTCTCGAAGCGTCGTGACGCTCTCCTGGCAGCAGAAGAGAGGGCAGGGCTGTGACCCAACCCCTGCCGTCGTAGCGCTGTCATAATAAATCAGTAACGAGTGAGTGAGTTCCAATATGCAAGAGTTCAAGGTTGTCCCGCTGCGTATGCGCAGCATCGTGAAGGCGTGCAATTCCTACTGCGACGTTTGCGGCAGGCACCGTAACGCCACCACTAACCATTCGAAGTGCAGCCGGATTCGTCAGAAGCGTCGGCTGGCGAGTGCGTGATCATGGTCATGCAGGCAGAAGATTTCAGCTTGTCCGAAGAGCTTACTCGCAAAGCTGGTGAGGCCTATTCCTGGCTCGATAACCAGTACAAGCGCGGGTGCTTGAGCGACAACGCCTTCTTCAATGCTTTGATCGCCCTGGATATGGCTCTTCTTGGCCTGATTCCAGACGAGTACAGCAGGTGGGCGTCTGAGCGCCGCATGAGCTTGTCGCACATCGATGCCGGCGATGTTCGTGCCTTCTACACCGCTGAGCGCATCGTGATCCTCAAGCTGGATCGCGAGTCTGGCCGAGTGCTGATGACTGCGATCGTTCGTCAGCCTGATGTTCGCGTGGCCACGAAGGAAATCAAGAACGACTCGGCAGATGACGAGTACAAATGGGCCTGCCAGCACTTCAACGAGCTGGCAGAAGGACTGACAAAGCGCGGCTTTACGGAGCTGGTATGAGCACCATCAACATCTGCGTTGGCGATATCGAGACCACTGGCTTGAGCCAGGAGTCCGGCCACCGCATCATCGAAGTAGCTTTCGGTGTCTGGAAATACGACCCGGCGACGGGCGATAAGCGCAAGGTCGGCTCGACCTGGAATCAGCGTATCAACCCCATGCGTGATATCGATCCAGGCGCTCAAGCAGTGCATGGGATTTCGATCACTGACCTGCGTGGCTGCCCGGTTTGGGAGGATGTTGCCCCGAAGGTCCACAAGATCATGTCCATGTGTCAGATTTTTGTCGCCCATAATGGCGAAGGTTTTGACGCACCCTTCATCGCCCTGGAGTTGATTCGTTTGGGCTATCGAGTGCCGCCGATCAAGGTGTTCGATACGATGCTGAAAGGCCGACCATCTACCGGGTTCGGTAAGGTTCCGAACCTGAGAGAGCTTTGCTGGGCAACTGGCGTTGATTACGACCCGGATGCTGCTCACGCCGCCGATTACGACGTTGAGGTGCTTGAAAAAGCCTACTGGAACGGCATCGAGTTCGGCATGTTCGACAAGCCCTGTCAATTTGTTGGCATTTAGAACCACAATTCAGGAGGATGTTGAATATTTAGCGGTAAATTGACATACTGAAACACGCGGAAATATCGTCTTCCGTGTGTTTTAGCTGATTTTTGATCTCTCTTGCGGGCATGAAATATGGCCCGTTTTTTTGAGAGGATGGCTAACTAAACCGTTAGTTACAGGAGCTAAAACATCATGTTCATCTACCAGGACATTGACGGCAAAGGCCTGTCGAAGAAGCAGTGGGAGGAAAAGAGCCACTGCAAGGACTGGATCATCAAAGAGTTCCGCAACGACCGCATCTGGATCGCGGTTGAGTGGATCGGTCGCTACGACAAGAAGCTCCCCGCCGAATACCGGCATTCGCACGGCATCTTCGTTCGCACCCGCCTCCAGGTTCGCAAGAGCGAGTGGGAGGAAGAGAGTGTCCTGGAAGACAAGGGCTGGGTGATCGATCACGGCGCCACCGAAACCTTCCGCACCAAGTCTGCAGCGATGGCTGCCTATGAAGACGTTCTCCTGAAATACACAGGCTCCTACCTCGACGAAGACGAGGACGGGGAAATGGTGCTGGTTGAAGAGGGCAACGAGCTGGCGCCGGTGATGAAGGAGCTGGCCATCGATGTTGACGAAGAGCTCCTGGAAGCAGCGAGCGCGAAAGGCATCAATATCGGGGGCTGGTCGTAATGATGGCATTCGGTGAATCCGGCACTGAGTCATTCGACCCAGACCGGGATTTGATTATTGAGAAGTTTCCAGTTCTGACCGGCAAGAAAATTGTCGGTCGCGGCTGTTATTCAATCGTCTACGAATGCACCGACAATACGGTTCTCAAACTAACTTGCGACCCGGTATATCCAGACTTTGTTCGTTTGAAGTCTGGAGTGCCAGGTGTTCCCAAGTTGGTGAACGACTACGGAAGTTTCAACTGCCAGGACTACGGTCAAATATCTCTGCTGGAAGTGGTCAAGTTGCGCCCGCTGGATAAGTGGGAAAATGAAACTATGGTTCTGGAGAGTAAAGCCGTAGCCAGCGCAGTTGATTTCAGGCTTGCAGCGCGCGAGCTTGGAGAGAAGCCGGAGTTGGGCAAGTTTTCCCATGCGAGAGCGCTGAAAGACCTGACGGCTTCAAGGATGTTTTCGGCATCGGTGTCCTGGGCATTGTTGGCGATATCCGACTACATCGAGAAGAGCGACCACGATGTTCTTCTTGACCTGCAGAATCCGGCTAACTTCATGACTGATGGCACTAACTTGGTGATATCTGATCCGTTGATTCCGGTGTTGTAACGGCAATCCTACGGGCTTCCTTTCGGCGCTATATATCAGCCGCAGGATGATCTTTAGTATTTGAACTGTTGAAGCGCGACACAAAAGAAGCGCAGAACGCTTAAACCAATACGAGGTGTCTCAAGATGGAAGCTGCTCTGAAAGTTCAAGAAGAAGTTGTTACCACCACCGCTGCCGTTGATCCGCTCGATCAACTGGACGAGCTGGAAGCCATGTTCGAAGAACTGGAAGCTGATGGCTCCGGTGAACTGGTGATCGAAGAGCCCGTTGCCGAGCTGAGCGACGACGAGCTGGAAGAAGTTGGCATCCAGGCCAGCATCGAAGAAGCCCGCAACGAAGCGCTGGCTGAAATGGACGAAGTGGGTGAGCCCGTCGATGACGCTGCAGGCATCGCTACCGGCAGCATCGAGCCGACCAAGCCCAAGCGCACTGCTCCGTCCACCAAGCGCATCACCGTCGCCGGTGTGAAGAAGTCCGAAGCGCTGTCGAAAGCGCTGGGCGCGAAGCTCAACGACTACCTGGCTCTGACGATGCAGAACGCTGAGCTGCCGGCTGACGATCTGAAAGCCGTCATCGACGCCAAGCTCGGTGAGATCGATGCGCTGCCGATCAAGATTCAGGAGAAGGTCGTGAACTTCTACGCCCACCTGAGCAACGGCGCCTCGCTGTCGAACTACACCAAGATCGCGGTGGACATTCTCGTCAAGCAAGGCGAGATCACATCGAAGGCTCTGCGTGACGCCTACATCGCTCGCCCGTACAGCGTCGGCACTGCCAACTCGCAATGCACCCAGCTGATGAAGGTGCTGCAAGTCCTGGAGCTCGCCCGCAAGGACGGTGGGAAGCTCGTCGCCAACCCGGACAGTCTGCTGCTGCCGATGCTGTCCGCCTAATCAACGGAAGAGCCCGAAGCCTGCGAAAGCAGGCTTCATGGCATTTGGAGAACAGAAATGAGTACCGAAAAGTGTGACCAGGAAGTGTTTGATCGGGGCAAGAGCATGGGTCTCTTCGCCATGTCCAAGCAGGAGGCAGAAGACTACTGTGCTGCCGAAACCAAGCGAACCGGCTACAAGCACGACTGGCATTACATCGCCGGGCGGGTGCATGTGCTGGCTCTGATCGAAGACAAGCCAGCAGAGGAAGAGGCCGTGAAGACCGAATCCGAAGTTGTAGGCTCCTGGTCGTAAGAGGTGGCTATGGAAGTCTACAAACAGGTGAAGAAAGACCTGATCAGGCTGGTGATCATCGCCATCGTAGTTTCCAGCCTTCATGGCTACTTCAAGGACAAAGACGACACTGACCCGGAGAACGGCCGCAGTGGTCTGATGCTGTTCACCGACGCAAAGACGGGCTGTCAGTACGTCGGCAACCCTGCAGGTGGAATCATCCCTCGAATGAACGAAGAGGGTCACATCGGCGGCTTCTGCAACAAGAGCTGGTATGACAAATATGATCGCTGAAAACCCATTCGAACCCTTCGATCCGCCCAGGCTGACCATCGAGCTGGTCCCGTTCGGTCAGTGGTTCGACAACGTGCGGGCCAGGATCACAGAGAGTCAGTGGGGTCTGCTCAAGAAAGCCTGTTTTGTCTACGCCGGTCATCGCTGTGAAATCTGCGGCGGGGTAGGGAAGAAGCACCCTGTCGAGTGCCATGAAATCTGGCACTACGACGACGACAAAAAGGTCCAGACCCTGACCGGGCTGATCAGCCTTTGCCCGAGCTGCCACCGGGTTAAGCATATCGGCAACGCTGCGCGCATGGGCTTCCTGGAACCCACGCTCAAGCACATGGCGAAGGTCAACAATTGGCCGCTGCACATGGCAGAAGCCTATGCAGAGGTCGAAATGAATCGCTGGGAGTGGCGAAGCCAGTTTGAATGGTCGATCAATCTGTCCTGGTTGGACAACGGCGACAGATACGTTCGCGAGTCTGCAGAAGTCGATCAGGAACAGCGTCGGGAAGCGCGCAAAACGCTCGCTAGTGACGTTCTCCAGTCGATTACGCGCAAGCGTAGCGCTCAGACAGAAACGCGCTCAGAGAGCGTTCCCAGCAGCGTTCCAGGGTTCGGGTCTTTTAGCTGACAGAATGACTAACCGCTTAGTTAGCTGTATGCTGTGAACAGAACAAACAAAGCAACGAGGTGAAACAGATGGTAGTGATGATCGATGGTGTGAGCGACCCGAAACCGCTCCAGTTTGACCCGACGAACAAGCTGTACGGCTCTTTCGTCGCGCACGTTGTCAGCACCGTCAACCCGGATGACCAGGGCATCCTGTACATCCGCACGGTGGACGGCAAGCTCAAGAACACCTGGTATCGCGTCAGCCGAGACGAGCAGCAGCCGGGTGTCCGCTTCGACGTGGTGAAGTTCAACACTCTGACCGAAGCGCTCGATGACGCACGCAACCTTTCTCGCTGCGGTGCCTGGGCTGTTGAAGTCGATCAGCGCTCGACTCCGTTCACGGACAAAGCGATCCAGGTGATCGTCGAGTTCCTGGAAGAGAGCGGTCAGCTTCCGAAGGCTGCGTGATGCGAGGGAAAGGCAAAAGCATTTTCTCCAGTATGCCCGAGCTGATCGATTCCATCGAAAAGCTCGGAGTGGAGAAGGAAGCCTATGAGGCTGTCATGAAAGCCATGCAGGAGAAGAAAGCCATCGAGGCCTTCAAGACGATGATGGAGAAGGCTAAGGAGGTCGATCTGATGGCGCTGGACGAATACGACAGCCTGGCTGAGAACAGCGACCTCGAATCGAGGCCGAAGCAAGTCAAGAAGGTCAGTAGACCTCAAGAATTTGGAACATGGTCATAGGAGCCAATATGCGACAGAAACGACAACTCCGGGTTGCGACCCAGAGCCGGCCTGCTGAGATCAGCGGCAAGATCATCTTCAAGGGCCGGACTGCTGAGAAGGAAGCCTTCCAGAAGCTGTTCGTGCCCAACGAGGCAGGCAACAAGCAGACCTTCAAGTTCTCCGATATCGAGGCGCTGAGCCTGGTCGAAGAGCTGAGCCGAGAGAAAGGCGTTCAGCCCTTCCTGGGTGACTTCGACGCCGGCACCGTGATCGAGCTGACTCACCTCAGTTTCTCGAAGAGCGGCGACAACCACACGGTCGTTGCTTCGTTCGGTCATGACTGCGGCGGTGTAGACCTGGACACCAAGCAGCTGCTGCTCCAGGGCGACACCTGGTCGATCTCCGTAAGCCTGGCGGCGCAGTGATGCGCCGCCTTGTTACCTGGCCGCTGGCGTTCGTTCTGAGCGTCAAGTGCGGCGTCCTGGGCATGGGCCTCAAGGCTGCGCGTGAACAAACCGCCGACGCAGAGAAGCAGGGTCTTCCGCTGGATCGCTTCAAGGAGCGTGAGCAGGTGATGATCGATGCCATCGCTCGCAACGTCGCTCGGATTCGCAAGCTGCGAGGTGAGCTGTGAGCCTTCCGCCGTTCGAAGAGCGGCTGCGCAAGTTCGTTCTGACCGAGCTCGCCGGCGTTCTGCAGGCCAGGGCCAACGAACTGCAGGAGATCGAGGACGGCATCGCCGAGCTCGAAGAGTTTGAAGTCAAAAGCAAGTATGGGACATGGGGATGACGACGAAGGTTTGCCCTAAGTGCAAGTGCTCCGAGCTGGTGCTGCTGCACGGTGAAGACAAGAAGATGTGTACTGGCTGTGGTCATGAGATCGACTGGCCGCTCGACGAAGGACAGCGCTCGGTGTTCCGTAAGAACGTGATCGGCGCAAAGGATGGTGGGGTGACTTATGGCGCTTGCAATCCCGCATAACGGCAACGCCTTCATGATCGACCAGAGCTCTCCGGGTGGCTGGTTCGAGGAAGGCTTAATCAACATGGAAAAGCTGCGCGAGTTCTTCGGTGGCTGGGTGGAGCTTGTGACGTTCGCCCAGCCTTTGAAGATCGCCGGTGTCGAGTACGCCTACCTGGCCTGCAACGAGGAAGGCAAGCTCATGAAGCTGCCTCTGAACATGGTGGCCACGTCGATGGTCACGCTTATGGGGGCTCTACCCATCGATGATATGATCGTCGGCAATGCCGTTTTGCTTGAAAGATCGGAGATCAATTGATGGTGCTGGCGCGACTGTTTGGATTTGCTGTGGTTGGGGCTGTTCTAGCCGGTTGCGCCGGCGCTCCTTTGGAGCATCGCGAGCCCTACAAGGTTGTGACTGTCGATATGCCTGCTCAGCAGGTCTACGACAATCTGAATGCCTACCCTTACTGCGGCTTCAACTGGCGCCTGGATAGCCGGTTCGACGGCTACAGCCAGTCTTTCGAGATTCGCTTCATCGCCAACTCCCCACTCTCTGCAGGCGGCCAAGCGACTGATTTGATTCGAGGCAGAGCCGAGGGTGATGGCGGCACGAAGCTCACCCTTTCCTCCTTCGAGAGCTTTGCAACGCCTATCTCTCAGAAGTTCCTGAACAGGCTCCAGACGGGCAAGTGCGATGGCTGATCGAGTCCCGGAGATCGAGAGGCAGCTTGAGAACCCGTCCAACGGGTATTTCAGGTGGCGTCAGCTCGAAGACGGAACCTATGTGGCCATGATCAAGCTGATGTTCACCACCGCTATTGTGACCGACGTTGACTACTGCGGTTACGCCAACAGGTTCTGCTTCGACAATGTGGAGCTCGCTCACAGCGAGTTCGACCGACTCGAAGACCGTGACAGCGAGCCGGTAGGCTGGATCGCAAGACGGTAGCCGCAAGGACAGCGTATCGCTGCCGCGCTGAGCGCGAGACAATACGCTCAGAAACAAAATCACAAGGAGAGATCAATGAGCACCATCCAGCCGTATGACGTTCTTCCGCATGAGTCGAACCCGCTGCTGACTCACTACGAGGACATAGCGGTTCCTCTGGACACCTACCCCTACCACTTCATGACCAAGATGTGCGGCGAGAAGTACAAGGGCGGTATGTGGGAGTTCCGCAAGTATCCGAATGGCGCTGTGTGCATGGTCTTCCCGGACAGCACCGAAGTCGAGCCGATCACCTTCAACGGCAACTACGTCACCTGCAGCATGGAAGCTGTGAGCTACGGAATCTGGCTCATGACCCTCTCCATGATCTCGATGGAGCTGGCTGAGAAGAAGCCTGACCACCCTCTGCGCGACTACATCCACGACCAGTATCACGGTCTGCTGGATATGCTCGCCGGCCGTGTGCGCTTCATGATCACGAAAGGGGAAGGTGAGGGCTGCCGTGATCTGACGGAAGAGGAACTGGACTTGATTGTCCCCCGTCTTTCGAAGCACCCGGAGCTCTCCGAGATCGCGGAGATCATCGACTGAGGCCTAGCCTTAGTTTGTCCGAAACGCTCACTAACGGGTGACTTACGTTCTACCCATGCGTTTACATGCCGAGTAACTAATCGGAAACTGAAAATGGAAAACCGTCTCAAGAGCTTGCTCGCGAAAATTAACCGATCGTTGTGCGGCTCCACCAAAGCCAAGATCGAGATCAAAGGCGTGAACATCAGCGGCACCTACGTTGGTGGTGATCTGGTGGTCGGCAACAGCGTGATCATCGACGGCAAGACCGTGATCGACAGCCTCTGCAACATCGGGCCGATCAACATCGAGGTCACTGGATCGCTCAACTCCCTGAACACGGTCAGCGGCTACGTCGCTGTTGCGGGTGACGTGGGCGATATCAAGACCACCAGCGGCGATGTGCGCGTGAACCAGAGCTGCTTCGGTGACGTACAGACCGTGAGCGGTGACGTGCAGGCTGGTGGGAACATCGCCGGCAATGTCAGAACTGTGAGCGGCGATATCAAGGGTGGCCGCGTATGATCAGCATCGGCATCCTTGAACGAGACGACGTGATCAGGGGGGACGATTGGGTCCGCTATATGGAGATCGAGTACGTTGGTCAGTCTGATACAGTGATGACCCGCAGCACCTACGGGGGCTCGCCGCTCAATTTCTTCCGCTGGATGACCGTCAAAGACGCTCAGATGTTCCACTTCATCGGCAAGAAATTAGGCTACGTCGAGGACTGGCTGGACAGCATTGAGCGGCCAAGTCAGCCGGTTGCTCGCTGGGAGTTTGCTCGCGGTCCAATCCCTGAATCTCACACGATCAAGGCCGAAGATCATGGCTAAATGGAACCCCTACTCGCTCAAGAAGCCGTGTGCCAACTGCCCGTTCCTCAAGGACAAGAGCAAGGCTATCGATCTTCACCCCGAGCGGGTTCCGGGTATCGTCAAAGACCTGCTGACGGGGGAAGCGACCAGCTTCTCCTGTCACAAGACGGTCCACAACCGAAAGACTGGTGGCACCTGGACGGAAGACGAAGACGGCAACGAGGTCTACGAACAGAGCGGCAACGAGAAGCAATGCGCCGGCTCGCTGATCATGATGCAGAAGCTGGGCGTCGAGAACCAACTGATGCAGGTCATGCGGCGAATGCACGTTTACAACCCGGAAGACTTCAAGCCCTTCCACGACCTGATCATCGAGCCAGAGGATATTGGCATTGAAAAGCCCAAGAAAAACTCGGTCTGAGTGGACCTGGACACTGGCGGAAACCGATCAAGGCCGCTGCTTGATCATCGTCGATCTGAATCGCGGCGCCATGAGCGTGACCAACGATGCAGAGGATGTGATCGCTGTAGCTCATGAGGCTTTCGATCTGACGAACACGCCGGTTGTGTACCGGGATAGCGAAGGCATGTACGACCAGATTCTGCACCGAAACGGGGTCTTTACAGGTTTCAAGGCCTTGATGGAGATCACGGCAGACGCTGCGGTCAGTCGAGTGTTCAAATAAGCCACCTACGGGTGGCTTTTTCTTGCGACGAAACGCTGTTCACGCGCCGCGATGGATTAGCTAGACTGATTTAGCTAATCACAAGCGGAGGTCATCATGAAGACCGAAACCATGAACATCCACGACGCCAAGACAAACCTGTCCAAAGTCATCGAGAAGGTGGTCAGCGGCGGCTGCGAGTACGTCATCGCTAAAGCCGGCAAGCCTATGGTCAAGGTTGTCGCTTACGAGCCCGAGAAGAAGAGCCGCATGGGTATGCTGGTTGGGGTTTACCCACCTGTGCCTGATGATATCGACACGCCGTTCCAGAAGGAGATCGAGGAAATGTTCGGTCTATGAAGTACCTTCTCGACACTCACCTGCTGCTCTGGGCCTGCGTATGTCCAGGAGCTCTTCCGAACGGCGTGCCTCAGATCATCAACGGTCCCGGCGAGCTGTATTTCAGCTCCATGAGCATCTGGGAGATCGGCATCAAACGAGCGCTCAACAAGATCGCCTTCATGTACGACCCTGGGGTGATCAGGACGGCTCTCGTTGGTGCCGGCTACCTGGAGCTCGCCATGAGCTCCGATCACGCTATCGCTGCCTCCAGCCTTCCTCACATTCACGGCGATCCCTTCGACCGCGCTCTGATTGGCCAGGCTCAGATCGAAGGCATGATCCTGCTGACCCACGACGCCACCCTCCAGAAATACTCTGCTCACGCGGCAATAAGCTACTTCCCCTGACAAAGCCCAGCACTTGCCAGATGCGCTTCGATAAACTAAGCGCATAGTTAATCGAAAGCGAGAACCTAAAATGATTTCCCCCTACTACGGCGATATCAAGCAGAACGTCGACCGCTGCGGCCTGCACCTGTTCGGCATCTTCGGTGACGAGAAGTCGCCGCCATTTACCTACACCATCGGCTTCGCTGCGCACGGACTCCCGGAAGTCATCGTGTTCGGCCTGGATATGCGAATGGTGGCTCCGTACCTGAATCGCTACTACGACGAGATCGTCAACCAGAAGACTCGCTGTGGCGGCCCTGGTGTGCTCAGCCCGGAAGACGACTGGTTCAACATGCCCATGAGCGTGGTCAACGTCGAGAGCGGTCGAGCTGACGACTATGCGGTTCAAGCCTTCGCCTTCGCAGAGGACATGGGTTGGAAGAAGCCCGAGTTTGTGCAGTGGGTGTGGCCTGACACCAAAGGCAAACTGCCCTGGCAGGAAGGCTACGAGAAAGAGAAGTTCGGCAAGGTACAGCCGATGCTTGCGAGGTTCATGTGATGGGCTGGGTCAAGGCTCTTGAGAAACAGCCGAAGCCGGGCTCTCAGGTGTTGTGCCGAATTGAGCACTGCAGCTCCAAGAACGTCCAGGAGCACGAACTGGTCGCCGTCGATGAAAGCGACTGCAACTGGCGCCTCCCGGATGGCTCTGAGCTGAGCTACGACTGGTCCGTGATCGAGTGGTTTGAAGCATGAAAACCTGGAAAGACCTGAACCTGGTTGAAACGCCTGCTCGCGTGGCTGATCTGCAGAAGGACGAGCGGGGTTATCCGATCCCGCACACTGTTCAGTGGGTCAACGGCAAGCCTGACTTCCGGGTGATCGATCAGCTCAAGTGGGTGGATGCGGTCAAAAACCACAAGTGCGGCATTTGCGGTCAAAGGCTTGATGGTCAAATGGCTTTCGTTGGCGGCCCGATCAGTATTTCCAACCGACTGTTCGCTGATCTGCCCATGCACAAGGAATGTGCCGAGTACGCTGTCCAGGTCTGCCCGTTCATTGCGATGCCGAAGTTCAAGTATGCGGCCTTCGAGCGCATCGAGAACAACGGGTTTAAGCCGGGTGAGCTGCAGGTGATATCCTCTGGCTCAAGCAACAAGCCAGAAAAATTCGGTCTGGGGCTGACCGATGGCTTCCAGGTGGCGCAGATCATGCCGAACAACGACATTGTTCTGTACGCCAATGAGTTCTCCAGCATCGACTGGTGGGTAGAAGGTGTGAAGCAGTGAGATTTGGCCGATACATTCTCAAGGACAAGGCGCCGGTTCTCTGCGAATCCGTAGAGGAATGGGTGCTGTTCATGCAAAGCGAAGAGCGGCGAGTCGCTGAGACCATGATAGAGAATGTATGGGTCAGCACTGTGTTCATGGGCTACGACCTGTCCCATAGGTTTGGTCAGGAGCCTCTGTTCTTCGAGACTATGGTGTTCATGCACGAAGAAGGCAGGTTGAAACCGAGCCACTTCGAGCCGGTATTCAGAACGTCAGTCTGGTCAGATGCAGAGGCTGCTCACAGGCAGATGGTTGCGCGGATGCAAGCCAAGCTGGAAGAGGCCAAGAAGACCGCAGAAGGGATTCTGTACGCTGCGGTGACTGCGGATCACGACTGATGGGCGTGGATAAGCTGCAGGCCTGGCTCGATCCCCTCGATCCAATCAGGCACATGGAATGTGACGGCATGTCCAGGGTGATATCGCTGCTCCTGGACAAGAACGGCATCGATCACCACATCAACACAGGCCTACTCACTGACCGCGCGCTCATGGATGACGAAGCGGTGTCCGGTGACGACCTGGTTGGCGTCACTCACTGGTGGATCGAACTGCCGGATGGCACCTACATCGACTACCGGGCTCGCATGTGGATGGGACCAGCTGCTCAGCATGGAGTGTTCTGGCCAGACCAGCAGCGCTTCGAGTATTGGGTCCAGGAGTCTTTCCCCAGGTTCTCGCCTATCCCCGAAGGTGTTCTGAGCCTCATGTGCGGTGTCGATCTGAGCAAATGGCCCCCGCTTAGCCTGTCCTAATTGCCTCCTTCTGCCTCGATCTCGCTTGTAAAATGCTCGCAACAGCAACAAACAAGCGAGAAAGGGTAAACGGAGTATGACCATGAACGACAAGTTCTACGCCTTCAACACCGGCCGCATGTACTGCCTAACCAACGGTCAGCGCATCGCCTACACGGTGGTCGAGGAAGACAAGAGCGACGATGGCTCGATGGTGTATGTCGACCGGGTTGCCTTCGTCGATGCAGATCGCCACATCAGCGGAGTGCTGAACGTGGTTCGAATTGGCGACAAGATTCGCAACGAGGACGTTCTGCAGAGCTACGACGCCGGTGGATACCAGGCCGGTCTGTACGAGTTCGGTGATCTGGAAGTCAGCCTCAAAGTCTATGCTTGCCTGCAGGCTGGGGGTCCGAAATGAGTCACCTGACCAAGATCAAGCAGCTGATCGACGACGCCTGTGAGTACAGCGACCTCGATGACTCCGTAAGGCTGATCCAGGACTTCATCGACCAGGGTGACGGAATGAACGCATCCATGTTCTTCTCTGGCTCGCCAGCAGAAGCTCAGTGGTCGGTTCTCGACAGAGACACCAAGAAAGCCATTCTGCTCGACTATCTGTACCACGAATACAAGATGGCCATGTGATCCAAGCCCTCCTAGTGAGGGCTTTTTATTGCTCAAAAAATGATCAACCGAGGCGTGAACCTCTGTGAACTTGAACTTCACAAAATGCCACCTCGGGTAGCTCCAACCCCGCACCAAGTCACGCTCTCAGCCTGCCGGGAGCGCAACAAAAGTTGCGATTTTGTTCATAGACCCGCGCTAGTCGAAAACTGAGCTGATGACTGAGCAGGGAAGCGCTCGGGAAGCGCTCAGATTTGCGCGGTATCGAACGATCTCGAAAAAGACGAGCGCAGATAGCGCTTCGAAATGGGCAAGCGTCAGACGAGCTTATAGAGCGTTTCCAGAGACAGGCTCCCGGACGAGGTGATCTGTCATTCCCAAGTCCTCACTGTCATACTACTAACTAGAGAGTTAGTTATTAACCATTTACTAATAAACGCAGAGAGGCATTGGGAAGTGTCGGACTACTTTGACTACCTGATGAAAGAGGTTGAGCGTCGGGAGGCGGCCATGCACAAGCCGCTGCCTCCAGAGGTAGGAGCTGCCGCCGTCAGAGCCCTGATGAAGCAGATACCCAGCGAAACCGAACTCATGAAGCGAGCGATCGATCGCCATGTGGAGAAGATCGAGCAATCCCGGATTCCAGCTCCGAAGCCTGAATCGTTCGGGGAGTGGGCATGACCACCAAGTCCTACGAACTGATGCTCGGGCCGCTTGAGACCTGGCTTAACGAAGACCAAGAGGTAAAAGGCTACCAGGTCATCATGGAGGGCATGGGCGCTTACGACAGCGACCAGATTCTCTACCTACGGGACTTCGTGAACGTCGAGGTGGAAGAGGGCAGGGACTTCCCGTTCGACAGGCTTCAAGACGAGCACTGGAACCCGGTAGCCTTGATCCGCTTCGAGAACGCCAAAGGCTCATGGAGCTCGTTTTCGATCTACTACGAGCCTGACCGCACTGACGGCTGCTGCTGGGTTGTAAACAACGTCAGCGCCGGCAGCAAGAACGCTGTGCCCACTAAGGAGGTCGAGACCTTCCCGTTGTTCATGCAGGCTTGGGAAGAGTTCGCAGACCTGGTTTCACTTGAGCCAGACCAGGCCAGGATCATGAAGCGAATCTACAAGGCTCAAACGACCGCCGTGAAGCCAACCAAGATCAAGACCGTCAAAAAGCCTGAGTGCTTTGGAGCCTTCTCATGAGTGAAGTGGTGTGGATCAAGATCAACCACTCCATGATTCCAAAGCTGGTCAATGAGCCTGGTCAAGACCTCTACGACAAGCCGGTGAACCTCAAGCCGGTAACGACACACATCGGAAACGACGAGGGGTTGACGGTCGTAGAAGGCGTGGAGCTGGTTCGAGATCACTCCCGGATCAGCGAGGTTTATGTCCCGAGAAACATGGCTGCCAAGCAGAGATTCGCCATGCTGGTGCGGGACCAAGAGGTGATCGCCCAGGTCTACTGGACAGGCAACTGCTGGTGCTCCGGGAACGAATACCACGACCATTTTCACGATGCCTGGGCAACCTTCTCCCAGCTGATCAGCTCTTGCTCCGAAGAGTTTGAAATGAAGATGGCCATGTTGGTTTACCTGGCCAGGGATGAGGCTCGACCTGCTCAAGAGCCACCTCGCAAAGTGCCTGACAAGACACCTAAGCCAAGACTCTATGGAGCCTGGTCATGAGCAAGAAATACCAGAACGTCCTGGTCAACAGAGCCATATCGTTCGAAGAAATCCGGGATAGAACCGCCTTTCTGGTCTGCGTAGATGGCACCCCGAACTTCCTGACCAAATTGAAGCGCAGCCCTCACCTGATCTCGTTCGAGTATTCCGACGAGGTGCTGGTGCTGCCCACAGGCTTTGCCTACTACGAGAGCTGGGAGAACAGCATTGGAAGGGTTGAAGAGCCGGTAGCCAAAGACGGTGTGTTCGCCCTGGCTGTAGCCAAATATGGCAAGAGGCTAGGGTCGGCCTGGATAGTCTGGGAGCCCGAGAGAATGGTCTGGATCGTCTGCACGGACGAGATCGGCGCAGACGGCACCTGGATAACAGAGCCCAACGACGACCAGCGGTTCACGACCTTCGAGAAGGCCTGGGAATGCTTCTGCCACACGATAACCAGCAACCCGATAGACGCCCGCTTGCTCATGCAGCTGTACAGGCTTCAAGACCCCAATAAGCCACTGGTTGAGCCACAGCCACAAGCACCGAAACCAAGCTCATACGGAACCTGGTCATGAGAAACCTCAAGCACGATCCCAAGATAGTCCCTGAGATCGCCAGGTTCTTTCTGGTCCACATGAATCGGGCAGAAGAAGGCCTGTGCAGAGCAGAAGCAGGCTTGCATTACCTGTGGGACGTTGAGCTGGACGACGAAGGAATCCCGGTGAACATGAGCCAGAGCAATGGCCAGTTCTTCGCCAAATTCATCTTCGACGGAGCCTACAGAATGCCGGTGTTCCTGGGATGGAACGGCACCAAGAAAGTCTGGGTGGTGGATCAGTCCGACGCAGGTGAATACAAGGACTTCAAGATAGCGTGGAGAGCCTACGTCCAAATCCTAGTGAGAAGGCTCACAGAAGAAAGGCTCGACCGAAACGAAATCACCTACCTGACCAACCACCTGAGAAACCTGTTCCAGATCGACGGAGAAGTGGTAGAAGAGCAACCTGTACCAGCAGCAAAAGCACCGCCAAGACCACAAGCCTTTGGAGCCTTCTCATGACCGATAACCAGAACCGGATCGTCCTGAACCTCTCAATCGATTTCGACATAGATAGCCAATACAAGGACATGATCATCCCGATCATGGAAGAGATCGTAGGCAGCCTGTCGTTCTCAAGCTCAGGACAAGGAACAATCAAGCCCGGTTCTACCTATCAATACAAGCTCACCTCCAATCAGCCTTCTCAACCCATGACGATGGAAAAGATGTTCGAGATCATCGATGCCCACAGAGGTCCGGGTGAAGCAACAATGGAAGAGCTCCTGGCTGACTCCATGCACCCAGAATACGAACTGGCAATGGATTGGTGGGAAGGACTGTCTCACTCCCAAAAAGAGATCATGCGCAAAATGTACGAGCCGCCGATTACTACAGTTACCCAAGCATGGGAAACCTACAAGCAGTTAGGTGAATACGAGAAGCGTGCATTCGACCTGATCCGGTACGCAGCAGTCTGAAACCATAGAGATAGAAGAACCACGCCAATGAACATACTCAAGCAAGAGAACCTTGAAGCCGGTAAGCACTACTGGATCATGCTCAACCAGTACCACGACTGGAAGATCGGCTACATAGGACAAGACAGCGACGACAATCTGTGGCTGCACCTCATAGGCGTCACAAACCCAATAGAGGTAAAGCACCTTACCCAATGCACAGCAATAGAAATTGAGCCTCCGCCCTATATGAGACAACCAATGCCTAGTGAGAGAACACCAGGAGAGGTTAGCTTCGTATGGCTAGAGGATGAAACGAATCTGGTAAAGAGAGACGGTTGGGTATAGGGGAAGGAAATGGAGAACCATAGAGGGGATGTGTAATAGGTAAGAGTAAAGATTGGTGGGGTGGTTGTATTCAAATCATCGTGCGTTCAGCCGTTCTAAAACTTTTCTTACACCACCCGGCAGCCCGCTCTCGTTCTAACCGCTCTCCCATTCACCAGAACAGGAGTCCATCGGTCCTTGGCTACCAGGCTTGGTCCAGTCCATGAGATTCCGGCCACGGGTGCGCTGGTACACACAGGTACGAGACTAGATTGGTCTGGTTGTGGTTTCTATCCTTTGCCACGGCAACCTGTAGTAATGCCTCTGGAATTACAGTTCTACCTACCTGGCAGACAAGATCAGCCTCTAGTCAGTCTGTATAGTTCTAGTAACTGAGCAGCGAGACAGACAGAACGTCAGTCAGCTGGCTAAAAGATTGAGTATAGACTGGTTAGATTTTTAACCAGTCTGCACCTAAAGAGATAGGTCGCAAAATGGTTCCAGTGGCTCTTGGTGTAATAGTCTTACTACTGGTCTGGTTCAAGCTGATCGATTGCCACCGGGAACTGGTCAAGATCAGGAACAAGCTCAGCTAAACGGTTTCAGCGCCAGGCAGGGGGCGCGCTGTAATACCCTCCCTCTCGTTTCAGTCAGTCTCCCCGAACCACTGACTGTTGAGCCCGGTTAGAGCTAACCCCTCTAATCGGGCTATTTTTTTGCCTATACACGCCACGGCATGTACATGCGCGGGAATTTTTCCATAGGGCCTTTTATATATAAGGCTGGGTTTCCAATTAGCCACGGTTAGGCGCTGCCGTAGAAATACCCACGGCAACCGTGGCAGCTCCAAGGCACACCTTGGCAGTCCTGGTGAGCCACGGCACTACCTGAATAGGCTGCACCACGGCTTACCAGTAGGCACTCGGTAAATCCCGGATCATCGCCACGGCAGAACCAAGGTCTACCCAGGATAAGGCTCACCCACGGCTGCACCACGGCTAGCCAGTTACCACTCTCCGGGAGCCAGCTCATGCCGCTTGTCAGTTGAGACAATACAAGTCGAGCAGCACGCTAGAGGCTGCACTGACGAGAGAAGCAAAAATGGCAAACATGGTTATCTTCAAGGCCAACTTCATGGGTGATCTGTTCGAGATCACCTTGAAAGCAAACGGCTTGTACGACTTTCACCAGTACAGCGAAATCAACGAGCTGGTGGATCATGAGACGTTCACCAATCTGCAAGAAGCGGTGAACTATGTGAACGGCAAGATTCAGTGCTGGGCTGCCGACATAGACTACGGCCGAATCGAACCAGCAGCGGCTGTTTTTGGTCAGTGATCTACCGGAGAGCGCCTACAACGGTGCTCTCTTTTGAGCAGGCTTACCCACGGCACACCACGGCTCCCTTGGCACCCGGTAGCACTAAGGGCTTAGTTACGCAAGACTCACTAGCCCGTTAGATAGTTGATAGACTCAAGTCTGAGCAGCGCGCTAGACGCTGCCAGATGAATCAGCTAAACCAAACGGGAGTCTTCAACCATGAGTAAAGCCATGAGCAAAGAAGCACTACGCGCCATGCTCGCTCACGAAACCGAGCGCTACGAGCAGATTTACGGCGGGGAGGTCACCCGCTACGCCAGCCCTGAAAACATCAAGCCCATCCTGAACCAGAAGCCTGGTAAGAAACCCGCCAACCTCAAGCAAGCTGAATGGGAAAAATACCTGGCCGAGCTCGAAGCCGGGACGTACAAGCCCGTTTCTCAGGAAGACTTCCAGACCCGAGCACCGTCCAAGAAGTCGGTTCGCCTGGAAGAGCTGGTCTAACCAGGTCCAGTCCATATAAACCAGGCCATGCGCGTGTAAGGTCCAGTCCACCGGATTCCGGCCACGCGCATACCCCTCTAGAACGCTCTATAAGCCGTTTTGAGCGAGGTTTGAGAAAACCCGTGGGTGAGCTCGTCTAAACGCTTAGGAGCCGTCTCTTGCCGTTCTCAGCACGATAAAATGCGCTCTGATTCAGCGCACTTCGACGCTGAACAGACCGAGAGATCGAAACCAGATGAAAAACGAAATCACCGTAGTCCAGTACGACGAATCCACCGACATGCTGACCGTCGAGATCGTCGAACGCCGCATCGAGCACATCCCGTCTGCCAACTTTCAAGTCTTCTCTGAGCACCTGAACGAACGACCGTTTGTTGTGCTCACCGACAAAGAGCGAGCTATCGCCAAGCTGTTCGACGACTACTACCAAGACGATCCCCATGATCTCGTCAGCATGACCGCTGAATACTGATCACAGCCAAGAGCAGTTGTTCACCGCAGCTGCTCTTTTGTCAGTCCGGGAGTCACCGTGGGAGTTTCCATAGCGCCTATATAGGGATAGCCGTGGCCCAGGAATTTTCCTATGGCGGCCTTTAGGTATAAGGCTGCCGGATGAACAAGCCCCGTGGCGGGAGCGCCATACCACCACGGCTGATCCTCGGTTGAGGATCGCCCTTGGCTGCGGATGCGGATCGTCCTCACCCACGGCTGTGGACCCGGATGCGGATCATCCTCAACCGTGGTCCTTCCTTATCCGTGGGAGTTCCTCAAGTGCGGACGGCCCGCCGATGCGGATGATCCTCACCCAAAAAAATCTTCTTGACTTTTGCGAATTTTCTATTTTGCACAAAAAACGCTTGACAGACTTTTCTAGCTGTCCTACTCGCGTGCGCGCATGTAATAGATAGTCAAAACTGATCATTTTTTGAGCACTAAAAAAAGTCGAAAAAATTCTATTTTTTCTCAAAAAACGCTTGACGCTGTTCCTGTACGCTGTAAACTGTGCATCAAGAGAGACGAAACACACTCTCTAGAGCTGAAAAGCTCGACGCTCTTTAACAATCTAGATCGATGCTTTATCTGCGCGCAGTCTGTCGCGCACAATGAAGCAAAGAAAATCAAACTTAAATCAATAGCGCAAAAAGCGCAATTTTCAAGAGAGAGAAAAATCATGACTAAAGCAATCGAAGCAATCAAGAATGTTTTCGCTGTAGCTGCTAACGAGCACGAAAGCGTTAAAAATGAAGCGCTGCAAAAGCTCGAAAGTGTCGAAGCTCAAGAAGAGCGCGACGCACTCACTAAAACAGCAAAGCGCGCTCACACTCACGAGACTTACACTCAAGCGCTCGCAGATATGAGCGAAAAAGCGCTAGCGCTGCTGCACTCGCACAAGCTCGACGCTAAGCAGCTCGCTCAGCAGTCGCGCGAGTGTAAGAAGCGTTCTATCGCAATGCTCGAAGCTGTCGCGCACTCTGCGCGAGTACGCGACAAAGCGCTTGACGCGCTGCTGCAGCGACTCGCAGCAAAGCACGACGCTAGCTTGACGCTCGAACAGATCAAGCGCGAGATGCAGCACGAAACGCTGACGCAAGCAAGCTACTTTAAGACTTTCGCTCAGTTCTTTAGCTTCGCGCAGTACAGCGCAAGTGATAAGAAAGTAACTTTCGATTATAGCAATGCGTTTCTGAAAGCATTGCTCGAAGTTTACAGCAAGTAACTTGTACACTATCTAGTGAGTTAGTTAATAGCTAACTCACTAGATATATAATTAAATAAGCGAGAGATTATATATGAGCATCAATATTCGAGTTATTAACGCTGACTGCGTAATTGTTAGTACGAAGTATCGCGTTAAAGTTGTATCGTTTGAAGTTGCAGCGCAATTGTTTGAGCTGATGAAAATGCGCGCACTTAAAGCAATAAGCGCGAAGTTATATATTAAAGCGATGAATGATATTATCGAACAATAATATATGTATATATGCGAGTGTGAATCTAGAACACTTGCGCATATATGCAAAGTGTCAAAGTCTTAGAAAAAAGTTTAACAGTCTGGCCCTACAGGAGCCTGCGAGCCGAATACCCGGAAGTCGTCCTTACACAGCCGGCAGGAGGAATCTAGAACCTCACCCCTTACACAACCTACGGGTTATGGGACTGCCGGGAGTCACGACGAAAACGGGAATAGGGGAGAGCGGGCTACGGAGCTAACCTTTCACAACCAAGCGGAGTAAGCAAAATGGACGATAGTTGGATTGAGCCGGCGATTGCCAAACAGAAAGCAAACGAGCGCACCAAGCGGATACGCGAGATAGCCACTGAGATCGTGACGAACATGGTGGCAAAAGGCGATCTCGACCCATTGGACGACGCCGCGCTTCGCGAAGCAGTCGTCCAAGCGGGCAAAGACGCCGCTGCCGTTTACGACGCTGCTATGGAGTACCTGTCGTGAAGAGCAAGCCATTTGTAGGTCAGCGCGTAAAGCTCTCACGGGAGGGCTGGAGAGGGGGTTTGGTCACTTCTGAGGAAGACGCCAAGTGCGCTGCTGAAACCAAAATCACCTGGGTCAGCGATAGCGATTACATCGATTCGGAGGACTTCTGGGCTGTCGAGGTCGAAGGGTCGCTTAACCGTTACATGCTTCACTCAGACCACTTTGAGGAACTGCCATGACCGACAAACCAATCGATTGGCGAGCACATAGCGCTCAGTTTGCGCGTGGCGAACAAGCTCCCAACACTCTCGAAACAGCGCAAGCGGCTTGGGCGCGTGACCAGGAGCTAATCTTCGAACAGAAGGCTGAGATCGCCAGACTCAAGGGCAAGATCAACAAGCTGAGCCAGGAACCGGCGAGAGTCACGCTGGAAAAGGCGCTTGAGCTGCTGCGCGATATACACACTTGTCTGGCTCAGGGCGAAGCGATTTATCCGAACTCGCTGTACGAGCAGGATATCTACAGGTTGGTGAGCAAACATGATTGATCTGGAAGCCAAAGGCGCTATCGGGTTCATCGTTCGCAATGTGGAGCAGATGATCGACGACATAAGCGCCAAGAACTACTTCTCGTCCAAGTCTGGATGGCTCTGCTACGCGCCGATCAACCTCTACGCTCGGGCTCAGGTTCGCATGTGCAAGGGCGAAATGCTGAAGGTGATCACGATAGCGACCATTGAGGTAGACCCTCGTCGCAGAAGCCAGAGCATTTTCAAAGAGCTGCTGGAGAACCTGAAGATGCTCGCTCGCCTCCGGGGTTACGACGCTGTAGTGGTCGAGTCGATCAACAACCATCGTCTGCGTGATCACCTGCTAGGCAAAGGCTTTCAGACGATCACCAATGGCGAAGAAACCATCAGTCCGACGTTGTTCAAGAAGGTAGACAAACATGACCTGTAAATGCGTGTACGCGACCGCTGCAAATACGCCCTCTGTGCGCTCTGGGCATGAAATGGGCGGCTATCTGAAGGAAGAGTGCGACGAGTGCCGGAAGGAGCGCGAATCAGAAGAAAAGGCTCGCAGAGAAGCGAAGACTGGCTGGATCAAGATCGCTCACTACTTCTACCCAGAGGGTGAGATCGTGATCTCGGGTCGCGACGGCATTCTCCAGGTGCGCACTGAGAAGGGCGAGTTCCCGGTCTGTCCGATTCGCAAGACTCGGTTCGCTCACCCTGCAGAGGAAGATGACTGCGCACTGGCGATCCCGACCTACGAAGAGATCGGCCTGTACTACAGCTACGAAATGCCTGGCACTGGATGGGGACAAGAAGGTTTCTAAAACGGTTTTAACACTATATACTTTGCGACATAACGCTTTATAGAACAGAGCCAAATATATTGGCCGTAAAACTCAGCGAATAACACACAGGTAGAAAAATGTCCGAAAGCAAACAAGCTCAGCACCTGGTAATCGGCGATACCAAGTTCCCGGCGCGTCAAATCGAAGTCAACGACAGGCTCATGCTCGTTCCGCGAGGTGTCGCCCGGAACTACAAGAGCAATTCCTGGCAGATCAAGATCGAGCGCAAGGGTCAGGTGCTGATTTCCGGCTCGGTATCTGATGCCGGCGTCGATCCGGCTGAAAGCCTGGCTGCAGTCATCCGGCGTATCGAGTCCGAGCTTGGCCAGCTCAAGAAGGTCGGCAAAGCAGTGAAGCTGGTCAACCGCAACGACGCTCAGTGCAAGCACGCGCAGCCGATCATGCTCAGCGACCGTGTGAAGCTGCACTGGAAGGTGGTTGACGCTACCCCGTTCATGTATTGCAGCGTGTACTCGCCCTTGGTGGGCAAGACAAAGAGCGTCACGATTGGGAGCGACAGAAAGGTTGCTGCAGACCAGGAGCTGCTGATCTCTCGCATCGCTACAGCCTTGGTCATCGAGAGCCGGATCAATCGAGACGACCCCGATCCCTATCGAGAAGTGTCCGAGGGTGAGCTGCTGATCATGCGTGACGAAGCCATGCGCGTGAGCGTTCTGAACGATGACGTGGCTGACTTCATTGCGAAGGGGGCTGTTTTGCGGGAGAACGCTCTGCAGGCAAGAAGCAAAGCAAACGGCGGGCTGGTCTCTAAGCTGGCAAGCCAGGCGCTCAGCAGAGCGAAGCTGAACGCCTAACCTTCCTCGATCCTGTCAGAGATCGTCGAGACGGATCAGATATCCGTCGTCTTGAATCGGGACGCCGTACTCGTCACAGAGGAAAGCGTCCCGAACCATTTTTTCGTTAAAGATCGCCGGCTGGTGGCCGATATGGCTCTCCAGGTAGGCGTTCATCGAGGTTTTGAGCCTCATGATCTCGTCGCCGAAGTCAACCAGTCGATGACCTTGCGGGCTGGTTGCGATAAGAAAGTGCATGACAGATACCTCGTTTTTCGTGGTTGCTCTGTCACCGTTATAGACGCGAAGAAGTCTAGGCGGGAAAAAACCCGAACCAAGTCTGGTTCTGCCTTGGTTCGGGGATGCGGGATAGTGTGGAGAACAAACCGCAAAGGCCGCGCACGTTAGAGGCTAAAAGAGGTTTCAGCAACCAACATCGCGAATTTTTGACACAACGATCAGACGACCGGCTGCTCGATTTTGCGCACGGTAGAGCCTCCGCCGTTCATCAGAGCCACCAAATCACGATAGCCGCCGATGTGAAACAGACCCTCTTCGGTAGAGCGAGTGATCTGCGGGAGAGTGCGTACCGGGCCGATCAGGTCTACCAGCTCTTCGCGCGTGAAATCTTGGCCAGCGACCTTCTCTTGGAACTCCATGCCTTCTCGCTTGAGCAGGTTTTTGGCGTTCATGCAGTCCGGGCAGTTGGGCATGGAATAAACGGTGAACATAGGGCTCCTTATGGGCATATTCGGCAAAGTGATATAATACTAACTACTTAGTTACTTTGCAGTAGGTGGCGGAATGGATAATCAGCATCGTCTGATCAAGGGCTATCGCGATCTGACCGAGGACGAGATCGATTGCATCAACAAGATCAAGGCCAAGGCCCAGGAGGTGAAAGACCTGATCACCTACCTGGAAGCGACTCACTACCAAACTGGCGGACACCAGATCGATATGCGCTGGCTGAGCATCGGCACGACCGATCTGCAGAAGGGCTTCATGGCGATCACTCGCGCTGTCGCCTGCCCGGAGGGCTTCTGATGACCACAGTCGCATTCGACGGACAGTTCCTGGCCGCTGATGGTCGCGCAACGCTCGGCAACCTGATCTCAGCCAAGTCCACCCAGAAGATTTTCCCGCTGGTCACTCGCGCCAACGGTGTCGAAGTTAAAGCTGTTCTCGCTGGCGCCGGCAGCTACGAGTCGATCCTGCTGCTCAAGAAGCACCTGGAAGGCAACGATCTGCACGACTGCGAAATGATCCCCGAGTTCGAGCCGGGTGAAATGAGCGGCCTGCTGATCCTGGAGACTGGCGAAGCGTTCGTCCTGGAGCATCGTCTGGTCCCCATGCCGACTGAGAGCCCGGTGGCCATCGGTAGCGGTACAGACTTCGCGATGGCAGCAATGTCTCTGGGCAAGTCTGCTACCGAAGCGGTCAAGGTGGCCTGCGAGCTGGACTGCTTCTCTGGTGGTCGCATCAAGACCTTCGATATCGAGAGCTGGGGGTTCGTATGAAAGCGCTCGCCTAACGATCGATCTCCAGCTTCACAGAAACGCTCAGGGTTCGCGCTCTGAGCGTTTTTCTTTTCTAGCGCTACGTCGATGCACGTCAAGAGAGATCGCGCAGCACAGCGCAAATCTGAGCGCTTGCCACGCTGTTCGAGCTGCTGCTTTCTGACAGACGAAAAAAGCCCTGGTCTGACGATTGGGTGAGGTGTCAGACCAGGGCTGGGAAGCCCCGCGAGTTTCGTTCCTGCCGGGGCGACAGGTCAGGAGGTAGCCGGCCTTTGCTCGGGCGTAAAAGGAGAAAAAACGCCCTTCATTCGTGGTGGCAGGCCGGCTCTGCACGTTGGGCTCGGCACGAAAGCCACCTTACCCTAGCAGACTCATGACACCAGCCACGAACGTACCGCAGTTGCTCTTCCTGGTCTTTTACCCGGCCAGGAGGGTTGCGTTGCCCGTCGCCACGGTCGTCCTTTCGGATAAGGAAGCTCACCTTCCGCATTGAGCGGCTTTACGCTCGACTGCCCACTCTCTTGCTGAAAGCCCCTCGGGGCGACTGCATCAGCCTGAGCGATACCTGTAGTCATCCAGGTCTTTCAGGGCCACCCGGTCAGGGGTGTCTGGCGCGCAGGGATGGAGTCGAACCACCAACCAACGGATTTGGAATCCGTCGCTCTCCCATTTGAGCTACCTACGCATTGCTCTGGTGCCGGCAGTAGGTTTCGAACCCACGACCCTCTGCTTACAAAGCAGCTGCTCTACCAACTGAGCTATACCGGCTCGGAACTCTGAACCATCTTGAGAGCAACGATGGAAAGCTGCAGGTCGGCAGCCATATCGCGGCAGAACTGAGCCTGCTCATGATTGCCTTCCGCTTCGTGAATCGGGGCGTTGACGCTATAGGCGTCGTGCGCGTTCATCAGAGTGGCGATACCGCCAGACAACACTTCCATCTTCAACCTCTCTATCTCAAGTGGCCGACGCAGTAGGACTCGAACCTACAACCAACGGGATAGAAGCCCGATGCTCTGTCCAGTTGAGCTATGCGCCGGCAAAAACAAACTGGCTGGTGCGGAAGGGCTCGAACCTTCGACCTGGTGATTAACAGTCACCTGCTACTACCAACTGAGCTACGCACCAACATCTGAAAACCTACTGACTGTGGAGTCCGGGTCATGGCAAGCCCTTTTGAGCAGCCAGTAGGTTTTCAGATGGAGCCTTTGTTGCGGACAAAGGCTCGAAACCGTCACTGCACGATGCGAAGTTCGTTTCGCGGCACCCAGGTATCGTTCACTTTCACCATGCAACCGATGAAGGTTGCGTAGCGAACTTCACGACCCGTCTCACTGCCGTACCACTCGCAGACGCCCCAGGCGAAGAGCCGGGTTGCTACGAAGCTGACGACCATGAAGAGCGCCCAGACGATAAGCAGAACCTTGACGAACCGCTTACCCTTCTCGGTGAACTTCGTGCCGAACACACCGGCGATCTTGTTGATCACAGGTAGTCCTTGAGACGCAGGTTCATCTTGCCGGCAGCGCGCTCCAGGGCGTGCATTTCGGCGTCCTCGATCTCGCCGTCCGCTTCGGAGACGGTCAGCATGAAGTTGAGGACGGTTTCGGCAGACTTCGGATCGTGAGCCAGATCAGCCAGCTCGCGCTCGGCGTTCATGCGGATGATGCGGGCGCCGCCTTCCTGGAAGTCAGCTTTGGCCTGATCGATGACCTTGCTCAGCTCGACGCCGAAGGCGGACAGAGCCGGGTTGTTGCGCAGCAGAGACTCGACCTTCGCCAGCTCTGCAGCTTCGATCTCGCCATCGGCGGAGGCGACGTAGAAGCAGCCGTAGACAGCAGCTTGCATCATGTCGCGGTTTTCCAGCTTGGCCACAGCAGCACGAGCTTCGCGACCTTTACCAAACAGTTTGCCCAGCATGAGACATTTTCCTTCTATTTAAGCGGTTACTTACTTTTCAACCCAAGCCAAGACAGCGCCTTGTCCCGGTGATCTCGACGGGCCAGATTCATCACCGGCACGCCGAAGCGATCAGCCAGTTTCAGATACCTTGCGACGTTGCCAGTGTTCTCGGTGAACTCTGCAGGCTTCGTCGCGCCGTCCTTTGTCCAAGTAATCAGCAGCTTCGCGAGGTCGTCGCCTGAGCTACCGAGCAGCACCTGATTCGCTACGATCTCCCAGCGCTTTTCGCTATCCGGGAGCATCACAAACATCGGGTTCAGCTTTCGGGCAAGGACCGAGCGTGCTCCACCGAAGGTTATGTCGGCGGGGATACCCCACACGCTTTTCCCTTCGAAGTCCTGATCGGCCAGGTAGGTGAAGAACTTACCGCCCGATCCTTGCCTGAACGCTTCATCCGGCCCAGGTTGCTCTGAGGTTCTGAGGGTGAACCCTCGTTGATCCATCAGAGCTGCCAGCTTGCACATCAGCTTGAGGATTTGCGGTGGAGCTTCTGTAGAGCCGCAGCCCACATAGAACTTCATCGCTGTCTCCGTCTTCGCTAACTAACTGCTTACTGAACACGATGCAAAATTTACACAGCGACTCTCGGGTATGCAACAGCTTTTTTGAGATTTTTTTGATTCACCAACAAAAACCCCGCATTCGTGGGGTATTCGTGGGCTATTAGGCGGCTCTCTTGAAGCCCAATCCTTCGAAATCGAAGTAGGGGACGATGTTCTCGGCGAACCCAGGCGTCGATTCGATAATCCTGCGACGCTCGACCGAGTGGCCGTGAGTGTGGTTGTTCCACACATCGTCGAAGTCGACCACAAAGCAGACGTTGGGGCCGGACTTCTTCGCACGCAGGCCGCGACCGATTCGCTGGCGCTGAGCCACTTCTGCTTTGCCGCCACCGGCGAGAATCACCATGCCGACAGATGGGCAGTCCACACCAACGTCGAGAATTGTGGTGCCGATCAGCACATCGATCTCGCCGGCGCCGAGCTTGTCCAGGGCGGCCTGACGCTCAGACTGCTCGTTCTCGCCGTAGATGAAGTCGGTTCGAGCGCCGATGTTGCTGAGTAGGGTCTTGAGCTCTTCGCCGTGCTTGGTTCGCTGCACCAGGATGATCGCGGTCAGACCATAACGCCGGGCCATCTGAACAGCCTGGACGATCTGCATGTTGCGGCCCGTGTTGGAGACGATTCCGCGTTCGTAGGCGGCCTGCCAAGCGGTTCCCCGCAAAACTCCATCTGGGCGCTTCGACGGCATGATCATGAAGTAAGGCTTGGCCAAGATGCCCCGGTCGATCAGGTCTTTCTCGCTGACCTTGATGCCGATCGTTCCAGTGACCGCCATGAGGCGCAGATTAGCCTCTTCGCTGTCCTTCATGAATGGGGTTGCGGTCAGAGCCAGGCGGTAGTGGGCGTTCGGCATCGAGTTGCAGAGATCGAAGAAGCCCTGACCGGAGACTTCGTGCGCTTCTTCGAGGCACAAGAATCCGACCTGAGCCAGAAACTGCAGAGTTTCTTCGCGAATAGCCTGCTGCTTTTCGACCTTACGCTTGATCTTCTCCTGAAGAGCCTTCTCGTCGAGCTTCTTCGCAAGCTCCACGCGCGATCTCACGCTGGCGATCTTGGCCAGAGTGTCCTTGTCGGCGTGACGCAGAGTCGATGGGTTCGTCGGCAGCTTGAATCGCTTGAGCGCGGCCTGGACTTCTTTCTCGACCGCCTCGACGTGCTTGGTGACGGCCTTGTCCAGCTCGCTCTCGAAAGAGCAGACCTCAAGACGAGAAACCAGGGTATCGACGATGGCGAAGTTCACGCCGGTCGGCTCGGGCTTCCAGTGGCCGTCACCGATAAATCCAACGGGGCGGCCAGACTTCACAGTTCGATAGCCGGCAGCCATCTGGTACATCAGCGACTTGCGAGTGGTCAGGAACAGAGTGGGGAGGGCGATGCGCTCGCAGCACAGCTTGAACGTGCGAGACTTACCGCCGCCCGTTGCGATCTGGGCAATCATGCGCTTGAGCACGACCAGACGATTCATCGTCTCTTCTTGATAGTCGTAGCGCGGGTCCGGCGCGTTCGAGTCAACAACCGGGTTGGACGGGCCTGCAGGTTCAGGAGCGGGCTTACCAACCACCTGCACACGATACCCGGCGCCTTCGAGCTTCTTCGTGACCAGGCGAACGAAGCCTGTCGGGAAACGGCACTTGTTCATATCGAACATCGAGCCGTGAGCTACGCCCATGCCCTTCATGCCGGTCTCGATCTTGTAGGTCAGAAGATCGTTGACCAGGAGCTTGGCATCACGATCTGGCTCAACCAGGGCTGCGATGACCGGGTTGAACACAATCTTGACGAATTTGGACATGGAACACTTCCGATTAACACTGTCAAGAGTTATTCTAGCATAACTATGTGGTTAGTTAAGTTCACCAACAAGGCAATTCAATGAACACTGATTTTTCTGACCTGGAAGACCTGGACGCATTCCTGAACTCGGGTGGTCTGACCCCGGCTGACCTGCCACTGGCGTACAACGATATGCAGGTGGAAGAGGTCAACCCGAAAGACCTGCGTCCGAACCCCTGGAACCCGAACATCGTGGACCCGATCAACCAGCTCAAGCTGGAGGCATCGATCCAGAAAGACGGGATCAAGCGGCCCATCGTGGTTCGCACCCTGGAAGACGGCTCCCTGGAAATCATCGGCGGCCAGCACCGCACGATGGCGGCTATCTCTCTGGGCTACGACCGAGTGCCGGTTATCAATCGCGGCAAGATCAGCGATGCCGACGCCAAGCGCGAGACTCTGATCGACAACTTCCGCTACGGCTCCGACGACGCGCTGCGCTTCTCTGCGCTGCTGCAAGACCCGGAGATCGGCAGCGCCGAAGAGCTGCTGATGACCATGCCCATCGACGAGGAAGAGCTGGCCGGCTACTTCTCCCACCTCACCGCCGAGAAAGTCGAGGTCGAGATCGACTCGATCCTGGGCGACGACGAGGAAGAGAAGGGCGCTGCCATCGACCTGGGCGCTGGTGCTGCAACTCGAACCCACCAGATCATCCGCTTCCGCGTGTCGGTTGAGGACGCAGCCAAGATCGGCGAGATCGTCAAGAAGGTCCGCGCCGAGCAGGGCTTCATGGAGTCCGACGATATGACCAACGACGGCGATGCGCTGGTTCATCTTCTGCTTTCGTCTCACTAATCGGTTAGTTACCTATGCCGAAAGAAAGACCTCACATCGCACTGAACCCCGTTGAAGAGGCCTGCGAGCGCCTGAAACGGGAAAAGCCCGAGCGGGTGCGCCCGCTGAACCCGGATCGTGACCTGACCTGGGAATCGACCGAAGACTTCACCAGCATGGAACTTGATTTTGATGGCAACCACTTCGACTGATTTCAGCGGCATCGTCCGCTCCGAAGAAACCTGGTCGGTGTCCAGGCTCATTCCGTATGAGAAGAACGCCAAGAAGCATGAGCCCAAGCAGGTGGCCAAGATCGCAGAGTCGATTCGCCAGAACGGCTGGATCACCCGCATCGTCGTTGAAGAAGACGGCACGATCATCGCCGGTCATGGTCGCCGCCTGGCAGCGATCTCGATTGACCCGAAGGGCGAAGTCCCGGTGCTGGTGCTGAAAGGCATCACGAAGGAGCAAGCCCGAGCCCTCCGCCTGATCGACAACAAGGTCCAAGAGGGCGGTTACGACACAGGCCTGCTGTCCGAGGAACTGCGCGAGCTGGTGCTGGACCTGGACTTCGATATGTCCAAGTTCTTCGACGAGCGCGATCTGAACTTCGCCATCGACGACCTGGGCGAGATCGACCTTGGCGCGCTGAGCGATGACATTTCCGCAGAAGTGATCGAGCAGACCGAGCGCACCGCCACCGAGATCGAGCAGTCCGACAAGTCTTCTGTCCCGGTCGGCAAAGTCCTGGGCTTCGCCAGCTTCACCAGCGAGCAGGCTCGCCTGGTCAAGAAGTTCGTCGCGATCATCGAGGCTGAAACAGGCCTGCAGGGTGCCGAGGCTCTGACCGTATTCGCCGGCCAGTTCGCTGGGGGTGAGGCGTGAGCAGCTACCTGATCCGCAAGTCGTTCAAGACCACCGTGACCCGCTCTCAGCGGGTCTTGGAGTGCGCAGAAGCGTTCGGCCTGGGCCTGGAAGACAAAGAGTTCACGGTCTACGACGACCTGATGCTCGATGTTCGCCAGGGCGACGTGATCTACATCACCGGCCAGTCAGGCTCGGGCAAGTCCCTGCTGCTGAAAGAGCTGGCCAAGCAGATCGCCGAAGAGCAGCCGGTCGCTGATATCGACAAGGTTGAGCTCCTGGAAGTGCCGCTGATCGACCAGGTGGGTAAGACCACCGAAGAGGCGATTCGCATCCTGAACCTGGCCGGCTTGAACGACGCCTACCTGTTCATCCGCAAGCCGAGCGAGCTGTCTGACGGCCAGCGTTACCGCTTCCGGGTCGCGAAGCTCATGGAGAGCGGCTGCAAGGTCTGGGTCGCTGACGAGTTCGGCGCCGTTCTGGATCGCACAACCGCCAAGGTCGTTGGCTTCAACGTCCGCAAATTCGCAAAACAGTGTGGCGCGACTCTGATCGTGGCCACTACCCACAAAGACCTCCTGGAAGAGCTGGCGCCGACGATCTACGTCGAGAAGCGCTTCAAGGACAAGATCGAAATGATGGTGACAAGAAATGACCTGTGAACTGATTCGTGTGGACTTCAAGAACCGCAAGGTGAAAGGCCGCGAGCAGCTGGGTGAGGAAGCCCCGGTTTACAACCCGTACAAGGACGAAGACTTCAAGGGTCTGACTGCAGCAATGGCTGACCTGGCTGTTTCGACTGCCGGTGAGGGCGGCGATCCGAACCGCATGATCGTGATCGCGGTGGACGGTGAAGCGATGCTCATGGACGGTGACTTGATCAGTGATCAAGAGGCGATCGACTGTCTCAAGAGTCTGGTCGCAAAGCTGGAAAAGGGCCTGCAACCGACGGAGAGCGGTTCCAGTGACTGACCACGACCTGATCATCGAACGCAGGGACGACGCAAAGCCCCGGTTTTCGCTGATGGACGATATGTGGGTCGAGCGCGGAACCAAGGCAGATTGGGACGAGCTGCACGACCTCCACTACAAGGCGGAAACCCTGCCTGCAGGTCCGCACTTCTGGCGCTGCGTCAACTACCGGGATAACTCCCTGGTTGGCGTGGTGGTGCTGAGCTCGGTTGCGCTGCTGTTGGCTCCGCGACACCAGGTCTTCCCCAAGTTGAAGCCTGGCAAGGACTCGCACTTCACCAACGTCCATCGAGCGACATACCTGAACGCGAACTTCCGTCGAGCGGCGCGGATCGTCACGGACACCATGTACCGAGGCGTGGGCGTGAGCTACCGGATGGTCAACCTGGCCATGCGGATGGAGGGTTACAAGTTCGTGGAAATCCAGTCGTCCATGAGCAAGTTCAACCCCTTCGACACCAAGTCCGGTTTCAAGCACGCGCACCTGAAATCCGCAGCGGCCTACGAGAAGGGTCTGAAATTCATGCGGAGTCTGTTCAAGGCTCACCCTGCGGATCACCAGGCTGTCATGGAAGAACTGGCCCAGATGCCACCGGCTCTTTGCGAGAAGGCTCTTGAAGAGATGAGGGCGTTTTACTACCGGCACTCCAGTCGCGAAAAAACCGGATCGAACCTGAACGTCGGCACGGGCAAGGTCGATGCAATGGAGCCGGCGCACTTGCTCCGCGAGCTGCAGCAGTTGGTGTTCGCAAGCCCGGTCTACGGGATTTGGCAGAACCCTGACCTGGGCCGGAAGCTGCCTGATCGACTTCCACTGAAAGCCTTCGACTTCCAGAAACCCAACGAACCTCTGAGGCTTGATTTGCTATGAAGCCACTCACAAGAAAGCAGACCGCCCTGATGAAAGTCGTCATGGCCGGCAACATCGATGCGAAAGGCGCCTGGGTCAGCTGGTGCGACTACCAGCAGATTCTGGATCGGCTGCCGTACAAGACCTCCCGCGAGTCGCTGATGTGCTCGATTCGAATCCTGGTCAACCAGGGGTGGATCGAGCGCGAAGGCAAGGAAATCCGGGATGGTCGGGCGAGGCAGACAGTAGCGCCAACGGCTGTGGCCAAGAGAATCCTCAACCCGGCATCCAAGCCCGCTCCGGTGACTTACCGCGAAGTGGTGGAGGATGACGTGGTGGAGCTGATTCTGGAATAGCTCTATTTTCGCGCTGGTTGAACGATCTCGCTCTGGGCGCTACATCGGGTCGTCTTGAGCGAGATCGTGCGTTATACGCGAAACCAGACGGGTTCCCGAGCTATCAAATAACCGATTCGTTACTTGCTAACCGAGCTGGGCGCGACAAAGCTCCCGGACGCGATTATGGTGTGAATGGCGAGGGGCAGCTTGGAAATTTTCATGAGCGCGGCGGGCCGGGTAGATGGGTCGTCGTGAAAGGGAGAAAGAGGGGGACTATAGGGGGAGATAGAGGGATAGTAAGTATTTAATTAGTTAGAAGTATTATAAATATACGCAGCGTGGCGTTGGGAAGCAAATTTTCTAAAACCTTACACAAGCCGGGAGAAATCAAGGGGTTAGCTCACTCCGGTAGCCTCCAACCACACTAACTGGTTAGTTATTGACACCACCCGGAAGTCATAGGAGAATGTAGTCCGGTTGCCGACTCCACGGGCAGCGTTTTTCTCCTTCGGCGGGCTTGCCCGCCTTTTTTCAGATGACAGACGAAACCGTAGCCAACCCAGCAGAATCGAGCACTCCGGCCCTCAGTAAACGTCTGACGCCGAGAGAGTACGCCAAAGCCAAATCCATGTGGCAGTCCGGCGACTACTCGCTTTCCGAAATCTCAGAAGCCGTGGGCGTGAGCGCTACGGCTTTGTCGCGCCGGTTCAAAAAAGACGGCGTGAAGCGTGGCTCATTCGCGGACAAGACCGCTGCTGCCGTTCAGAAGTCCATTGAGAGAACTGCGGCTGCCCAGGCGGAAGAGCTGGCGAGCTACGCCCACGATCTCAAGATGAACGCCCTCAAGGCCATCGACCTGTTCAATCGCAAGGCCTACGCAGACGTGGCCAAAGCGATCAAGGACGGCACGCCGGTTGGTGAGCGACTGACCGACCTCAAGGCGATCTCCGAAGCATCCAAGATAATTTCGCAGAACTACCAGACCGGGGCCAACATCCTGGGTCTGGATCGCGAGCTGGATGAAGGCGAAGAGCTGTCCGAACTGCGCATCAAGATCATGACCGAGGAAGACGTGAAGGAGCTTCGCGAGAAGCAGCGTCGAGAAGCCGCAGAGGCTGCCGGTGAAATGATCGATGACGAGCTTGAAGGCCTCACCCCAGAAGAGCTGGAAGAGCTGGACGAAATCTTGGTCGAGGGCGAGCCGGAAGAGGCCGCCTGATGAAGATTCGCCCAGCGAAGGTCTTCAAGCCCAAGTTCGACATTGAAACCGGCCTGCACCCAAAGCAGGCCGAGGTCTTTCTGGACACAGCCCGCTTCCGGGTAGTCGTCGCCGGCCGCCGCTGGGGCAAGACCAACCTCTCGAAGAGCGAAATCCTCGCCAGGGCCAGAACGCCCAAGCAGAAGATTTGGTACATCGCTCCGACCTACCGCATGGCCAAGCAGATCATGTGGAACGACCTCAAAGAGTCGATTCCGCGTGACTGGATCGTTCGTATCCACGAAACCGAAATGTCGGTCACGCTGGCCAACGGCACGATCATCGAGTGTAAGGGCGCTGACAACCCGGACACACTGCGCGGTGTGGGTCTGAACTTCGTCGTCCTGGACGAGTTCCAGGACATTCGCACCGAGACCTGGACAACGATCATTCGACCGACGCTGGCGAAGGATCGCGGTGAAGCGCTGTTCATCGGCACCCCAAAGGCATACAACCAGCTCTACGAGCTGTACATGCTGGGTCAGGACGACAGCCGCACCGCCTGGTCGAGCTACCAGTTCCCTACGATCACCTCGCCGTTCATTCCCGAGGAAGAGATCGCCGACGCTCGCCGCGATATGGACCCGCGCACCTTCCGCCAGGAGTTCGAGGCTAGCTTCGAAACCATGTCCGGTCGCGTGTACTACCCGTTCGACCGTCACAAGCATGTCCACAGCAAGGTCGTGTTCAACCCGGCTCTGCCGATCTGGGTAGGCGTAGACTTCAACATCGACCCCATGTCCGCCGCGATCATTCAGCCGCAAACCAACGGCCAGCTCTGGATCGTGGACGAGGTGTTCCTGCACAACTCCAACACGGCCGAAATGTGCGAGGAACTGGAGCGCCGGTATTGGCGCTACATGGACAAGATCACGATCTATCCCGACCCTGCAGGCGGCGCACGTCAGCACGCTCGCGGTGAGTCTGACCTGGATATCTTCCGGCAGAAGGGCTTCAAGCGGATCAAGTATCGCAAGAAGCACCCGTTTGTTGCCGACCGTGTGAACTCGGTAAACCGGATGCTGCAGTCTGCCGATGGCAACATGCGCCTGCTGGTAGGGCAGGGCTGCCGCAACGTCATCGAGTCCCTGGAACAGACGCTCTACAAAGCGGGTTCCCGCGATATCGACAAGGCCGCTGGTATGGAACACATCACTGACGCGATGGGTTATCCCATCGAGCTTGAGTTCCCGACCAAGCAAATTGTTATCGCTGGTCGTTCTTTGTAGTTGCCAACTAACTCACCAGTTAGTTACTATATATGGCACTTTCTTCGTAGGTGTTCGTGTGGACAGTAAGGCGATCAAGAAAATCATCGACCGTAGGCACCCGTTGTATCGGGAGCTGCTGCCGCATTGGGAGTTTCTTGGCGAGTCGTACAAGGGCGGTCGCTCCTGGTTCGAGAAGAACATCTTCCGCTACATCAAAGAGGGCGATATCGAGTACGGCGACCGTGTGAAGCGGGCCTACCGATTCAACCACACCCGCGAAGTCGTGGACCTGGTGAACAAGTATCTGTTCCGTGCGCCGATCAGCCGCAAGGATGATGACGTTCCCGAAGAGGTCAAGAATTTCTGGAAGAAAGTCGATGCCCAGGGCCTGAGCATCGACGAGTTCATGCGTATCGTCTCGCTCAAGTCCTCGATCTACGGCCGCCCCTGGATCGTGATCGACAACCGAGTCACCGAAACCCCGGAAGCGGCCGGTGACGAAGAAGACGATGTGAAGGAAGAGGGCGTTGATCTCTACGCCTACATCGTTCCCCCGCAGCAAGTGGTTGACTACGCCTTCGACGAGGCCGGCGAACTGCTGTGGGTTTTGATCGAGGAACAATACCGTGACGACAAAGACCCAATTACTTCGACAGGCGACCTCTCGCTTCGCTATCGCCTGTGGACTCGCACTAGCTGGACCCTATTTGGGTTCAGGAAAGGTACTGGCAAGCTGGGTGGCGCGTGGGAAGTTCAGGGAGGCGGTCAGCATGACCTGGGACTGGTTCCTGTTATTCCGGCAAACAACTCCGTCGTCGCCGACCTCTGGGACTGCCCAGCCCTGATTGCCGACGTGGCGTATCTGGATCGCGCTGTCGCGAACTACGCCTCGAACCTCGACGCCATCATCCAGGATCAGACCTTCTCGCAGCTGGCCATGCCGGCACAGAACGTCCTACCGGGTGATGACGCCTACAACAAGCTGCTGGAAATGGGCACCAAGCGGGTGTTCCTGTACGACGGTGAAGGCGGTCAGCCTCCTGCGTACCTGAGCCCGGACCCGCGCCAGGCCACGCTGATCATCAGCGCCATCCAGCAGCTGATCAACGAAATCTACCACTCGGTTGGTCTGGCTGGTGAGCGCACCAAGCAGGACAACAGCAAGGGCATCGACAACAGCTCTGGCGTAGCCAAGTCCAAGGACTTCGAGCGCGTCGTAGCTCTGCTGTCGTCCAAAGCAGATGCCCTGGAGACCGTCGAGAACAAGATCGTCAAGGTGGTTTGCGCCTGGGCAGAAGCCGACGCTCCTGAAAAGGACGTTGTGACCTACCCGGTCGAAAGCCAGTTTGACGTGCGGACGCTGTACGACGAGATCGACGTGGCCATGAAGCTCCGCCTCATGAGCGTGCCCGCGATCCTCATGGAAGAGCAGATGTTCCGCACCGTCGAGAAGCTGTTCCCGGACCTCGGGGATGACCTTCTCAAGAAAATGCGTGGCGAGTTGAAGACCTGGGCCTCTGATCTGCAAGAGAGCGCAGAGCAGGTTCGTGCCGAAGGTTCGGATGCAGCCAAGCGTGTCGTCGAGGAAGCCAAACGGAATCGCGACCAAGCGGCCTCCAAGAAGACAGAAACCCAAAGCCGAGAGAACGGCAAATCCAGCGGCCAAGCGAAAGGCCAGGAGTAAGTAATTTATGCCCCAACATCTTGTTTGGCTCTTCGGTCGAGCCGGCATCCCTGTAATGGAAGCCAACGACGGCAACGGCAACGATCTGCCCGGTGGTAACGGCGATGGCGCCGACAATGCAGGTGATGACAACACCCCGGACAACAAGCCTGGTGACAACCAGCCTGGTTCCGATGGTGGTGAAGGCGAAGACGACAAGCCCGGCTCCAAGTCCGGTCTGAGCGACGAGGCCGCCAAGCTGCTGCGTGACGTGATGAAGCACAAAGATCGCGCCAAGCAGGCAGAAGAGCAGCTGAACGCTCTCAAGGGCGCCCTGGGCGACCTGAAACCGGAAGATGTGGCCGCTCTCGTAGCGCAGCAAAAGGAACAGGAACGCCTGAACCTGGAGAAGCGTGGCGAGTACGACCGCATCCTGGAGCAAGTGCGTACTGAGCACACCAAGGAAAAGAGCACTCTGTCCGAGCAGATCGAGGCTCTGAAAGCGCAGCTCAATGAGCGCGATTCGCAGATTCAGGAAATGACCGTAGGTCGTGCCTTCTCCGAGTCGGTGTTCATTCGTGAGCAGTCCAAGATTCCGGCCAGCATCGCTCGCAAGGAATTTGGCAATCACGTCGAGCTGATCGACGGCCAGGTCGTTGTGTACGACAAGCCGAAAGGCGCTGCCGACCGTACTCCGCTGGTGGATGCGAACGGCAAATACAAGGCGTTCGAGGACGCGATTGCAGCGCTGTATTCGGCCCACCCGGAAGCCGCTTCTCTGATCAAGCAGAAGGGTAAGCCGGGTAGCGGAAGTGGCAACCTGGACACCGGCAAGAAGGTCGAGGCTCCGAAGCCTGTCGCTACTGGTGTGAACCGCATCGCTCAGGCGCTCAGCAACAAGAATCAGTGAAGGGTCCGACAAGGCCGGGGCTTTACTGAGTTTTCCGAAATCCAAGCTAACTAAGGAGTTAGTTATATGCCTCTGATGCGTGATATCGCCGAAACTCTGTCCCAAGAGGACATGGTGCGCGGCGTGATCGAAGAAATCGTCCACAAGGACGATCTGATGGCCCTGCTGCCGTTCTCCCGCACCGACGGTAAGGCTTACGTCTACGTCCGCGAGAAGACCAACAGCGAAGGCGTGTTCCTGGACGTGAACGAAGTCGTGCCGGAAGGCGCGTCCGAAGTCGAAGAAGTGGTCACCAAGCTGCGTATCATCGCTGGTGACGTGGACGTGGATAAGTTCCTGAACGAAACCATGTCCGACACCAATCAGCAGCTGGCGATCCAGATCGCCATGAAGGCGAAGGGCCTGGCCACCGTCTTCCGTCGTGCTCTGGTGCAAGGCGACAGCTCGGTCAACCCGAAGTCCTTCGACGGCCTGAACAAGCTGGTGAGCGACACCGGCAACTTCATCACCGCTGGCCCGAATGGCGCTGCCATCAGCCTGGCGATGCTGGACGAGCTGATCGACAAGGTGAACGGTCGTCCTGACGCTCTGATGATGCGTCCGGGCACTTTCCGCGCCCTGAAAACCCTGTGGCGTGCAGCTGGTGGCAACACTGGCGGTATGCTCCAGATCGACAACTTCGGTCTGCAAGTGCCGGCTCACGACGGCATCCCGATCATCATCAACGAGTTCATTCCGGGCGACGTTGCTCAGGGTTCCGCCGCGAACACCTGCTCGATCTACGCCCTGCGCCTGAACGAAGTTGACGGTGTTCACGGCCTGTTCGGCGGCGAGTCCGCTGGTATCCGCATCGAGGATATCGGCACCGTCCAGAACAAGGACGCCACCCGCACCCGTCTGAAGTGGTACTGCGGCCTGGCCCTCAAGGCCACCAAGTCGCTGGCTGCTCTGCGCGGTGTCACCAACGTCTAAGGACGTTGGACTCACTAAGCAGTGAGTTAGTGTGGTATAAGAGGGGCATGGGAAACCACGCCCCTCTTTTCATTTCTCCTGGAGACAATATCAATGCAAATTCGTCTGACTGACCCCGGCTTCGCCGGCTTCACTGGCTACTTCGGCAACATCAAGTTCGAAGATGGCGTATCCGAGCACATCAGCTCCGTCGAGGCCGAGCGCCTGGGCTGCATCGTCGCCTGCGAAACCCTGGAAGGCGAAAACCCCAGCGCTACTCAGCGCATGGTGGACGTTCGCAACAAAGACCTGAACGACCTGCACGGCACCGGCCACGAAGTATCCAACCTGGGCGCCCAAGAGCAGAACCAGGTTCAGACTGAGAACCAGGTCGACGCTCAGAGCGAAGGGCAGGGCGAGTCCGTCAATAGTTCTGCCGAAAAGCCCAAGTTCGACTTCACCCGTGAAGACCTGGAAGCCCTGGCCGACGCCGAAGGCATCGCCGGTCTGCGCAACCTGGGTTCGCAACACGGCATCAAGGGCCGCTCCATCGTCGAGATCATCGAAGAGCTGCTGGCTCTGAAAGAAGCCGCCGAGTCCAACAAGGAGTAAGGCATGGTCAGTGTCGTGAAATCCGGCACTGCCATTCGTTATCAAATCGAGCCTGGCGTGGGCGGTCACCCGATGACCGCTCACACCGTTTCGGTGAAGGTGACGGTTGGTGGAGCTGAAACCTACGCCGGCGACTTCCTGTTCGCCGATGCCCTGACGGCAGGGGTCAATCTGCCATCGTCCGCAACTCAGATCAGTTCTGGTCGAGCCTTCGCAATCGCGACCTACGACTTCAAGGACGCTGACGGCAACTTGATCAGCTCGGTAGCGACCGAGATCGTGATCGAGTCCGACAACCTGCTGGTGGTGGGTGAGAACAGCTTCGCCAGTTACCAGGAGCTGATCATCGAGTCGTTCAACATGACCGACCTGGCCACCTTCAAAGACGCCTCGAAGGAAGAGCAGATCGCAGCTCTGATCACCGCGTACTACAACGCCGGCTCCATGAGCGTGAGCTTCTTCAACCATCGCCACCTGATCGATCCACTGTCGATCATGCCGTCTGATATGGCGAAGATCGGCTCAACTCGATCTCTGACCGCCGACCAGATTTCCAAGCTCAAGCCGGAAGTGGTGAAGCAGCTGATTCGCTGCCAGCTGGCCGAAGCCGACTCGCTCCTGGGCGGAAACCCAATCGAACGCCAGCGCATCCTGGGTCTGCTGTCCCATGCTGCCGGCGAATCCACTCACTTCTATCGCACCTCCAAGCCGCTCGAACTGCCAATCAGCAAGCGTGCTGCTGTCGAGCTGCGCGGGATCATCAACTATGCAATCCGTATCGGTCGATAACCAGGCAGTAGGTGGTCACGTCAAGGAAGCCGTGACCCTCTACAAGCACTTCCTGACAGGCCTTCGCGGCGCAGCAGCTGAACTTCTTGCCGGCGTCAGCAATGGAACCAAGTCTCTGGTCGCGATGGACCGGGACTTCAAGCGAATTGCAGACGACTTCGAGCATGTGTTCGTAGGCATGGTTGGCTCAGCACTCAGGGAGGGCTCTGGGAGCGCGATAGCAGCGTCGGAAAGCGCGAGCAGTAGTCACGCTACTGATCGCAGCTTTGCCGTCGCAGAAACGCTCGTAGCGAGCTTTACCGACAGTATCTTGAGCACGCTTGCGACTCAGATGCGCGCAGACGTTCGAGTAGCCGAGGACTTCGTGCGAAAGCAACTGATGGGCGGCAGATCGTTCGCTACCTCCGAAGAGCTTGCGCGGGAGCTGGAGTTCAAGTTCCGGGACAAAGCAGGTCGAGAGATCGATTCGGCTGACCACATCAGTCGCGAGATCAACTGGAGCTATCGAGCCAACTACAACACGACACTGCTGTTCTCAGCCTCCGCGCTGGGCCTGGAAGAGTTCGTTGTTGACGGCGGTTCGAACAGCGGCACCAAGTTGAGCCTGGAAGACTACGACAAGAGGTCTGGATCGATCTTCCACCACAACAGCAAAGCCCTCCTGCAAGTTCCAAGCTAACTATTCTGTTAGTTAGTGGCGTGTTATAATTGTTGGCATGACTCCGTTCATTCCTGTCAATACCGCCAAGCTGATCAAATCCAGTGCCGGGTTCACCGTCACTGGAGATCGACTCTTTGAACTGCCTGTCAAAGTCGGTATCAGCATCATTCGTCTGGCCACTTCGGTGAGCCAGACTTCCGTTCGCGCTGACAAATCTGGCACCAAGAGCTACGCCGACGAGCAGCTGGAGAAGGGCAGGGTATTGATGCACCCGCGCCACACGCCCAAAGAGGGCGACAAGCTGGAGATTCGCGGCGTCGAGTATGAGATCACCGGCGTCCGCCCCGTCTTCTCGATGGACGGCAAGATCGATCACTACCAGGTCGAACTGTAATGGGCGTTCGGATCAAAGGCGGTCCAGGTATCAGAGCCAGCTTCACGCTGGTAAAGGCTCGAATGGAAGGCCTGCAGAAGCAGTGGCTCGAACTCATTGGCGAGTTCGTCAAGAAGGAAGCTCAGAAGCGAGCTCCGATTGATACCAGGGACATGGAGCAAGCCATTGTTTCAAGACTCACCTCGCAAAAGACGGTGAGTGTTTTCATCGACAAGTCACTGATCGATCTCGAAGACCACCAGGGCTACGACTACACCATCAGGATTCACGAAGGCATTGGCTGGGAGAACCTGGGTCCGAAGTCGAAGATCAAGCAGTCGGTCTACCCGGAAGTCGTAGTAGGCGCCAAGTTTCTCGAAAGAGCGGCAGAGGAAAACAGGGCGTTCATCAAAGCCCAGGCCGCTGCAGTGTTTAAGGAGCTGGCGAAGCTATGAAGCTGCTGGAGGCGATCACAGGTTACATCCAGGCTCAGGGCCTGGGCACTCAAGGGGTCGATCTGTTCTACGGCTACATGCCGGCAGAGATCGATTCGGGAAGCGTTGTTCTGGCTCGGGTGATGATCGATATCGACCCGTACACCGGGATCAACAAAGGAACCTTCCAGGTCGTGAGCCGAGCAATGAAAAGCGCTCAGGCTTACGACAGGGCCGCCGCGATCAAGAAAGTGTTGCGGCTTGAAGGAGCGGAGCTGGGCGGGGTGAAGTTCAAGTTCATCCTCCCGAAACACGAGCCTCTTGTGTTTCCGCGAACAGACGGCGGCCAGTACGAGGCTTCTGTCAATTACCAATTCGTTGCTGACAACTGGGAGTAATTGGAGATGGCGAACAACTCCACCGAAAATATCCGCATGGGTACTTGCACCCTGCTGTACGACGGCGTTGACCTGGGCTTCACGATGGGCGGTGTGGAAGTGGAAGTGACCACTACCACTCACGAAACCAAAGTGGACCAGTTCGGCGATACCGTCGCGAACGAGTACATCATGGGTCGTAACATCGTGGTCAAGGCTCCGCTGGCCGAAACCACCCTGGACAACATGGCCGCCGTGATTCCGGGCGCGACCCTGATCACCGACAACACCAACCCTTCTGCTCCGAAGAAGAAGGTCGAAGTGAAGTCGGGTACTGGTATCTCGCTGCTGGAGCGTGCGAAGGAGCTGGTGCTGCACCCGATCTCCAAGCCGCTGTCGGACAAGTCCGAAGACCTGGTGATCCCGCTGGCCGCTACCGCTGGTGGCATGAACTTCGCGTACAAGTACGACCAAGAGCGCGTATTCAACTGCGAGTTCAAGGGCTACCCGGACGCGGACACCGGCGTGCTGTTCATCTACGGCGACAAAGCCGTCGTAGCAACCCCGTAACTCACTAACGACTTAGTTAGTGTCACCCAATAAGCAGCCCCACATCGGGGCTGCTGCTTAGGAGAAAGAAATGGAACTGCTGAACCTGGACGAACTGACCACCCTGGAACGCTTCGTCACCCTGCGCGGCAAGCGCTACCCGGTCGTGGATCGCTCTGTCGGCCAAATGATCGAGTCCATCGCCATCACTCGTAAGGGCGGCGTGCAGACCGAAGAAGACTTCCTGAACTCGATGGTGAAGACCATCGAAGCCGTGATCCCGGACGCCCCGCAAGAGGTGATTCGCTCCATGAGCCTGCGCCAGATGGTCGCGCTGATCGAGTTCGTGAACCAAGACCCGAACAAGCTGGCTGCCGAAGCCGAAGCCCAGGCGAAGGCCGAAGGCAAGACCGGCGCAGTGGAGAGCGTTGCCCCCGTATCGGGGGAGTAGCAGCCGTCGAGGCAATCGATTTCGCCTTCCTGTTCGCCCGCTTCTGCCGCTTCTACGGATGGACTGACACGCATGTGCTGGCAATGCCAGCTCGCCGGTTCTGGATGTTGGAGCGGCAGATCGAGCGGATCAGAGCAGAGGAAGAAATCAGGTCTGTGCAGCGCGGGACGATGATCACGCCTCCGCAGACCACCGACCAGTCTCGACGGATTGAAGAGTATGTGGGTCGCCTGACCCTGGAGATCGGTGAGACGGCGAGGCTTCGACGGAACATCCACGTCGCTCCAGAACCAGGCGCCAAAGACAAGTTCTTGAGTTTGATAGGTGGATAGTAAATGAGCTTGGGTCAACTGGTTGTAGAGCTGTCTCTCGATGGCAGCGAATTTACGCTCAACCTCAAGAGAGCTGACGGCCAGTTGGCTCAGTTCATTCAGCGAAGTGGCGCTGCAGATCAGGCCATTCGCAGAGCTGAGCGGTCTACCCGTTCGTGGGGAAGCGCCCTGCGTGACGGCGTGATCGTCCTTTCCCTGATTCGATCCGCAATTCAGAACGTCTCCGACGCCGCATTTGGCTGGCAGCGGGCAATCGTTTCGGTCAACGCCGAAATGGAACGCTCGATCCAGCTGATGAAAAACTTCTCGATGCAGACCGATAGCACCAAAGCAACCGCAGAGGCGATTGCTGATGTGCAGGGTCTGCTCGACCGCGCATCCACTGCGCCTTTCAGCCTGAACTCGATCACTGACAGCTTTGTGAAGCTGCGCGTCGCCGGCCTCGATCCTGCCGAAAAGAGCCTGAACACCCTGATCGACTCTGTTGCTGCGTTCGGCGGCACTGACCAGAACCTCCAACGAGCCGCTGTTGCTATTCAGCAAATGGCTGGTAAAGGGGTGGTCAGTATGGAAGAGCTGCGTCAACAGCTCGGCGAGAGCGTTCCTGTGGCCATCAACGCAATGGCCGATGCGCTGGGCACCACCTACTCCGACCTGGTGAAGCAAATCAGCCTGGGCCGGGTAAAATCTGAGCCTGCTCTGGCAGCGATGATGGCCGAGCTTGAGCGCTCGTTCAAAGGCCGCGCCGCAGCAATGACAGAGACCTGGAACGGCGCTGTCGCTCAGTTCGAAACCACCACCAAGCGCCTCGCTCTGGCCATCGGCGGCCTGAACGACGACGGCTACGAAGAGGGCGGCTATTTCAGCACGCTAACCGGCGAGCTGAATAGCTTGAACGATATCCTCTCCGACCCGGAAATGATCGACTCCGCGAGAGAGTTCGGCCGCGCCCTAGCTGAGCTAGTCAAGATCGCAGCGGAAGGCGTGAAGTGGATCGTTGAGCATCGCGAAGCTCTGTATGAGTGGGGCAAGGCGTTCCTGTACGTCTACGGCGCTGTGAAGGGCTACAGCGTCATCAAGGGCGTAACCGACGCGATGGCCGGCAGTATCTCTTCGCTTGCAGGCAAGGTCGCGCTCGCGCAACAAGCTGGCATGGGTCTGAGCGCTATGCTCGCCACCACAGGCCGGTCGATGGTGAACTTCACCAACCCGACCACCCAGGCCGCTCAATCGATTGCCGGCGCAGCTACCCAATCCACTCTGCTGCGAGGCGGTCTGGGTCTTCTGGGCGGCGCTCTCGGTGTAATCACAGGCCCAATTGGCATGGTCACTATGGCCGCTGTTGCCGGTGGCTTGGCCTGGAAGGAGTATCAGGACGAGGTTCGCAAAACTCGCGACGAGGTTCTGTCTCTGAATGGCGCTCTGACCAACAACGCTCAGTTGCAAACCCTGCTCGATCACAAGAAATCTCTCCAGGAGAAGCTGGAAGAGCGATTCGGTCGAGGCAACTACACAATCGGTATGCAGGGCGACTTCGCGAACGTGCGCGAATACCGAGCCGCCAAAGCTAAGGCCGAAGCAGAGATTCGCAAGGTAGACGAGGATATCTCTAAGGGTAGGCAAGAGCTCGCTCAAATCTACGGCGAGCGGGAAGCTCGTGCCGCGATCCTGGCCGAAGAGAAGAAAGTCGCCGAGTTGACTCGCCAGTACCAGATCAACAAGAAGAAGTTGGCTGACCAGCGCGAGCGCGGCGAGATCACCCAGGAACAGTATGTTGATGGTCTTGGTCAGCTTGGCCGTCTGGGCGTTCAGGATCAGATTGACCAGTACACCGAAGCGTTGAGCAAAGTCGAAGCGCAGCGTGCCAGCCTTGAACAGACGATCAAGCTGGCCGGCGACTCGGCAAGCCAGGGCTTGAGGGAGAGACTGGCATCCGCGACCAAGCAGGCTGACGAGTACACTCTCAAGCTGAACGAAGCTCGCGACAGCCTGAACAGCATTCAGAAGACCAACCTGCAAGACACCATTGTCGGTGGGGGCGCTGGCGCTGCTGGTGGGGCGGCCAAGTTCAACCCGCTCGTCAAGTTCATGAGCAGCCTGTCTCTGAGCGTCGCGAAGGCCGGCGCTACTGCGGAAGAAGCGAACCCGCACCTGGCTCAGCTCGAACAGGTTCTGCAGAACATGGCTGAAATGGGTCAGAGCGCCGACCCGGCCATGATCGAGAAGGCTCGACAGTTCGCGGCTCAGCGCTGGGAGCAGGAGAAGGCCACCAAAGCTGTCAAGGAAGCTACCGACTCCTATCAGGCATCTCTCGACAGAGTGAACCAGATTGAGAAGGTGCTGACCGGCAAGCAGCTCAAGAACGAGAACGAAAACCAGTGGCTCAAGGCGAGCGCTGACGCTGAGCGCTACCGCGAAGAGATCGTCGGTATTCAGGAAGAACTGGCCCGAGCTCAAGCCACTGCCAACGCTCAGGGCGAAACCGAGCTCTCTGCGAAGATCGACGAGGCGAGAGCCGTAATCGAAGACCTGGACGAGAAGATCGACCGTGTTGCGATCAGCGGAGCTACTAAAGCTCTGAACGCTCGCACCAAGGAAATCGAAGACTCGATGAAGACCCAGAGTCAGCTGATCGACCAGGAGTTCGAGTATCAGATGCAGCAGGCTCGGGAATACTACGCCGAGCTGGCAAGCGCGCAGGATGTGAGCGAGGCTGATTGGAACGCCTACTACAGCTATATCTCGGCTCTGCGAGCCAAGCACGAACGTGACACTGAGTCCGGCCTGCAGAAGTGGATTCGAGAGAACCAGGACGCTTCTGAGCAGTACAAGTCCCTGTGGGGCTCCGCGATGGACAGCTTCTCCGACACCGTTGCAGATGGTCTGATCGAGGGCAAGTTTCAGATCGCCGACTTCGTGCAGTACGTCCTGAAGGAGCTGATCAAGATTCAGGTCGCAAAGGCCGTTGCTGGTATCGCAACGTCCATCGCCGGAGCTTGGAGCGGGGCGGGCGCAGCAAGCGGTTCTATGTCTGCTGGTGCAACACAGGCTGGCTACACCGGAACCGACTTCTCCAATTGGGTAGCAGCTCAGCCTTATGCCAATGGCGGCATCATGACCAAGTGGGGCAACGCCAAGCTAAAGGAATACGCCAATGGCGGCATCGCGCGATCCCCGCAAGTAGCTGTGTTCGGCGAGGGCTCTATGGCAGAGGCCTACGTTCCGCTACCTGACGGAAGAACAATTCCGGTAACGCTCCAGGGTCAGATGGCTGGAGGTGGCGGTCAGCAGCCGGCTCAACAGCCGAGAGTTTCGGTGAACGTGATCAACCAGTCCGGCACTCAGATGAACGGTGAACAGACTGGCCAATCCTTCGACGGTGAACAGTTTGTCGTGGACGTGGTGCTGAAAGCGGTCAACCGCCCAGGCGCCCTCCGTGACGCAGTGAAAGGTGCAGCGTAATGGCTACAAGCATTAACTTCCCGAGTGTCCTGGCGGAAATCCAGGACTCTCAATACTTCGGCATCGAGTATGAGGACAAGGGTCTAAAGGGTGAGGCTGACGGCGGCTATGTTCACGTCAGACCTCGCCACACCAGGCGGCCGAGAAAGACGTTCAAGACGGGCTTCACGATGATCACTCAGGATCAGATGAACATCCTGGAGGCCTTCTACGAACTTGTCGGCACCTACTCGAAGTTCGGTTACACGAACCCGGCGACTGGGACTACCCACGAGGTCAGGTTCAACAAGAATTTCACCGCAAAGTATAAGGGCATGGGGCCGACCCGTCTGTGGAACATCACCGACATTGAACTGATTGAGGTTTAACCTGTAAAATAACTACCAAGTTAGTTACTTGAGCAGGCCATGAAGAACCTCTCGATTGCATCGATCATCGCCAAGAACCAAATCCAGTCGGACGAGGCCTGGCTGATCGCGCTCAAGATTCATGTCCGTGACCCCGAGACCAACTCTGTGGTTGAGGTAATCCGTGTTGTGAACAACACCGAGATCACCTCGATCCAGGGCGAAGACTACGAGCCTTTCCCGTTCTCGATCTCGATCAACGAGAAGGCGAACGAGCTTCCCACCCTCACTATCACGATCCAGGACCAGACCCAGATCGTCCAGTCCTACATGCAGCGATACGGCGGCGGCGTCGGATTCGACGTTGACCTGATCATCGTGCGTGCTACCACCGCAACTGACACCGAAGCCGACCCGGAGCTCACCGAGTATTTCCAGGTCATCAGTTCGGGCGTCTCGAACTATGTGGTTAGCTGGACATTGGGGGCAGAAAACCCGCTTCGTCAGATTTTCCCGGCCAGGCGCCAGGAGGACGAGCAGTGCGGCTTCCGCTTCAAGGACCAGAACTGCGGATATACCGGCCCTGCCGGCACCTGCGATCTGACCCTGAACGGGCCGAACGGCTGCAGGGCAAAGTGGAACTCGAAAAACTTCGGTGGCTATCCAGGCATCATTGTGAGGGGTTGATGGACTACATCGACCTGCTGGGTAAGCCCTTCAAATACGGGGGCCGCAGTCTCGAAGACGGCGGCCTCGATTGCTATGGCGTGGTGGTGGAAATGGGCCGCAGAAGCGGGGCCAACTACCCGGTTCGCCAGTTCTCCGAAAGCCTGGACGTGAATCACGCTCTGATGGCTTGCCAGATGGACGAGTGGGAGCGATGCGATCCGCATCCCGGCTGCGTAGTCCTGATCCGCATTTACAAGTATCCGTGCCACGTCGGCGTTGTGCTAGACGATTACACCTTCATTCATGCCTGGGAAGGCAGTGGCGGCGTCGTCGTTGAAAGACTCGAAGACTGGCAAAAACGCATCGAGGGCTTCTACCGATATGTCGGTCATCGAGAAGGGTAAGGTCACTTTCCTCTACATCGCCAACCCGCTGACTCCCGCAGAGTCCCGCAACCTGGTTGAGCGCGAATACAAGCCACGCAAGAGCCTGGCCAAGTATCTCGGCCCCCTCGATGGAGAGTGGGCCGTTTCGGTTTCTGGCCGCATGGTGCATAAGTCGGAATGGTCGAAGACCTATCTGACTGAGCGCGATTGCGTCGTCATTGCGCCGATCCTCCTGGGTGGTGGTGGCGAGAGCAGCGGCAAAACCATCATGCGCCTTGTTGCAATGATCGCCATTGCGATTTTCGCACCCTATGCTGGCGCGGCCCTGTTCGGCGCCGGTACGGTCGGTGCAGCCGTAGTGACTGCCGGTGTCATGATCGGCGGCACTATGCTGGTGAACGCGATCCTGCCCCCGCCGAAGCCGCAGATGCCAGGCTCAGGTAGTGGGTTTAATAGCAGTCCCACCTACGGGATCGATGGACCGAAGAACCTCTCTACCAAGAACGTGCCCGTGCCTGTTGTGTACGGCGAGTCCTGGTTTGCGGGCAACTTCGTCCAGACTTACGTCGAAAACTCGGACGACACTCAGTACCTGCACATGCTGCTGAACGTCGGTGAGGGTCCAATCGAGGACATTACCGATATCCATGTGAACGACCAGCCGCTCTCGAACTTCTCCGAGATCGAAATCTTCAAGCGATTTGGCGCAAAAGATCAGGAAGTCATCCCGTACTTCAACGACATCATCAAGCCGATCAACCGCAATGTGAACTTGAAGTCCGGCGTCTGGACTCTTCACACGATCACCGACCCGGTTGACCGTCTGCGGATCGATATCGTCCTGCCGAAAGGCCTGAGCTACCTTGACGACGAAGACGGCATGAGAGGGACTTCCACTGCTTTCAGAGCCGAGATCAGAGAGCAGGGGACTAGCGCCTGGCTGCCCTTCAACGGCAGCAGCTCTGAGATTCGCATCGAAGGCAAATCCATGTCCCCGATGCGGAAGTCGTACTACTCGACGACCCTGAACAAGTCCAAGCGCTACGAAATCCGCCTAACCCATACGGAAGATGACGAGAGCGAAAAGACCGCCAACTCGATCACCTTGACCGACGTGAACGAGATTCTGTTCGACGATATCCAGTATCGCTACACCGCGCTCCTGGGTCTGCGAATCAAGCTGTCCGACCAGCTGAACGGAATCCCGAAAGTCACCTACCGAGTGAAGGGCCGGAAGGTTCGAGTGTGGGACGCTGCGACAGGCAACTACGTCGAGCGGTGGACCGACAACCCGGCCTGGATCGTTGTCGATGCGATGACGAACACCCGCTACGGCGGCGGCATTCGCATGGAGCGAATCAAGCTCAGCTACTTCCGCCAATGGGCCGAATACTGCGAGGCCAACGGTCTCAAGTTCAACGGCGTGATCGACCAGAAAACGAACCTCTGGGACGCTCTGCTGCCGATCTTCAAGGCCGGTCGCGGTATGCCTGTTCGTTCCGGCACCAAGTTTCAGGTCTCCATCGTAGGCAAGCGTAAGCCTGTTCAGCTGTTCACCATGAGCAGCGTAAAGAAGGACTCAATGAACATCGATTGGCTGCCGGCAGACGAGCGCGCCAACGAAGTGACTGTGACCTACTTCGACAGGAACGACTTCGGCAAGCAGAAGACTGTGACCGTTCACAGTCCTCGCGCTCGCGCTCGCGGCGACCATCCAAAGCCGACTGAAATGACGCTGTACGGGGTGGACAATCTGGAGCAGGCCACCAGGGAAGCGACCCTGGCGATGAACATGAACGTCCTGCTCAAGACCATCAACTTCGAAGTCCCGCTGGACTCCATCGCCTGTACGCTCGGCGACGTGATCGCCGTTCAGCACGATATGGCGAAGTGGGGGATGGGCGGTGCTCTGGCATCCGGCTCCACCAAAACGAAGGTCAAGCTGGACAGGCCGGTCAAGTTCGAGATCGGCACCCAGCACGTCGTCATGATCCGTCACGACAAGGTTGTCCAGTGGACAGCAGAGATCGACGCGATTCTGGGCAACACCCTGTTCCTGAGCTTCGGCTTCAACGCGAGATCGATCGATCGTTACCGTCGCCTGATCCATGTGCCGAGCGGTAAGGACGTTGCTGTCCTGGAGCCGGTGATCGACCAGTTCGGCAGACACGGCGTTCTGGTTGACTCGGCCGTAGGCATGAAGATCGGCGACACGATCCAGCTGGTCGACACCGACGTGATCGAGACCGTCAACGTGGTCATGCCTTCGGACACCTCTGTCGAGTACACAGAGCTGAACCTGGCTGCGCCGCTGAAAATCGCACCGCGAGAAGAAACGCCCTGGGCATTCGGCGTATCTGAAAACGTGGTTGGGCTCTTCTCGGTAAACGCGATCAGCAGCGGCTCGACCGACATTTGGCGCAAGATCATCGCAATCGAGTATTCGGACGAGGCCTACGACGACGAGGTTGTCGAGTTCAAGCCAACCCCGGTTCCGACTGTACCAGTCCTGAGCAACGTGACCTTCCGAGGCTTCCAGGAACGTCGATACCTGTCTGGAGGCCTGTACAAGTCGGAAGTTGAGTTCTCCTGGGAACACTCGAGTCCGAACTACCTGTACGGCGAAGTCCACGTTTCCATCGACAGCGAGCCCTGGAGACTCTACGAGGCTGCAGCGTCCAGCTCGAAGGTCGAGCTTTCGTCTGGCAACCTGCGGGTTAAGATCGTCCCGGTGAACATCCAGGGCAACAAGCCGACCTTCGACTCTGTAGCTACCCACGTCAAGGAAGTGCTGCCGGGTGCTCCGACGCAACCTGGTGCCCCGGAAGACATTCGAGCCGAGCCGCGCAAGAACCTCATTGAGATCAAGTGGGGCAACATCGACTCCTGGGCGGCGAACAAGAACGTCTATCGCTACGAGGTGTGGGCAGCGCCTGGCGAAAACGCCAACATCAACGATGCGACCCTGCTGGCGATCACCGGCAACGACCACTATCCGCACGTCGGTCTGGCCCCGGACACCTTCTACACCTATTGGGTGAGAGCGGTGAACATCCTGGCCAACGACAAGAAGTCTGGCTTTGCCCCGACTAACGGTTTGTCGGTCAAGACCCTGCCTGCAGACACGATCTCCGACTTGTTCCCTGGCGGTATCGGCCTGACCGATCTGGATGACCAGCTGCAAAGCGAGGTCACGAAAGAGTCTGGTCTGGAGGATATCTCTGCCATTGTCAGCCAGCTGGCTGCGAAGGTCGAGAACGTCACCGACTCGAACAAGATGGAAATCTTCCAGCGCAAGGAAGCCATCGCCGGCGTAGAGGCGTTCGTTCGCCAAGAAGTCGCAACTCTGGTCACTGAGGACCAGGCCATCGCGACGATGCTGACCGAGTTGGAAGCTCGCGTGAACGACGATATCGCTGCCCAGCTGCGGGTAGAGAGTCAAACCAGAGCGAACGCTGATAGCGCGCTGAGCGCCCAGATCACGACGCTGAGCGCCCAGGTCAACGACGATATCGCTGCAGCCCTGCGGGAAGAGCAGATTGCGCGAGCTGACGCAGACTCGGCCATTGCTGCCCAGGTGACTTCCCTGAGCGCGAAGGTGAACAACGACATTCAGTCGGCGATCACCAATGAGGCTGTAGCGCGAGCGAACGCTGACACCGCTCTTTCTGGCCAGCTGACTACTCTTACTTCGAGAGTCGGCACGGCAGAAGGCAAGATCACCAGCGAGTCTCAGGCTCGGGCGAACGCCGACAGTGCGCTGAGTAGCCGGATCGATACCGTCAGCTCGACAGTTGGCGAGAACACCACCTCGATCAGCCAGGCGATGACTTCCATCGACGGCTTGAAGGCGCAGTACACCGTCAAGATCAACAGTAACGGTCATGTGGTTGGCTTTGGACTGGCTACTACAAACTCTTCTGGTGGTGGTGTGGCGAGCGAGTTCTCTATCGTCGCGGATCGGTTCAAGGTGGTGAAGCCTGGTACGACCAACACAATCCCGGTCTTCACCGTTGACGCCGCGAAGAACAGGGTGGTGATCCAAAACGCCATTGTCGGAGACCTGCAGAGTGACAACTATGTCGCCGGGGTCTCGGGGTGGATCATAAAAAAGTAGGCACCATCACCCTGGAATACGATAGAGGCGACGGGGTGGTGGTATCAGAAGCCTTCCAGGCAGAGTTCAACAACGCGATCTTCAACGGCAATGTGTCCGCTATGGAGGGAACCTTCGACGGCGCACTGACTGCCAATGCAATCGACGCTGTGAAGAACCTGACAATCGCTGGCCGGGCGACTGCTATCACCACCGTCAGCTACATCGGGTATGTGCCTGATATTTTCGACGACGACTCGGTTTGGAGAAGCGTTCACACGCTCAGCTTCCAGGTGCCGAGTAGTGACTGGCAGGGTGGCTGGGTGACTGCGGGCATCCAGTATTACATCAACGACCAGCGGCAGGATAACGACCGCTTCCAGACTGAGTACAGGATTCTGATCGACGGCCAGGTGGTTTTCACTTCGCCTAAGTCCACTCAGTTCAAGTGGTTCTATCGGGTGTTCAAATACTTCTTCCATGAAGTGTCCGCGAAGGTTGGACCTGGGTATCACACAATTGCTCTGCAATATCGTTGGCACGATTACCCGACGAACGTATATCCAGAGTTCTACGACGTGACAATTCGGGCAGACTACATCAGGAAGTGATATGTCCTATATCGAAGTATCCAACGTGATGTTTCGCGGTCAGTTGAGAGGTGCGACAGGACAGGCGCGCTTCAAGCTGACTGCGAAGGCTGTAAATGCCGTCGATACGATCAACATCGCCGGCAACCAGGTAACTTACAACTTCTTCTTCCGATATTCGAGCATTGCGGTTGCGCAGGGTGGTGTGATGCTGTCCGGGAATATCAACGTGCCGGATAACAACGCATGGATCGAGATCATCGCTTTTGGGCACGGAGCTTCTGCGCTCCAGGTGAACGGAGCAACAAGGCCGAATAGAAACAGAAGAGGTCCGTCTTTCGAGCTTCTGCCTTTCGTAGAGATCATCCCGCTCGCAAAGGGCGTTCATAACGTAAGACTGATATCGGGATTCACCGGAACTTCGGTGAAGGGTTATATCTTCTGCAGGTACATCAGAAATACAGGGTTGGCTAATACATGACGATTCCAGCTGGTTGGGCAGAGTTCAACGACGCAAACGCGATCTTTCGCGGTCGAATGGTCGGTGCATCCGGGACGTTCTCTGGAACATTCTCGTCTGACAATATCGAGGCGGTTAGAGAAGTGAATATCCGCGATGGCGCAGTTTCCGCCTATTACGGTTTCAACTTCGCAGCTGAGTCCAAAAGAGTGGACTTCGCAATTCCGGCCCAGCCTTTTGCCAGGGTAGCGGACATTATTGTTCCAATGCGAATCGAAGCGAAGGGTATCAATGCCATTGGGTACATTCACCTGTACAAAAATGGCGCCCTGTACAGAACAGAAGCGGTGAACATCAATACCGAATATAAGAGAGCAGACAAAGGCGGTGGTCTTGTCGGCTACATTCCAGTTATGCAGGTGGTTCGTTTCATCGACTTCGAGATCAGCGCAAACTCTGCTACCTCGTACAGTTTGGTGCTGCAGGATTCGCCAACTATGAGCAATCAGACAGGAACGGGCGAGATCAAACTGGTCTTCCTGGGAGCTGTAACCGTAGGATGCAGAAAGCGATGATCAACGGTGTTTCCAACTACCAACTTTCCGCAGAGACCAGTTATCTCTCAGCGCAGATGCCGAGAATCGAGAGAGCTATAGAAAGAGCGGAGCTAAAGTCCGCTTTGATTCTAGGCTGCGGGGACGGAATCGCGGTCAACGATATGGCTTTGAGAAACCCGGACTGGTCCATTGTCGGCATCGACTTCAATCGGGGCTATATCGAAGCGGCCAGAAGAATGGCGCCGGCGAACGTCAGATACATCAGAGCGGACTTTTCCGAGATCGACGAGAGCATTGGCTCCTTCGGATTCATAGGCTCACCAGGTCTTCTGTCCTGGATTCCAGAGCAGGCATTCGAGCAGGTATTTTCTCTGTTGGGGAAGTGCTCGATGGCAGGAACGGTAGCTCACTTCGGGTACGACTCTGAGTTCTTCTGGGGCGATCTGAAAGGGGTAAGAGAGGCGTTCCTAGACTTGTGGCTATCGCTTGGCGATATGACTCAGGCTAAAATGCTAATTCACAGCTTAGTTAGCTCGATGCCGCTTACCGACAGCAAGAGGCGGTTCGTTGATCGGATGATCAAGGAAGAGAAGCAACTCCGGCACTGGCTGCTGCAGCCTCACTGGAAGCCTTACTTTCCATCCGAGATTGACCAGGCGATGAAGAAAGCTGGCTTCGAGCTCGATGAACCCAGGTTGGATTCGATATCTCACCTGATGAACCCGTCGCCATACATAGAGGCGAATTACAGGAGAAGAAATTGAAAGTAGGTCTGCTATACGAAAAACAGTCTGGGCGAATCGTCATGAACGTCGTGGCGCCCGACGAGGAAAGCGTTTTGTTGCAAAAGATGGGTCGAGAAGACCTCGAAGCCATTCTCGATCTTGAAGTAGACGGTCGCGAGTTCTACATCAAGGACGGCTCGCCGGAACCCAGACCGGAAATGGCGCTGTCCATCCAGGGCGACGCTTACCTGGCAGTGGGCGAAGTGCTTCGGATCGAAGGAATCCCGGTAGGCACCGACCTGATCTATCCGGGCGGCAGAACGAAGGTAGATGATGGCTTCATCGAGTGGTCGACGAACGAGCCGGGCAGCTACTACTTCAAGTTCTCCAACTTCCCAGCCAAAGAGGTAGAAGTAAATGCCATCGTTGGGTAATCACGATCCGAGATCGCTGATCGAGGCCACCAAGGGCGATATCAACTCTTCCAGGCGCATTGCTGAGACCGTCATTCGAGTGGAAGGAAAGCTGCTCCAGTTTGACAACATCAGCAGGCAGCGGATGCGCGACGTGATCTCCAGTATGGAAGAGGGTGAAGAGGTCGAGTGGTTCTTTTACGACAACACCAGTGCGAGGATGAACCGGGCCGAACTGTACGATCTGATGGTCAAAGCGGAGAGCCTGATGGGCCGGCACACGCTGAACGTCTTCCAACGGGCCAAGGAGCTGAAAGACGCTCTCGAAGCAGGTGATCGGGTCACGATGGCTGATCTCCGCTTGGAGCGTTGGACTACTAACTAACGCCTTAGTTAGTTATAATACTGCTCATTCAGATTTTTCTAGGTGTGGGCAATGTCCTGGTATCGCGAAGGCAAGATCAACCTCGTAAACGGCAGTGTCGATGTTGTCGGCGTCGGCACCGCCTTCAAATCCGAAGTTCGCTTCTCTGACATTCTGCTGGTGAACGGCGTTCTGACCGAGATCGTTCGCGCAGAATCCGACACCAAGCTCAAGCTGGCTACCGCCTGGACCGGAGCAAACCTAACCGGCGTTCCGTTCGCAATCATTCGCAACCTGACCAACGCCAGCAACTTCGATCTGATGAAGAAGATCGAAGAGTTCCTGACCGACCGTCAGCGAACCCTCGACGAGTTCGTTGATTGGATCAACGCTGAGCCGGTCACGACCGGAGCTGCAGACGCCGGCAAGTTCCCGATGACAGATCGCTATGGCGTGACCGTCTATCTGAAGAGCCCGCGACAGCTCGACTACGAGCACAACCTTCGCGTCCAGCAGCAGGAAGACCTGATTGACGAGACTCAGGCCGCTCTGACCGACGCCGAAGCGCGACTCTTAGCTATCGGCAACCAGCAGACCTGGGCTGATCAAATTCTCGGGTACAAAAACGCCGCAGCGGCCTCGGCAACGCTCGCTCAGAAGTGGGCAGAGAACCCAGAGAACACCGCCGTTGTAACGGGCCAGTTCTCCGCCAAGCACCACGCTCTGAAAGCTGCTGCGTCGGCTACCAGCGCATCGAGCTCAGCGACCTCCGCTACCGCTTCGAAGAATGCCGCCGCAACCTCTGAAACGAACGCTGCAGCCTCAGCGACCACCGCTTCGACGAAGGCGAGTGAAGCTGCGACCAGCGCAACGAACGCTGCCGGCTCCGCTACTGGCGCCGCAAACTCCGCAACTGCAGCTCAGACAGCCAAGAACGCCGCTGAAGCTGCCAAGACGGCAGCCGAAACAGCAAAGACTGCCGCTGAAACGGCTAGGGCTGGCGCTCAAACTGCAGAAGCTAACGCCGCCAGCTCTGCTTCTTCTGCTCAAACCTCGTCGAACACTGCAAGGGACTGGGCTGAAAAGACTGGCGGCCCGGTTAGCGGTGGTCAGTATTCCGCTAAGCATCACGCCACTGCAGCAGCTAACAGCGCTGCTGACGCGCAGACACGCCAGAACGATGTGATTACTCGCCAGAACGATGTGATTACTCGTCAGACTGACGTAACCAACCGACAGTCCAACGTAGTTTCCTTGGAGGCCAGCGCTACCAGCAGCAAGAACGCCGCCGCCACCAGCGCAACTACCGCATCTACAAAAGCTACTGAGGCGTCCACCAGCGCATCTGCAGCGGCTACCAGCGCAACGGCTGCTAGCGCTAGTGAGGTGAAGGCTGGCAAGTGGGCAGAAGAGGCGGTTGACGTTGCTGTGGAGACTGGCAAGTTCTCCGCGAAGCATCACGCTACCAAGGCGGCGACAAGCGCATCTAATGCGGCCTCTTCTGCAACTGCGGCCTCTGCAAGCAAAACTGCGGCTGAGTCTGCAAAGACCGCTGCTGAAACCGCCAAGACCGCTGCTCAGACTGCAAAGACCGCTGCTGAGTCTGCAAAGACCGCTGCTGAAACTGCCAGAGATCAGGCTGTTTTGGCGGCAGGTAGCTTAACTGGCTCTATGTCAGAACTCGGCTCCATCGATCTTTCCTCTGGTGTGTATCCGACAAAACCATCTACCGCAGCTTTCTGGAAGGTGACGGTCGGTGGAACGGTCGGCACTGACGTTTATGGCGTTGGCGATACGCTCGTCTACTCCAAGAACCTGGATCAGTTCTACAAGATCGACAACACCGAGTCCGTTTCCTCGGTCAACGGCAAAACTGGAGTTGTCACTCTCAACGCCTCCGATGTTGGAGCACTGGGAGCCGGCGCCACAGCTGTAGCCGCTTCAAAGCTCGCCACCGCAAGAACGATCTCCCTAACCGGCGATGCCACAGGCTCGGTGTCTTTCGACGGCTCCGCCAACGCATCCATCACCGTGGTGGTTGTAGACGACAGTCACAACCACGTCATCAGCAACGTGGATGGCTTGCAGGCTGCCCTGGACGGGAAACAGGCTGCCCTGGGCTTCACCCCTGTTCAGCAAGGCACCGGGGCGGGCCAGAGCACAAACATCGTCAAGATCGGCTGGTCTGCAAGCGGTCTTCTGCTCCAGGTGGACGCAACGGACTTTGCTAACAACTGGCCGATCAGCATCAGTAAGAACGCTGCAACCGCTACCAAGCTGGCGACCTCGCGCACGATCAACGGCGTGGCCTTCGACGGCTCTGCGAACATCACCATTGCGGACTCGACAAAAGAGCCTGCGATCACAGCTGGCGGCACGGTTCATTACTGGCGAGGTGACAAGACCTGGAGAGACTTCGCCACCGACGTTCGTGCCGCAGCTCTGACTGGTCTGTCCGTATCGACAAACGCCGCTATTGCAGCCACTGACTCGATTCTCGTTGCAGCCGGCAAGCTCCAAGCTCAGATCACAGCTCTGGCGAACCAACAGGCTGCAAGCGCTGGCTCCGCCGACAAGCTGACGACGGCCCGTACCATCAGTCTGACTGGCGACGCATCTGGCTCGGTCGCTTTCGATGGCTCGGCCAACGTCAGCATTGCAGTGATCGTCACCGACGACAGTCACAATCACGTCATCGGCAACGTCGATGGCTTGCAGGCAGCTTTGGACGCGAAGGCGCCTCTTGCCTCTCCGAGTTTTACTGGCGCCACTTCGATGACGGGAGGAGCTCATGCTCCTTGGGCTGAGTTGCGATCCAACGGCGGAACCCCATTCCTCGACTTTTCCAATGACGCCTCTACCGACTTTGACGTTCGTCTGATTCTGTCAAGCGATGACTTGCTGGAATTGTACGGCGGGAGCTTTAAGGTTAATGGTGAACAGTATGTAACAGGGTGGGTGCGCTCAACTGGCAGCAACGGAATCTATTGGGAATCCTATGGCGGCGGCTGGCACATGACCGACACCACATGGATGCGCTGCTACGGCGGCAAGCCTCTGTACGTCGCCAACCAAATTGCAGCGTCCGGCAACATCATCGCCTACTACTCCGACGAGCGCTTGAAGGAAAACATCAAGCCTATCGAGAACGCGCTGTGGTCTGTGACCCAACTCACCGGCGTTCGTTACAACGCTAACGAGTTGGCGGCGACATTCGGATACGACCGTGGCAAGAAAGAGATCGGCCTTCTCGCTCAGGACGTGAAGAAGGTCGCTCCAGAGGCCGTCGAGCTGGCTCCGTTCGACGTATCGGAAGACCCGAACGTCTCGAAGTCTGGTGAGAACTACCTGACTCTGAAATACGAGCGCCTGGTTCCTCTGTTGGTCGAGGCTATCAAAGAGCTAAAAGCCGAGCTCGACGAACTCAAGGCTGAGCTCAGGCTAAGGGAGGTAGCCTAATGGCCCTCCCAGCTGCAGGTGAGCAGATCACATTTGGCCAGGTCAACGTGCAGCTCAAGAGGCCTGAAACCAATGGCATCGAGCTGAACGACGCTCAGGTTCGCGGGCTTGCTCAGAAGACCTCTGGCCAGATCGCAATGTCCGACCTGTCGGGCAAGTGGGCTGGAACAAAGGTTGTGGTTGGTAACGACGCCAAGGGTTACGGCTACAAAGCTAGCCCTTGGGGTGCATACGGCGCCATCGACGGCGGCTACTCGAATCAGAACATGACCTCTGTCGCCTGGGCCGATCCGTTTGGTGACGGGAAGAAGTATATCTGGCTTTGCACGGCTCCAGGCTCTGCGAAGCCGGGTTCGCAAACCCTTCGAATTACCGACAACAACTTCAACCCAATCGCAACGTACACGCTCGGGGCCTGGGCTGATTACGGCAACGGTCAGTGGTATTCAGCCACTCAATCGCCAGTTGCAAGTAACCCGTTCGGCGGCGCTGGCGGAGTAAGGTGGTTTACCTGGTGATTACATTCAAGCAACTCACAACTCACGACGACCTTCAGGAGTATTTCCCGCTGCTGGAGGAAGGCTGCAAACGGATATCCAGAACCCAGGGTTTCACCACCTTCGCGCCGGATATCTATCACGCGCTGCTGCAGGGCAAGGTCGAAATGGTGGTTGGCTTCCGTGACGGAGTAGCCAAAGGTTTCTTCGTTCATCACACCGTACAGCCAGCAATCGGCCCTGCTCACTTCTACGTCTGGCTGGGCTTCATCCGTTCGGGCGATCCAGAAGACGGCATTGTCGCTGCGTTCAACGAGATCGAGCGAATTGCGGCAGAAAGAGGGTGCAGTCAGATCGTCTTTACAACCAGACGCAGGGGCTGGGGAAAGCTCGCTGAGCGAGTTGGTATGCGGCTGCGGGATTACACATTCTTCAAGGGAGTAGGCCAGTGAACGCCATAGACATTCTTCGAGAGCACCTTCGGCTGCTTCTGTCGCTGTACGGCCCGGACGCACACGGCGCTGGATACCTGCAGGGTCTGATCGACGCCAGGGAAGCAACTGGCAACACCGCAATCGAGCCGGGCTTTATGTCCACGATGCAGCCGGCAACCGTCGCTGGCTACAAGTATTCAGCTGAGAAAATCTTCGGCGCCGAATCGCTGGCTGTTCAACACCTGCAGGCTCTGGAGACCGTCTACGGCCCCGAGCACCAGATCACACTGCCGGAATCCACAGTGGCCTACCGATTGGGCCTCATGGTGACTGGCCAACAAGAAGTAGAGCCAATCGTATGAAAGCACCACTGAGCATCAAAGTCGCAGCCTGGCTGCAATGGATCGGCATTCTGCTGCCGTTCTCTATCGGCGTTCTGCTGACCTACTTCCCGATGGGGATTCTGGTCGCGCTGACTGCCAAGAAAACCGTGAACAAGTTCGGCGAGTCCGAAAGCGTTCACTCGCAAAAGTACATCGACCAGGGCAGTTCTGGCTTCTGGGAATACTGGGCGTCGCCGTTCAAGCTGCTGGACTGGTGGAACAACCTGGAAGACGGAACTCTCGGTGAGCCATCTGGCAAACACAGCGCCAGAGTGAAGGGTAAAGAGCGATCGTTCTGGAACCAGTACCTGTGGTTGTGCCGAAACCCGTTCAACAAGTTCAAGCGAACCTCGAAGCTCCTGGCCTGCCCGGTGAACGAATGCACGATTCGATTCTGGGGAGCTGAGAAGCTGAGCGACAAGGTGGTTGGCCAGCAGGGCGAATACTGGATCGAGGCAACGCACAAGGTCACTGGCCGCAAGTATTACGGTTACAAGATGATCGAGCTGAACGACGATGGGACTGTCAACGCGACAACCTACGGCTTCAAGATCAAGCCGGAGCACGCGAATGAAGTCCAAGCTCCTGACGATGCCGACAAGGCGTTCACGTTCAGGAAACAGATTGGCGCTGCCATTGACTAGGCAGATCACTAAGCAGATAGTTAAGCGGCCTACGGGCCGCTTTTCTTTTGGAGATAGAAATGTTCAGAGGTCACTTCCTCATTGGCGACTGCATCGAGGTCACTTACAAGCCAGTCCCGGTCAACAAGCTGCTTTTCAACTTCAAGCACCTGGGCGCGCAGCGCATCCAATACAACCTGGTGGTGAAGCCGGTTGGAGATATTCATGTGAGCCTGTCTGCAGTGAATTGCGTCGGCATGGGTGAAGCTGAAATGACCGCCAACATGATGTTGGCGAACGTAGCGAATCACGCCTCCCTGGTAATCAAGCATCGACTCTACGAGCGGTTTTACGACGATCCAGAAAACTTCGTGTGGGGTAGCGAGGGTCAAGCAGAGAAAGTCGCACACGCGCTGTTCTACGCGGGTTCCCAGCAGCTTCCAGAAGAGCTTCGCAGCCCATTCCCTAGAAGAGTTCACGAACGACTGCACCGACCCTGGAACAAGGGGAGAGCGAGGCCTACCTCCGAAGATATTTTGGGGCTGATCAAGCAACCCGGCCCCATCTGCCCGCTTATCGAAGAAGCGGTTTGGAACCCGGAGCAGAAGAACGACATTATCGCCCTGGTTCACCAACTGAGGGATTGGGGGCAGTCCTGGAAGAACCTTGCGAAGACACTTTTGCCTTCTCGGGTGTAACTAACTGGTTAGTTAGTGGTAAAATAAAGCCTTCCGATTCAGCCACTTCGCAAGAGAGCGCCGAAGAGCGATGAC